TTAACTGCTTTGAATGCCGCGCCTCCTTCTAGTGTGTCTGTTGGTTCTTTTTCTACATAAGCAACTTCGTTTGCTGCCATTGTAAAACTACCGATCGTAGCGCCAGCAGAATCCTTACGAGTAACTAGTGCTGCTGTACTGGTATTTAAAACCCTAACAACAGTTGCTGAGTCAACATTAGTAGCTGATGTAAGCGTTGTTTCCGCCGCCAATACTTTGAGTGCCATGATACTTCCGTTTATTTAATATTTATTCTTCTTCAACCTTTCCTTTCTTCAATAGTAATTGAAGGTCAGCAGTGGTTCCAAAGAACATGTTATTTGTTACGTTGCCATTGATAGCAGCAGATTTTTTATCAACCTTTTCGAGGTCTTTGATTTTCTTTTGAAGGTCAATAAGTTTATCTGTCATGTCTGCCGTTTGCTTAATAAAGTTACCAGCAACCTCATAAGCTCTTGGATGATTGCTTTCTCGTGCTAAGTCAAGCACATCGTTGATTGCCTCTTGTGCTTTATCAATCAGATTGTATAGTTGACCTCTAGTATACTGATAATCTTTATCAGCATCTTCAGAGATCTCACTTCCCATTTGTTTAATCATTTCAGTTTTTGCTTCTATAGGTGATACATCAATATCAAAAATTTCTTCCATGTTATCTTCAAATTTACTCATAGCAATTCAATACCCTCGTTGAATCCAAAGTCATCTCCTGGCATCAGAAGTAGATCATCATTTGCATCGATATCGTTGTCGCCATCTTGGTCAGTCAATGCCTTTGGAGTTACATCGTAACGTAGGGCTCTCTTATGTTCATTAAAATCACCAAGAGTTTCAAATACTGTTGCCTTGCGAATAATTTGTGCATCACTAACTGGACCATACATATAAGTTTTGAGTGTAAAATCTAATGTATACGTGATTGCTCTTCTACGCATCATATCATCTTCATAATCATCTTCGTAATTAATATTATTTAAAATAATTGGAAGATCTTTTTTCTCATCCATTTCTGGAATGAGATTAACTGTTACGTTGAATGATGGTTGAAAGAATGGTAGAATCTGTTCTAAAATCTGTAACGCATCATCTTGGTTCTTTGAAAGAATTGCTAGTTCAAAGTTAAGATTGTATGGAACTGGCATGTACTGAACTTTTACAGCATCAGTACCACTTTGCTTCAAGTACTTTTGAATAGGTGATGTTTTTCTTTGTGCATCATAAGTGATCCCAGTCATCTCAAAAGAGATGCGAGGCATTGTAATGCTAACCTTACGCTCAGTGCTTGGATCTTGATCTAGGCGAGCAAGAAACTTACTTTTGGGACCATAGGCAAGAGCTACCTTTTCCTGTCGAATTACAGCGCCAGTATCTGGATCTTTCTTCTCAATTTGAATATTGTTGAAGATAGTTCCGAATGCCTTTACATTCTTTTTAATAATTTCGTGATAAAAATGATTTCCTAACATTAGAATACTCCCATATCTCCATATTCACCAAATGGATTACCCTCGGTGAAATCAAGGATAGCATCTGCTTTGGTTTCTAATACTTTATTTTGATCGTTATCGTAGTTATCAATCTCAAACTCAATTGTGGAGAATGAATCTATGACCCAAGAAGCACCGCTATCTTGTCCTACTAGAGGAACGTTCTGTTGTAATACTCCATTTATATATGTTAAACGAAGTTTACGACTTGCTGGTAACCACTCAGCAACAGTTGCTTTTGTTGTAACTGCAGAACCATCGACAATAAAAGTCTGTTCTACTTCTTCACCCGCTATATAAGTGCCAGTTCCACCAACCTTAACAAATGCTGGAAATACATGAGACTCTTGTGTGAGATCATCAATAAGTGGATCGCCAGTATTGAAGTAGTTGTCGGCATTCTCGATGAGTTCGCAAGTTAAAGAAAAAATATAATTTTTTCCTAACTGATAAAAAGGAACTTCTCTTTCAACAAATTTAATCTCATAAAGATTTTTTGTCATTGGAACATATAAAAGATCTCCTTCATTTGGTCTATTAGGAACTCTTGTATCAATCTCTGTTTCTACATAGTTGATCCATCTTCTTTTGGATACAGCATATGTAATTTCATCAGATAATCTGAGACCAAACTTAGACATTGCAACAGCACCAGAACCACCAAAACCTTCTACGTTAATTAACATCATCTCGATCATTACCTTATCTTCAAATTTAGATAAGATAACATCGTTGAGTGTTTTATCAATCAACATAGTTTTTGGCACGTAGATAACATCTTGACCGAACAATTGTATCTGTTCGTCAACTAAATCTTGAATGAGCGTTTGCTCGTTGTCTGTTCCGCCAAATTGTGTGAAGTATTGACTTTTCATTATCCGATAGCATCCATTGGTGGAATCTCGTAATCAGAAATCATCTTGCTTTCAATCTCCGCAATCTCTCTAATGGCATCTTCATAGATCTGACGACCATTATACGAGACACCACCAGGAAGTTGAACGCCATTAAACTTGATTAAATTCTGCCCCCACTGACGTTTGAAGAGAGCAGTTACATATCTCTTCAACCAAAAATCATTCCAAATTTTTGTTAAGTTTGTTGGATCTAATGCTCTATAACAATCAATAATAAAAATTTTTCCTTCGGTCATTAATGTGGCATCATAATCAATATAGAGTTTTCCATTTCTTTTGGTGAATCTATACTGAACAATTGAACCAGTATTGAGTACCATGTCTAGTGTCTCAATATATGTTTTGGTCATATAGTAATTTAAAATGTCAATAGAACCAAAAGCATACAAGTCGTTCAGGAAGATTTGATACTCAATACCAAATAGGTCTCCTCTGATGCTACTTGATGTTAATCCAAAAATTCTTTCGATACCAATGATGTGATCTGGTAGTTGTAGATAGTTATTTCTTTCAGTAAACGTTGTTCCGTCTGAAGATGTATGAGTGGTGTTTGTTGATTTAAAACGTGTAATATCAGCAGATGTCATTGTGTGCTTGAGATACATTCTCTCAGCACCATCAAAATGACGTTCTTGAAAATATTGTAATGCTTCGTCAATACGATCTTCTAGTTGCGAATCAGCAACGTTAATTTGAAGAACGGGCGAACCAAGTTCACGCAAACAATATTGTTTTAATTCTTCTCTCGTTGCTGGTTTTGTTGCCGACATTTACCAGTCCTATAAAAAATCCCTACATGTATTTAGCATGTAGGGACATTGGGTGCCTATTTATAAGGTCATTCTACGACTTCGGTAGGAGTCGTTTCAGTTGGCTCTTCCGATTCTGGATTCAAAAGTGCTAGAGTTTCTAGACCACCTTGTAGTTTTAGGCGATATTCTTTCGCCTTTTCTAGATCTGCTTCTAGTTGAGTAATTTGCTCATTAGCAGATTTTAATTGATTTTCGAAATTTTCTTTCAGAGTTGCAGTATCCATGATTTCCTCAATAATTACAGAGTTGTTTTATTTAGTACGGAGATATGAAGACCATTCCACCAACTGGATGAATCTTCGTATTGTGTAGTGAGAAGTTGCTTCTCATATAAAATATTTATCTTTGAAAAATTTATGAAGTCTTTTACGGATTTTACTACTCCTTCGAAATTGGCATCATCTATGACTAGTATAAAAGTATCTTCAAATAACGGCAATAAATGTTTTAAACATTTCATTTGATCAATATAATCATGACTACCATCATAAAATATTATATTGGGTTTAACAAATGACAAGTCTATAGATTGTAAATCTTCTATTTTTTTATCTATTAACTTTCCGTTTATTTTATATTTTTTTATGTTATCTAATAAAGTATATTTTGGTTTTGAATAACCCGACCACTGAATATCTAATCTAGCGGGTGCTATTTCAGTTTGATAATTATCTATAGCAAATCCAATTGCATCGGTGTTCATAATTGCTGGTATAAATGTGCTTCCAGCATAAGAACCCAACTCTAAATATTTGGCATCTTTTATAGAACATAAGTTGTTTAAAAAATGTCTAACTCTATTTGAAGACAATCCTTCAATAGAAAAATTTTTGTCATCAAATTTAGAAATATTTTTTCCAGAGTTATCCAAAGAATTAATTACATGTTGTACATATGGATGTAATTGTTTGTCGTATTTTTTTACTCTAGATTCTATAACTGATTCACAATAATTACATTTCCAGCAATCAAATTTACAATTTTTTATTTTTTGCCGCCAAATATCTATTGGTTTATTTTCAATATGAATGTCGTGAATATATTCGTTAAAATTTTCAAATAACAACTCTTCGTTATTTGCCCATCTTTTTATGATATTCATAGATTCATTCAATCTCATGGCAGATTCTCTGCCATGCATTTTAAAAACATCAATTCCCAGATCTATAAATTCTTCCCAATCTTTTTTCCATGGAGGAATATTGGCAGCCTTTAAAGATGCTGCGGGATCCAACACAGACCATTTAGCACAAGAAACTCTACTAATAGAATCTCCAAAATATTCTGGATTTTCTACTTTTCTACTATTATTATAATGATAATGTTCTGGCATGATCGGACAACCACCCCAGCAATTTTCGTTCGATAGTAAAGATAATTTTACTGGTTTCCCTATAGATTCACAATATTCCTTTGCCTCTTTAATTGCGTTAAGTTGGTCACGATCTCGCATTAAATCTCTATCGAGATTAATGTAATGAAATCCTGCCTTTGCTAAAGATACAATTTCGTTTGGTCTGGTAACTTCGCGTAAAATAGTATTTTTAATATAAAGTTCTGGAAATTTTTCTTGTATTTGTCCAGTAAGTAACCATGTAGTGTGTGGAATAGTTGCTATTCTTACGCCAGCATTATATAATGGTTCAAAATTTGTTATGAATAGATCTAAATTTTCTTGATCTGGTCGAACAAAAATATTATTAAATGTTGCAGATAAAGGTATTCCAGTCTGTTTTGAAATATAAAGAGAATTGAATGTTGTTTGTTTTTGATCTGCAAAAATATCTCCCATAGCATCTTGCTCAAATGGAGGCATTCTGCATGTGAAATATAAATCAAAAATATATTTTTTGTGTTCTATTAAAAATGGTATTAATGTATTTTCTACAAAATCTTTAGGAAGCTTTGGATTTAGTGGAAGACTGAAGACCTTTTGGTAATGATCCATTCAATTCACCTTTATATTCTTTAAGTTGTTTTAATAGAGGAACTTCTAGATTTTCTTCTATGCCATGGAAAGTTGGAAGTGCCATGCTGTCTGAACGTTCTAAATCCTGTAGATATGGCATTAATTTTTGTTGAATTTTACCTATACTGACATTGAGCAGTCCAGAATATTGAACAGCAACTTGAATAGTTGCTAGTTGGTCTTCTTCTGATAACATAGCAATAGAGTCCATGTTACCAATACCAATTCTACCACTTGTTGCTAAATCTAGTGCTGCTTGTTTTCCTAATCTAGCAATCCAATATTTCCTTTCTTGTTCCTCATCATATGATAAGTATTTTTCCAACTCTTCTGTTGGCATTTCTAGATCTTGTAAATATTTGATAAAACAATCAAATTCATTATCTAATGCTTTCTTTTTTCTCCTATAAGTTTCATTATCTATTTCCAAATCTTCTAAATCAATTAATAAAGATTCTCTTTCAAATTCATCTTCACATTTTTCTAGTTTACTTTTAATTTTTTTTATTTCTAAAAGTGTTCTTTTATTTTGAATAACAACTTTTTGCAAATTGTGATATCTCTGCTCGACCTCAAGTAACGCCTGTTTGATTTGTCTTTCTTTTGTTACGTGAGACCTCATAACAAAAAAGTTAATTTGCTCTGGTGACATACCAGAGCACCATTGTTCAGCAATTTGTATAACTTCTTCTTTTGATAATGCCATAATAAACTCTTTTAATAATTAAAAATTAAATCCAGTTCCTACTGGTTTTCTGTAAACAGTTCCATCTTCTTTTTCTATAAATCTACCACATAATTTTGCTTGCTCGCCATGCATAGGAACATTAAAATAATCTTCGTATAAGACGTTCAATTCTTCAATAGATTTTGCTTGGTAGAATTCTTCTTTCAACTCTTGTAAACGCAAGTATAGTGATTTAATATTCGAATCATATTCTTGTTTTTTATTATTTATTTTGATTATCAAATCTTCTTTTGTGGTTCTTTTTGCTATGGCCAAATTAGCAACAAATTGTTCATCATTCAATTGATACTGCCAGGTATTCATTTCGAGTTGAGATGTAGTCGTAACAATTTTTTTATATCTATTTTCAAACTCTTCTTCTAATATTAATTTAGATAAGAATTGCATAGTTTTAATAACGCAATCATATCTTTTTTGACTCATAGGTATTTTAATTTTATCACTGAATACGGATTCATAATACGAAGAATCTAAATTTTCTTCATATTCAATATTGAGATCAATGTCTTCTTTAAGAATTTTAATTTCCGATCTCGGATCTCCAAAAGACCTAAAACCAAAAATAGCCATTTCTTGATCTATTTCTATAAATTTTGAAACATATTTTTTTAAATTTTCAATTTCATATTCTTCTATAGAAAAAGAATTCCAATTTAAAATATTTCCGTATGGAATATATGTTGATAATTTTGACAATCCTAGATCATCGTTAGATAGATAGTACTTTTTCATCGATTAAACCCCCGTGTATCCAGAAATGACACTACCAAATTCTGTTCCAGCAGCAGATGCAGCTCCACCTGGACCTACTCTGTTTACAGAACTATTGAATGTGAATGTATCTGCAGTGTAGTTCATAATACCACCTTGATTGTTCTGAGCACCATTGTACATACCACACATGAAACCATTATTATTACCTGTATGTAGGCTCTCTTCTCCTGTTGCGCCAGGTTTTGAAATAGTTGCAACTTCTACTCCAGTATCCATTGTTCTCTTAGACCAGTTAGCTCCTGTTGAATAACCACCACCAGTGTTCCAATATCCTCTATTATTTCTTGCAGAAATAGTTTTGTTTGAACCATCTGTTCCAGGAGGACTATTCCATCCGACATATGTTTCTGTTGCCCATGGATAATAATAACCATTGCTCTTCTTAGTCCATCCATAAATAGCACCATATCCACCAGCTGGGTTGTTTACGGCACCTTCGGGATTTCCGTTTGGTGCTAATGCACAAGTATCATTGGTTAGATTGAATCTATCTGGTCTACCATCACCAGCACCATATACATATGCGAATCTAAAATCTCTTCTCATTAATGTTGCTCTATTTCTTGCAGATGTTACGGATGTAGTTCCAGCATTAGCATTTGTATTCATGTTAACTTTAGATACGGTTGCCGAAGTGCCATCCCAACTATCAGCAGTTGTGAATACATATGCAACCATGCCTAAACTTTGAGCTCCTGCACAATACGCATCACTGAATGTTAGTAAGTCTCCCAAGTTTGATTGAGTTAATGTGGCATGAGTTAATGAGTTTACATTTTTCCATGATGTCGCGTTTTGATATCCAGCGAGAGTATACCCTCTAGTAATAGTAAATGCGGACTGATATTGAGTTGCTAGATCAACTTCCCAATACGCATTAGTTCCATTACTTTTTAATGTGGCACCAATTGTAGATGCGCTTTGTGCAGGTAGTGGGTTGAATAATACACCATTTTTATAAATCTCACCCTGAATATTTAAAGCACCACCAATCTGACATGCGTATGCCGAGTTTGTTGATTCGGTTCTAATACCGACATAACCATTAGAATCAACTCTAATACCTGTGGTTCCATTACCACCAGCACGAACATAAACACCATAACCAGATCTTGCGGAAATAAAAGTGTCTTCATTTCTACTGAGAACTAGATAATCACCATTATTTGTGTTTGTGCTATGTCTTAATGCGCCATATGTAGTATCTGCTGGCCAAGTTCTGAGTTGCATTCCACCAGCTGAGGTGATAATACCGCTAGAAGCATCAACGTTTCCACCGAATGTTGCATTATTATTAGTTAAATCTATCGTAAGTGGCCATCTACTATTGGCAACTTGCGCCCAGTTTGGTTCAACAGCATTATTTGCTCCACCTAAAATATAGAAAAGATTACTATTTACATGAATAAATGCACTTCTGTTATCTGAATCTTGGAAAGTAATTGTCGGTGCTGTTCCAGATAATCTCAAACCATCGCTATCTGCACCAGAAATTTGTAAATTCTGGTTCATATTTACAGCAGACCAACCATTTATGTTTAAACTATATGATGTGCTATCACTAGTTAGTTGACCATTTCCACCACTATCCAAACCAAAATAGTATCTTCTTGTTCCGCTCCATGCGAATCCCATGTATGCCCAAGAATTATCTGTGGCATTTAGATATAACATTTGGTCGGTAGTTGTAGCAATAGTTACTGCATCAGAGAATAAAGCAGTGCCATTGACATCTAACTTGTAACCTGCAGTTGGAGATCTACCAATACCAATTCTACTATCAGAAGTAGCAACTAATGTATTTGCAGCAGCTTCACCGCTGAACTGATACATCACTTTGGTCCATGCTCTATCTACAATTTCGAATGATGTTCCTGCTGCCGAAGAACCACCTAGTTGAATTGTGTAAGTTCCTAGAGTTCTGTCCGAACCTCTACCTCTCCAAGCTTCTCCTGTGTTTGTTGTACCGATTGTAAAACTACCACCTCTGATAGCACCAGCAACTTCTAGTTTTGTGCCAGGATTAGTTAATCCAACACCGACACGATCGTTTGTTGGGTCAACATATAATGTGTTTGTGTCAACTGTTAAACTAGCACCAGCAGCAATTGTTACGTTTCCACTTAACGTAGAAGTTCCGCCAACACTCAAGTTACTGCTTGCTCCACTGATGGTTAGTGAACCAGTCATGGTATCACCAGTCTTCAATACGTTGAGAGAAGCGGCACCAGTCAAACTAGCAGTGATAGTACCAGCAGCAAAGTTGCCAGAGGCATCACGCTGAACAGCAGCACTCAATACATTGTTCGAAGCAAATACAATGTTGCCAGCATTCCAAATGGCGTTATTATTAATTGTAACAGAACTAGACGTTGCTGCGACAATATTTAAATTGCCAGATCCATCAGTTGCATTACCACCAGAAGCAATTAATGCAACGTTATAATTAGTTGCTGCTGAAGAACTACTATTGAAATAAATTGCAGGAGATGAAGCAGTACCATCCTTTCTGCCGAGTTTTAATCTGCCAGTTCCAGTATCGCTAACAAGAGAAGCTGCGGTGAAAGTTCCAGATGAATTTATTGTGTAATCTTGGAACGCAACTCTATTAGATGCTGTACCAATTGTCAATGCTCCAGTAAAAGTACCAGTTGTCAGAACACCTCTAATAATAGTGTAGTCTAGTACATCATCAGCGTCATTATATGTAATGATATTTGTAATCAGTATAGTTCCCGTGCCTTGCGAGTTTACATCGTAAAGATTGACGTTTTGACCAGCGAGGAATGGTGATGTGGTGAGTACATAACCACTGACGTAAATATCATAATAAGGATTATTTGTTGTACTTAAAATATTTACTGCAGTATTGAAATTCTTTTGAGAAATATATGATGGAATATGATTGTCACTTAAAATACCTGTATTGATATTGTATGCATTTTGATAGAATGATCCTTGTCTGTTATCAAGTTTATCTGCGTCTAATCCAGTTCCAGGTCCATCATTTAAATCTGTCCAGACTTTAGCCCACGAACCAAATGTCGTCACACCAGTTCCAGAACCACGAAGCCACATGTTGTTGTTGTCTGTAAATGCAAGTTGCCTTACACCACCAAAAGTAGCATCAAAACCAGAAGAACCATTTCTTAATGTGAGAACGAGGTGCTTGGTTCCACCATCATCCAAACTATCGGAGGCATTATTTCTTGTGTCAGCAATAATACCTTCTGCAAATGCGTTAGGTGAAGGTGATGATGTTGGGTTGTTTGTGGAAGTAATGAGACGTAGTGTATTACCAGACTGACCAGAAATAGAGATGTTATATGTCCCAGCAAGACGATCAACTGATAATGTTCCTTGATTTAGGTTGCTAGCATTCAAGTAGTAAGCGCCTTGTGCGCCATCAAGCAAGTCAGCATCTAATCCACTATCAGCACCAGTCTTGAGTGTCACTGATCCGTTGCCAGCAGCACCTAGAGTAAATTGTGACTTTTGGAATCTAGCAACACCAACAGAACCATATGGATCAGCAGAGATAGTTAGATCATCAACTCTCTTAATATCAACAGCAGCATTTGCATAGTTTTTATTAGTTGTGGCTAATTTTGCTAGAAGAACTAATCCAGATCCAGAACCAATACCAGATGGTGCAGAAGTAACACTAAAATCAGCATTGTAATTAACGCCACCATTTGTTACTGTCACGGTAGTTACTGCGTTACCAGAAACAATAATATTTGCTTTTAATCCAGTTCCAGTACCGCCTGATAAAGAAACATCAAAATATGAACCATTTGTAAATCCACTACCACCATTAGCAATAACTACGCTATCAACAAAGTTTCCTAGTGTATAAGCGGCATCAATAATTAATGGAGATGCTGGACGAGTAAATTGAATAATTGTGCCAGCAGAAATATTTGCTGTTACTGGGTTATTCAGTTGAACTGTCGTAAATCCAGCAGCAGTTACAACAGAATTAACTAAAGTTCCTATTGGAATGCCAGTAACGTCATTAACAATTCCGTGACCCTTGAGAATGTTGGCATTTGTTGTGAATACAAATGTACTTGATCCAGAAGAAACAGCATTATTTAACTTAGCAAAGTATCTTGTTTCAGTTCCCTTCAGAGATTGGAGAACAGGAGCATAAGATTGATCTCCTCTTAAGAATGTATATGAGTTTGCTTCGGACGAGTTTTGTGCCAAACGAGTTGTTGCAATAACACCAGAAGTGATCGCATCAGCTGAGATTTGGTTTGATGATAGGGATACCCAGTTACCATTTAATTTTGAAGATGTATTGATTACACGGGAGATATCAACAATAGTTCCTGTTGGGGTATTATTTGATGTAACTGTATCAGTATCTACAATCTTAATTTGATTTACAATATCTCCATACAATCTATTTTCAATCAAAGCTGAACCAGTGGCAGTTACACCAGCACCACCAGGACCAGTAAACACTACTGATGGTTGTGTGGTGTATCCTTTACCACCAATATATCCGTTATTTTCTGTAATAGTTACCGATACAACCTGACCATTAGCAATCGTACAAGTCGCGGTTGCTGATACAGCACCACCTTGAGGATTACCGCCAGAAATGACTATGGTTGGTGGAACGGTGTACCCAGAACCAGGGTTGGTAATGTTAATTTTCCAAACTACACCCTGACGATATTCTGTTGCTTGAATCTGACCACCAGAACCAGAACCAGTGAAGATGTTTCCAGTGTTAAATACTAGTGCTGTATCTACAGGGAAACCAAGATACAAACTGGTTAAGTCATTATTGAGGATGTAAGATACCGATGTATCTGCCTGAATAGCAATATCACCAGCAAGTGCTCCTTCTAATGCAAGACGAGCCGCCTGATTTGCCACTGTATAGACGTTGAAAGGTCTTAAGGCAGGGATCTGGTCAATAGAGATCTTACCGCTGTCTGTGAGTTCTACGAGCGCCCTAGGGACGGCATTCGTGGAGTATGGCTTGTTGATGTATGGTCCAAGGTTATTCGAGATGTAATCCTTAACTGCCTTTTGTGTAGGTAGTTTGGAGTCAGTTGAGAAAGCACCACCGAGAGTGTTAGAAGCATCGAAACCAGTAACAACAACGTCACCACCCTTAAGTTTGAGGAATTCAACTTCCGAGATAGTAACTGTACCTGTAAAGGTAATAGCACCAGTTCTGTTCTCAATACGAGCAAAATAACCTACCTTAAAGTCACCAAGTTCGTCAGTACCAGAGGTATATACACGACCATAGTTTTCCGAAACTTGTTCGTATGCTTCAATCTTAATACCACCATTTTCTGGCAGAGCATTATAGTTTGTGCCCGATCCAGCAAATTCCCAAGTGTGACCAGATGAGTTAACAATAGAAGGTCTATGTAGTTTAATTGTCTTGCCAACAAACTCTGTGTTTGAATTTCCAACAGGAACTCCAGTAGAGGTCTTAGTAAAATCAGCTCCCTCATTTAGAATAATTGTTGCACTGAAGGGAGGACCAACCGTTACGTTTCTTACTGATTCAATAAAATATTCTATGTTTGTATTTGTGTTCGTGTATCCATCAATTTTGACAACATAATGTTCGAATGGTCTTCTGCCTAAACCACTAACCGTAATTTCTGTTTTTCCTGTAACCGATGTACTAATATTGGTAATAGTTCCAATATCGAATGCATATGGATCTTTTCTATACCCACGCGCCCTTAGAGCATAGATACCAAAGTTTGTAGCAGCGTTGGTAACGGAAGCATAACCACCACTATCAGCATAAACACCATCAGCACAGAATAGAACGAACACGGAAACCAACTGGCAGTAACCATCGTTGACCACTCGATATCCTGTTCCACCAAATGAAACAATAGTGAACTGGGCAGCAACCATGGATTTACCCTGGTTTGGATAAGATGCTGCACCATTAAGTTCTAATCCCGCAAATGGTGAGTTTGGTTGAGTTACCTTGTCTCCATCGATCTCACAACCACCACCACCTAAGAATGAAATAACAGAAGCGTTTTGAATATATGGTGATGCCTCAATTGCAGGTAAGTCGTCCCATATTGCTCTTGGGGTGATATACTTGTTATTAGCATCGTATAAAGCACCATCTGGATATGTAATCGTTGGTGAATACAAGGTGCCGTATGTTTTTGTGGTAGTTCCTGCAGCAATAGTTCCAGCAAGAATACCATCAAATAGTGTCATCTCAGTATCAATCGCGCTGAAGATGCCAGCACATTTTGAAGTTGCTGGATCTACTAGGATTGTTGCATCTGTAAATAATGGAATTGTAGTTTCATATGTTGGAGTATATGTTGCTCCTGTTCCATTAGCACCAGTTTTCCAATTACGCATTGCTAGTTGTGCTAGCTCTTTAACTTTAGTAAATGCGTAACGAGTTGCTGCTAACTCACCTGAAGGAATTCCAGTCAGTGCAGTTCCAGTATAATACGATTCTGCTGAAGTTACGATACCAGCATTACCACCCAAAACAAGATCTCTTCTTAATCCAGCCAATACATAACGAATGTCTCTCTTACACTTTCTTTCCTGATCTGTAGTTAATCCAAGACCAGGGTAAAGTGCCTTGGCATATCCAAGTGCTTCGGAAGCAATAAAGTCTGCGTTTCTGGAAATTAAATATGCTGCATCTAGTTGAGTACCAGTGGCGTTATTTGCTAATGTATCCGTGTAGACATAAGCAAGCGTAGTGATAGCAGAAGCGACATCATTACATGCTGGACTTGATGTATCTTGTACTACAGAAACATCAAAGTAACGTGCTACGCTAGAATAAACGGGAGTGTAAAGTGGATCTGCTATTTGACCATTTCCAGTTCTCCAGCGACGCATCGCAAGAATACAAAGTTGGCGTACAATCTCGACAGATCTAACAGTTTCTGCAATTTCGTTGCTAACGTATCCAATTTGAGTACCATTTACATAAGTTTTGGCAGCTTCAATAACATTATAGTTACCACCATACTCAAGATCCATGAGAATGGCATTTACTACGTGCCCAATATCTCTACGGCACTTTGCTTCGTTTGGTACACTAAATGATCTTTGAACATAAGCACTCGCAGATAAAGCTGGAGTTGATGCTGTAGTATAGATTGTTCCAGAAGTTAAACCAAGAGTTCCAATAAGACCCAACCATTTTACTTCGAACGCAGTTGCACTTACTCTATTAGTTATAGTAAATGTCCCGTTAATATTATTGTTTAATCCATTTTTAAAAATAGATATCGTATCATCTACATAGAAACCATGATTACCAGAAGTTGTAACTCTAAAAATTACATATCCAGCATCAGCACCTGTTCCTGATGTTGTTTGAATAGAAGAAATTGAAAAATTAGGACTAAATTCATCTTGAATTTGTAGGTATGCTTCGTCCTTAATAAAATCAATATTATTTCTAATTAAATTACATGCATCCTGATAACGTCTTAAAACAAAATTTGGTAGTGGGAATTTGTTTGGGGAGTTTAGTAGCGATAGCGTAATGTAGTTATTTGCTGATTTTACACTAGCATTTGTTGGAACGTAGTTGACATCTGTAAATGCTGCCAGTTGTTTATAAAGAACAATACGTCTTGATCTTCCGTCAGCATCACGAATAATTTTATAAACTCTTTGCTTGCCATTTAAAGATGAAAGATCTGGATTTGATGTTGGTAGTCCAGAAATTTCAATCTCTTGATTTTCTTTGAAGTTGTGGAAATTTACTCTTCCTACTAGGGGGTTAGTATATAGAACAATACCGCCAGTTGCTGGATCTGCTTGTAACGATCCATCAACTCTGGTGATTGGTAATGTAGTGGTTACGTCGGTAATGTGATCTACAACTTCGCCTTCTGCTCTAATTGATTCAACTTGAACTGCAATCAAGTTATATACGTTGCGAATCCAAGTTAATGTGGCAGTTCCGTTGGAAGCAGAACCAGTTGTATGTGTTGGTGAAGTTGAATCAGAAGTACCAGCAGCAGTTACAGAATAAACATTATTACCATTGTAGATAATAGTGTTTAAAGTATATGTAGTATTTGCTTGCCAAGATCTAGCACCATCTCCAGGATATGTAAATGTTTCGCCAGTCTGGAAAGAACCACTTATAACTCGAATATCAAGAGTTCCGCTAATAGTTCCTGATGTAAATGTTCTTGCTGTAACCAAACCAACGGCACCAGTGTTGACACCAGTTACATATTCGTTTTCAGCAATTGCTGTACCACCTGTGTTTGTTTGGAAGGTAACTCTGATTTTTGCTGGTCCAAAAATTTGATGACCGATTGGAAAACTTCTCTTGAAATCTCCACCAGAAGCTGGATCGTAATAGATTCTTTGCTTGTCATCAAATACACAAGCATATTTCCAAGTAGCAATAGGATCTCCATTACTATCAATCTTATCTCTGAATGTTAGACCAGAAATATAGTTCTTGTCCGCAAACTTGAACATGTGCTTGTTCGGATTGTTTGGGCGAACAATAACAATACGAAGTGAGTCGCCAACAACTGAGCAATCTGCTGGAATTGAAATTGGGTTATCTTCTACGTATTCACCTCCAGAAACAATAACAGTTTCCTTAACACCCTTTGTTTGAGAAGCAATCTGACATGCTCTCTTGATAGTTCTTACGGGAGCAGCAGCAGATCTGCCATTATTTGAATCGTTACCAATCTCAGCAGAAACATAAACACGACCACCAACGTCGTTTGTGGCAAGATTTAAAACGTATTCAGTGGTAGCAATTTTATCAGAATCATCTCCAAATGGGGGAGTAATTGAACGAGGATAACTCATATCCTCGTTATATCCTTTAAGTAGAGGACTTGATACTCTATAACCAATATGCTTGAGACTTACTGTACCATTTGAAACTATACCATCAGAATGAGTTGGTGGTGCGCTTCCACTTAGACCAGTATTTAATGCCTGATAAATGTTATTGCCAAAATATAAAGTAGAATTAATACTTACTGAGGTTGATGGAACCCATAGAGTGCCAGTATTATTTGCGTAAGTTTTTAAAGAAGGAGCACGAAACTTAGCATCTGGTGTTACAAAATTGTCAATATCAAGGTTTAGAATTCTAGCAGTATCGGAAATAATAGAAGTCGAAGTACGAATAGCACCATTAACATCTAATTCATAATCTACAGTATCTAGATATGCTGTGGCAGCAGCGCCATTGCCATTACCACCAGTAATAGTTACACTCGGAGCACTAGTGTAACCTGAACCAACATTATCTACTACTATTGCTACTACCGCTCCCGAAGAAATAATTGCAGAAGCTAAAGCTTGCGTTCCACCAGATTGTTGTGGTGGTGATAAAATTACTGATGGAGCGAGAGTATACCCAGATCCATTAAATCCTTCATTAATTAAAATCTTTTCTATTCTTCCGCCAGTTCTGTTGATACCTACGCGAGGTAATTTGGTAGCAGAATCTATTTGTACTCGGAGAACTTCTTTTTCATCCGATCCCGATCCTGATCTTATAGTTAGATCATTACTACCAATGAGTTGTGGATCTGATCCCTTAAGTATCTGTTTATCGGCGTTGAATTCTAAACTCATTTTGGTGCAATGCTCCGACTTTTTTAGATTTCCTTTTATTATTTAGTTATTATGTCCACAAAACACTGACTACTTCAACATGAGCAACCCATTTAATTGCAGTTGTTGTGCCACCTCTGACAGCGGAATAACTGAAATTATTTACTGCTCCAATATCATATGAACTAATAGTCCATGTTTGACCAGTTGGAACGCTATCTTTAATGGTAGTTATTAATTCAGATAAAACCTGAACATCACCAGCAGCACTACATGTAACATTAGATTCTATTTTTAATGAATAATGTCCTGTGCCTGGAGCATCAACAGCTACAATATGAGCGGTAATAAAATTTATTGAACTACTTGGAAGTGTAATATAAGTTGATCCACTATTTAAAGATAAAATAGAACTATTAGTTCCTTTTAATATATAATCTTTTTTATTTACATCATTAAAATTAGAATTTTTAATTTCTAATGAATTTACATTCAAAACATCTTTGGTGCTATTAATTATTGTGGTTTCATCAACCGCAAATCCGCCAACAGAATTAAAAGTTTGTTTAGTTACTGCCATGACTTTTTATTTTTTAAAACTAGTTTTTATTACGGTTATTTCAACAACTTCGCCATTGGGTAATAAACTATTCAAACTCGTGGTCATCCTAACGTTTCCAGAACCATCGAAATCGAATGTATTATTTATTTGATCTTGTCCTGTAATAATATTGCCATATTCTGTGTGGAAAATATCACTATTTTTAGATGTGATGTTATATTCTATAATTTCTCTGTTGTCGGTAGTTGTGTTGTTAGCAATTACAATAATTTTTATTCCAGATTCGATAGTGGGATTGTATAGTGTAGTTAATCCAGAATTTGTTGCGCCTCTAGTTAAAACAAGCTCAGATGTTGAAATTTTAACATCATCTAATTCAAAGGTTTTTAATTCATTATCTAAAACTTTGATGTAACTACTACTATTTGTTGAATATAATTTATTTACTAAAATATCACCAGTATTTGTAAATCTGATCAAAGTATCATTTGTTAATCCAGATGATAGAGAAATATCTAAATTTGTTCTGGTTGTTAAAAATTTGGTAGTTGTAGTTCCTGTGGTATCTAAAGTTGCCGCTAAATTATTAAAAGTTACCGTACTTACATCTAAATCTAAATTATTATTTGTTGATGTTATGGTATCAATTGTTTTGAAATTTAATGCAGTCGTAGTTAATTCTAACGTGTTTGATCCGTTATTATAAAAATATAAAATATTTTCATTAGCACCTGGCGCAGATTCTGGAATAATGTAGGTATTACCATCTACGTCTCTAACTCCCCCCAAACTAGTCCAATTAGTCCCGTTATATCCTTCAAATTGAGTAAATGAAGTGCTATATCTTATTGAACCAGTAGATGGGCTTCCTCTTTCTAGAGTAGTGCCAGATGGAAGAACTAAAGATGTGGTTGAATTTATCGATACTTTTTTGCCAGCAAATGGTGAAATATTGATATCATCATCCACTGAAGAAATAGTATTTGATGCAATCTTTAATTTATCGCTATAATAAGTATCAACATTAAAATTTATTCTGGTTGAATTGGCAAAAGTTATTGGACCATAAATTTTTCTAATCCATAATAATGTTACTCCGCCATTTGTAGCCGTTCCAGAAGTGTGTGATGGACTGCTATTGCCAGAAGTTCCTGCAACCGTAACTTCGTATACATTTTCTCCATAATAAACAAGATCATTCAGAGCGTATGGGGTAGTGATTTGCCATAAAAGAACACCACTTAAATTAGAAGAAGTGATAGTATTTACATTTTGGAAATTAAATTCTAATGGAGATAATTGTAGAGAATTATTTCCTCCATTATAAAAATAAAATGTATCATCATTTGCTCCAGGAGTTTTTTCTGGAATAATATAAGTATTTCCATCAATATCTCTAACTCCTCCTAAAGAAGCCCACGCTAAACTGGAAGCATTATATCCTTCATATTGTCCGACAGAAGTATTGAATCTGATTGAACCAGAAACAGCATCTAAAGGTCTTTGTAGAGTGGTTCCAGCAGGAACTTTAAATGAAGATGTAGCATTAACAAATACAGATTTGTTAGAATCTGGTTGGATAGTTATTCCAACACCATTTCCAGTTAATGGTACATCTACAATTTCTTCAATTAATGTGTTGCTTAATTTTAATTTTTGATTGATAGAAATATAATTATTAGATGTAGCTGGTAAATTAATATTTCCTTTTATATCTAAATTTGCATTATTCAAATCTAACGTGAAAATATCATCTGTTCCATTATTGACATTCAATACCTTACCAGATCCACCAGTAATATTTAAATTGGTAATTGGATTAAACGTTATTCCTCCCGATACCGATGCTATGGTATTTGAAGAAATTGAGATATTTCCTATTGTAGCATTACTAGAAACACCTAATGATTGTAACTGCGAAGAATTTGCTGACAGAGTACTTAAAGATGCTGATCCGTCTAGAGATAGTGAAATTTTATCTTCGGGCGAAACTGCAGTAATGGAAATGTTGGATAATGTTAATGTGGGTGGAGTACCTGATACAACATTAATAACATTTCCTTCGTTGGCGTGAGATGCCCCCTGAACAGCACAATAATAGTATAATGTTGATAGTGTATCTTGAGTAACACTAATTGTTATCGTTTTATTTAATGTATCGGTTGTTACTCCTGGTGTGTATACCACACCAGTTCCAATTCCCCTTCCGCCATCAGAAACGGTATTAAACTGGAATAAATGGGATACATTACTTCCATCACTATAATCAAAAATATACGTGTATCCAATATATAAAGTCAACACTGGTGCTTCTACATAACCCAGTCCATCATTTAAATCCAACCAATACTTATAAGATCCAGGTAATCCTAAACATTTTACCTTATATCTAAATGGTATTTTTGGAATTAAAACATCACCTAATTGATATCCAACACCACTAGATCTAACGTCTACTGACGAAACATTACCTACATTAGATAATGTATATGCAAATCCAGAACCACTTCCAGATGATGCTGTGTTTATTGTGTAAACAAAACCAGATCCAGTTCCACCAACATTAGATCTAGCAATACTTAAAGTGTCAGTTGCTTTATAATTAAATCCAACATTAGTTATTGTAAATGATGATACAACATTACTTGTTATTACTACGCTTGCTTTTGCTCCATAACCATATCTTCCGCTTGTTCCAGTAGTAATTGTTATATTTGCTCCCATTCCAGGATGAGCTTCACAATCATATCTTAATGTTGTTCCTGTTGTTGCAGTTGGTAAAATAACAAGATCTACAAATGATCCAGCGGTTCCAGGAGTTCCATTAGTGAAATAAAATACTCCAGCAGGAAGAAGACCACCAGTATTACTTCTAATTATAAATGGGTGGGTGTCATTTGAAACACTGGAGGTGTCAAATCTATATGTATTGCCTCTAATTAATGATAATGTTTGTTGAGTTACTCCATTAATTTGATATACGCTGTTGGGTGGTGGAGTGCCAGGATTTGCTACAGATGTGACTGTATATGTTGTTGTTGGTACATTATAAACAGGAACATTATTATAAGTGCCATCTGTGTATAAGGTTCCTGGATTCGTAATAGTTCCTACTGGAGTACTAGCTCCAATTATTGTATTACTTGCATTTAAAATATCGTTTATTAAATATCCATTATTTCCGTTCGATTTTGGTGTTACTGATGAAACTGCATATGGAATTTGATTAATAGTAAACTGAAATCCAGATCCACCGCTAGTTCCCCCTCCTTGCGATTGAGGAAGAACTAAATCTGCATTAGAAACTGACAGAACATTTCCATTAACATATCCTGTACCACTATTAGTTATGGTAACACTAGTTACTCCTTGTCCAACTTGTGATACAACTATAGTTGCTCTGGCTCCATTTCCAGACCCACCACTTAAAGGAACATCAGTATATACAGAAGCCGTATAACCAGATCCAGGATTGGTTATAGATCCAACTATTCCGCGAACTACTATATCGGCAGTAGCGCCAGTTCCGCTACCATTACTTAATGGAACATCTGTGTATGTTCCAGGAACATAACCAGATCCAGCATTGGTTATAGTGCCAGCAAATGGCGATACCTCTAAATCTAGTAGTGCGTTATTTCCAGATCCACCACTAACTGCTATGTTTTCGTAAATATTGGCGTAATAATTTCTTCCAGGTATATCAATTGATAATGTATCTATTACTTGACTCTGTACCTTTATATTTTTATAAAAATAGGACGAATCAATATCAAATCTTGTTATTTCTTGTCCATAAGATGCTACTGATAATACATTTCCAGTTTTATATAATCCAGTATTTGTTTGGTTAGTGAAAAATAAAGAAGGAGCACTTCTACTCCCATTGTTTAAAGAAAATGTTCCCGATAAACTACCACCAGCACCCCCGCCAAGATCAAATACATCTTGAGCTAGTAAATTTATTTTTTGCCTCTGTATTTCAAGAGTATCGGTTAATGCTACATTTCTAAGTACTGCTGGCATTTTTTATAAATTCTCTTAAAAGATTTTTAATATCTGACAATTCATTTTTTAGATCTTCAACATCATTTTGTAGAGTTTTCAAAGAAGCTCTACTATTTTTCAATTTTTTTGCGTCTTCGAACGCACTATTATCAGTATTTATAATAGCTCCAGTAAAACTATCTCTAATTAAATAATCATGATCTATTACTTTTAAATATTCCATTAGAAAGTAGCAACCACTCTTACATCTTGAATCTTAGGAACAAATACTGGTTGTGAACTTCTCATAACAATTTTTATAGCAAATGACGAAAATTCATTTAAATTGGAAATACTATATTTGTATTCTTTATATGAATTTTTGTTTTCAATGTATCCAGCGATTGAGTTATCACTTGAAGGAACAACTCTTATGTCTGGTGATCCATCGCCATTAAAATATTCCCACCCAAGATCATCAAAATTGAATTGTGAACTTGCTGGTTTAACTTTATACAGCACCTGAATATCATTTTCTTCAAACAGATTTGCAGTTAATTTGACATCTAATCCAGTAGAAGAATTTGCTAAAGAAATTTCTTTTGTTACATATTTTGCAATAGTTGAACTATTTTTTAAATTTTCTGAAACATAAAGAATTCCATCTGAATATGATATAGATTTAATTTCTAAGAAAGATTGAGTATCTGATGATTGGTTATCATATCCTAAGATATCACCTACTCGGAAAATATCAGTTGCCTGTGATGTACTGGTATTACTAAATGGTATTCTTGCGTAAGAAGATCCAGTAGTTGCCGCAGCAGTGTAATTATCATTAATTGGGTTTTTATTGTTGGAAATTTTTAATTGTTTTTTCTCAGCATCCCATGATATTACTTTACCACTAATAACATTAGTATATGACTTTGTTAAATCTGTTTTATCCAATGCAACAACACCAGAATTATATGGGAATGCGAATTTAATCTCAGTCAAACCATCAGATGAAGTGAATATATTACTTAAAGTTGGTTGAGAAGTAAACACTAATCTTTCACTTGGAGCAAATAGTATATCTGTGGTTAATTTGATATACAATTCATTTGTAGTTGTATCTAATTTTACCAGAATACCTTGTGCTTTTGAAGTATTTCCAGTTACGATCTTTTGATTTCCTGCATCTCCAACATTAATTGATGAAATATCAGTTCCAGTTACAACCACTTTATAGATTGGATAGAATTGTAGAATTTGATCTCTTCTACCAAATCTATACTCTTTGCCAGATGGTTTCTCTACTTGATTGTTTACGAGTTTTACCGAAGCGGCTCTAAGGTCAATAACAGGTGATAGGGTAGAAACATCAGAATTTAAGTATAACTTATAAGTCAATGATCTATTTTCTACAGAAGAAGAATTTTTGAGTTCGTTAATTCTAGAAGCAAGGACTTTTTGATTGTTGAAATAATGAATTTCATTTAAGAAAGTTTTTTCAAATCCATCATTTAAGGTTGTTTGTGAATAATTTGAATAATTTGTGACTGAAGAATCTACTGGAATGATATTAGTAGTTTTTACTTCTGCATTAATTTTCGTGTTGCTGAAATTTAAATATGATACTTGAGCATATAATTTTTCATATTTTCTGTTATATGTGGCAAGAACTGAAGAACCGCCACCTACTGCATTTGAAGCAGCACGTAATTCTGGGTTTATATTATAAAATTCGTTTCCAGAATTTATAACTTTAAATAAACGGGTAGTCAATACATCGGAGGTAATTCCTCCAACATCAACAACTTTTTTAAAGTTTACATATGATTTGCCAGTATCTTCAAATCCGTTATTTCTGTGGTTAACTTTAATAATTTTATTATTGTTACGGAATAACAAAGAAGTTGCTGTGGTATCGGAAAGAGAATCAGTTTCAAAAGGATTCTCGTCTAATAACTCATAACCTAGTTGCTCATTGGTTAATTCGATAATGCCTTGTTTTGATTTATCAAATTCTGCTCTGTATAATTTAAACTTAATATCTTCAAAAAGATCTTCAGTCCATGTATCTACGTTTTGTGATTTGTAAACAGATCCTAAAAGTGGTTGTGAAGTAACTGTCGAATTAGTTGATATTTCTAGTTCGCCAAGTTTAGATGCCCACAATAGATAATCTGTAGAATCTGTTTCTACTGCGAATGCATATTCTGTATTATTTTGTAAATAAACAGGGTATTCAAAAGTGAAATGGGATGGTGTAGTTGAATTAGTTACTGATGTGGTTCCAGGATCTACTGCAACGCCCATCTTAACTGCTGGTGTATCGATTTCCAATAGTGCTTCTATATCAGCATTAGAAGCAGATAATCCTGTAGATTTGATAATAACTGCAGGTGGTTCTGTATAACCAGATCCACCAACAACTAATTGTGTATCAAAAATGTTTCCACCAGAAACAGAGCATGTTGCAGATGCTGTGGTCCCGCCTAAAAGCTGAGGACTGACAATTTGAAGAGTAGCGGTATCGTAACCAGAACCAGTATTGTTAATTTTTAGACCAACAATTCTTCCAGAATTTTTGGCAATCGTTACTTTTAATGATGTAGCATTTGCTGCATTGTATGTGTTTAGTGAAGGAATTGATAAAACTTCATTTTGTATGAATGTCTTACCATTGTGATTGCTCAATACTAATGTATATACTTGATCGTTTGTTAGAGTATATACTCCAGTTACAGAAGGAATTAGTTTAGTATTATTTCTATCATATATCGCTTTGATTGGTCCAGCAGCACCAGAAGACGAACCAGTGACACTTTCTCCCTCTGTTAAGTATAGAGTTCCATTAGTGTAAATTTTTAAGTTGGTGTCTGGATTCAAAACACATTCGCTACCAGGAACAATATATTTTCCTGGTTTTCCGCTTTCTATGTTAGTTATATAAACTTTAACTGGTATAGTTGAACTCTTTTTATTAAAGAACAAATCAATGCCAGTTAAAAATACGCCACCATCATAACCTTCAATCATAAATGATTGCGATAATGGATTTGGTGTAGTTTGTGCTTTTGCACTTTCTACAAATTGAATACCTTCTTGTGATTTTAATATTGCTGGTGTAGTGGAAATAATCGTCGCTGGTTGTGAAGGTAATGTTCCAGTAGCATAATATTTAACTTCTGTAAATGAATCTACATCACTTGATGTAGAACCAGTCGAATCAGATGTAAATTTGATGGTCTTTATTCCTGTTATGAAAGATAGGGGAGATCCTTTCTCGCTATCGTAAGAAATTGTATTAACATCTCCAGTCCAAGATGTTCCACTCTGAGGTGGTAACCCAGATGGAATCAATAGCATTCCACTAGCATTACCATTTGCATCAGTAGTTAATATATTTCCGAAAGTACTTAATGAATTTCCACCAATTCTAGTATACTTATAGTCAGGTACAACCCATCTGTCAATAGATTGTCCATCCATAAAGACATAAAACTTGCTCAATGGTTTCATTCTCTTGATGGTGAAATAAACTGGTACTGATCTACAGAATGTTTGAATCGAGGAAGAAACAATATTAGATCCTACGCTTCTAGTAGAAACACCTTGAGCAAGAGAATTATTTTGTGGACTTATATTAGAACTGCTTGCAGTAGTTGCATTTGAAGTGGTACTGGTTGATGAGAGAGAAGAAGTATCACTTAATGAGGTTACATTATAAAATACTCTATTAGTTCCTATCCAATTGACAATAAAATTATCAAAGATGCTGGCAAATCCTTCTCTAGCATCATTTTTTGCATAGAATACTGAGAACACTTTGCTATCATTATCTAAAATTAGTGGTGTTTCTTTTTGATCATACCACTGATCAATATTTGGTGTAATTGATGCATCGCCAACATATTGATCAACAACAAATGGATTTGGATTTAGTGTTTTTGTAGCGAATACGTTTTGAATAGCAGTGACATCAGAATATGGTAAAGTGATAACACCATTACTATTTTTATAATTTGCTAATGTTCTTTGCTCATCTCTAGTATTCACTTCCTTAAGTGAATATGAACTTTCGATTGATCTAGGTCTTAAAGTAGATTGCTGAGTATCAATAGCACATTTATAATCTATTGACGTTAAATTTCCAACCCCATGATTTTCAAAATTATCTACAATAAATCCTGTCTTAAATTTATCAGCACCCACATCATCTTTAACTTGCATATTTAAAGCTTGCTGCTCTAATACGCTGAGGAGAGTGTATTGTTCTAGTCTTTCGATACGCTTTTCTAATTTGCCAATATCGCGCATCGTGTATCGTTTGTTGTCAACTGGAATTATACGAACATCATTTGCTGTGTTCGTATAAGCAGGAACATACATGTAGTATAATGCCAATGAATCATCGACATCTGCTGGTTTTGTTGGATTTAGAGAAGAATTGCCTTCTTTGACAAAAAATTCTCCTTTTTTATTTACAAAAACTCCATCAATTCTATCTAGATATTGTCTTGAACTGAAGGAAATTGTGTATTCTAATCCTGTTTCTGTTGCTGGAGTACTCGATGTAATTCCACCAGATCCAGTAAAGTTATTGAAATCTTTTACTGAAAGAATAGCAGTATCTTGATAACCACTTACAATGGCGGTAGAATCTACTTTTGGTCTAAAATCAAATACATCTCTTAAAGAAATTTTGCCGTAAACATTAGAATTAAATACTGGAATTTCGTTTAATTCTACGCCAGATTCGTGTAGATATGAATCAACTGTACAAAAATCTCCTTGAGAATGTTCAAAATAATCGAATGAAATAATCAACTGACCAGTTGGAGCAGTATATCCTGGTTTTAAAATGAGGCGCGAAACGTCATAGAACGTATCTCTCTGACCATCATCAAAGGAAAATCTTTCTGTTACATCGGTTCCCGTAACTAGTTCTCCTGAAGCTGATACAACTGGAGGAGTCTGTGATGTTCCTTCATAAATATATCTAATTTTAAATACGTCGGAATATGATAAAATGTCATTACTATTTGTGTCGTAGTTTCTGCCACGAATAGGAACTACTCTATCTCCAGGAGAAACTATAAGAATTCTTTGATTTCTATATGCTGTTTTTAATCTTGGTCTTGCTTTAGATACTTGTAAGGTTGCAGTTAATTTTAAGATGGGGAAATTAGTGCTAGTTCCAAAGAAAGATGATGGTAAAGTGATACTTACACTACCAGCAGTAGTACCATTTGTTGTATCTGTGGTATTTGAGATGGAAACTTGACTTTCTTTTAGATATATGATATCTCCTGATTCTAGAGTTGTTGAACTTTTTTTATCTAGAACTGTCATAATAAAATTACTTTCAGTAAAAGAAGCAAAACGTTGCGTTCCGTATGGCAATTGAGCAGCAAATGTTACATTACCACCACTAGTCGAAGCAGTAGTAACAAAATCTCTTCTGAAATAATATGTAATCTTTGAATCTTCCGAATTTAATGCAACATTTTCTAAATATTTGCATCCTGTTGGAACTACTAATGAACCAGTAGATGCATTTCCAATATTTGGTCTAACTCTAACAATAGATGCATTAGAAACATTTTCTCTGAGAACATTATCGATATAGATTTTAGATTTGATTAATCCTTGTGCTTTTTCTACTCTTTGTACTATTGTTCTATTAATGTTATTTGCATCATCAGTAAATTGAATAGCATCACCTTGTACAAGACTAGTAGAAGGATCTCCAGCAAATCCATTACACTCTAAATATTTTAATCCTTTTTTCCCAGAGAACGTGAAGTCAGTTAAGGTTTGATTGGTAATATAAGAACTTAGGAAAGATTCTACATCAGCAGTAAATGTATATGCATCACCTGCTCCAAATGTTGATTGTACAGATTTTACATTTTGTGGACTATAATTTGTTACTGTATTTCTGTATAGAACTGCAGCAACTACGCTATTCTGTGTTGGATTAGTGGATCCAGTATTGAACGAAACTGCTGGCGTAGTAGCATAAGTTTGTGATACTAAATTTCTATCCTTGATAATAATTTTGTAAATGCCTGTCAAATAAGTTCCAATTTCGATTGATGAAGTATCATATTCTACTCCATCAATTTTAATTTTAGTAGTAGTTGAAGAGTAACCAGCACCTCTATCCATAACGACGAAATGCGAAATGGTTCCCTCTCTAGCAATTCTTCTTGAATTTCCATCTTCATCCGTGATTGTTTCTCCAGAAATGAATTCACCCGAAAGAACTCTAACGAATAAAGTATTGCCAGAAGTATACTTTGTAGTAGAGGATCCTTCTATGACTCCATATGCACCACTAGTAGAACCAACTACATATTTGCCTGGAATGAAAATTAGATTATTTAATTCTTGATCTACAATAATTTTTGTGAAAAATGTTGGGTTAAAATATGCCATTTTGAAAATGGCGTTATAACTTGATGTAAATACCGCTTCTGCTTTTGCTCCAGATCCATTTCCACCAATAAAAGTAATTTCTGGTCCAGAAGTATACCCAGTTCCAGGATTTGTAATAGTTATAGAAGTTACCGCATTTCCAGAAATATTAGCAGTAGCAGTTGCACCACTACCTCCACCACCACTGATAACAACAGTTGGTGCTCCAGTATATCCAGATCCACCAGAGGTAACCTTTATCTCTCCGATACCACCCGTAGTGGTTCCTCTACCCTTGGAAAGAACAATATCCAAATCTGGATTGAATCCTGCTCCTTTTTCTACCAAATTGAAATCTTTTGGTTTACATACACCAATAATAGGAGTGATTACCTCGTTGTAATCATAGATCTCAGAATATGGGAAAATTGTAGAAACTCCAGTTTGGAAATAATAATTTTGTGCGTCAGATTCTGATACAAAAAGTTTTTTCCTTCTGGTTGATGGATCAGTATCATCATATTCTCTGAGAAGTTTATAAATGTCTTCTTTGTTTCCAGCAACTGTTAATTCCAAAAAGTCAATAGTTGTTGCAGATACCGAAATATCAAAAGGACGTTTGACAATAGAATATGATAAAAGATCCAAACTTCTTACTGTTGTTGTAGCGGGAGAAGTCCCTTTATTAACTACATACCACAAAGTAGTAAAACTACTACCAAAAGTATTTGAAGTTGGGAAAGTTCTACTAGCGTAATTACCAGGATTTGGTAGATATAGTGTAACAACACCAGTATCTAAAGTAAATTTTTTAGATCTACGAGCAACCGTTTGTTTTGTTGTATCAGTAAAACTAATGGTTGGAGCGGCAGTATATCCAGATCCAGGATTTGTTAATGTTACACCTGTTACTTTGCCGTCTGCGGAAATATTTGCAATACCATATGCCTGTACTCCACCACTACCAGGACTTGCAAACGCCACTGAAGGAGCAGTAGTATATCCAGAACCTTGATTCGAAATAGTTACGTTTGTAACTACTCCACCAGAAATGGTGACATTTGCTGCAGCACCAGAACCAGTAGTTGTTTCCGTGTTGTTATATCCAATAGAACCATCATTAAATACTGAATTTAATTGAATGGTAGGATACGCAGTTAATTCTTGTCCATCAGCATTTACTGGAATACTTCCATATACGTTTCTTAAATTGAAATATGAAAGACCAGTTGCTTTTAAACGAGTATCATCTTTTATTAGTGTATCTCGCGCTTTACTTACTTCTAGATATTTTACATCTTTATTGATAATTTCATAACCTTTGATGTATGCTTTGCCACTACCAATACCAGCAACCATCAAAGAACTTGCTTCTTCTACAGATTTATTATTTACTAGTTCTGTCTCTACATTTAATGGATATAATCCTTTGTTATTATCTTTTTGATAATATTCTCTAAGATCCAGAGCAAAATTATCTACAACATAATCACCTGATTCATCATATGTTCTTCTTGCTAAAGTTTCTTCAATTAGGTTGTAATCAGTTGGTTTTACTAATTGTTGAATAATTCCATTTTTAATTGAAACTAATTGTACATAATCTTCATCAGTAAGTCCATCATATTCCTTAGCAACTAAAGATAAATTGATTTTTAATCTATGTGCTCCAGGAGCAGAATAGTTGGAAAACCCCTTTGCGTTATCGTATAGTGATACGTCTTGTTCTGGAGTTACAATTTCTTCAGTTATTTTAAAACCTACTTTTACTGAAGGTTTGTTGTAATACTTATCTACAACAATAAGTTGTTCACTATTATTAACAAAATATCCGTTGACAAAATATACCCCCTGCTCTACTTTAACGGCTGAGGCGTATCCCATCGCTGGACTATCGATAGTGGAAATAACTCCAGTATCATAATCTTGAATGTTTATGGTAGTAGGCAATACACTGCCATCAGTTCCAACAACTAAGGTTGGTGTATCTGTGATATTTAATGCTTCTAAAGTTTCTCCTTGTCTGAAAGTAGACTCGGAATTATTATTTCCGCTATTTGTATATTTTACGAAAATAACATCAGATTCTATATCAGTTCCATATGCGTATGAAATTACGCTAGCAGTAACACCAGAAGTTAATCCTTGGAGAGTTGCTCCAATCAAATTGGAAATATCATATTTTTGAAATACGATATTTCCGTTAATGTTAACAGCAACTTCAGAAACTGCTGATAATTTTACATAATCTAATTTATTGTTGAATGCAACTTCTCCAGGAATTACCTGTTGCCCCTGTTTGAACTTATTGCGACCAATGTTTTCAATTTGATTCTGCAATACAGACTGGAGAGATGTTAACTCTCTAGCCTGTATTGAATATCCTGGTCTAAAAAGAACTTTGTAGTATCCTTTAGATGAATCAAAATCATCGTTGTATGGAGGCACATTAAGATTAATCTTCTGGGGCATTTTACGTGCTCAGTCTGCTTGATTGGGTTGGATTATAATAAAAATTATGATATCAGAATTCAATAACTAATTTAATATCTTCAATTTGATCTGCTGCTCTAGTAATTAGTCTTCTATTTTCAACATAAATTACTTCTCCAGAATTATTTGCAATTTCTGGACTTGCTAATCCAGATGCAAAAGTAACTCCAAGAGCAGTAGCATTATATGCAGTATCTACGGTACCAGTTCTACCACTTGTTGCCCCAGTAATTGGATTAGCAGCAGTCGAAACAAATGCGCGAACAACGCCATTGTCTGTATGCTCATTAGGTGATTGGTAATACTTAAGAACACCAGCTGTTGTGCTGCCAGTATCTAAAGTCCAAGATACTACTCTTCCTTTTGAAATTAAACCGCTATTCGATTGTGTAATAATTTCATCTGCGACAAAATTTCCAGAAACGCTAGTTAGTTTTACAGAATATAGTCCAGAAGCATTATCTGCTGTCAAGAAACTAGATGATCCAAACTGAAGAGGATCTTGAACGATACCAATTCTGCGGAAATCGTTATCTACAGGGAAATCTCCAGAACCTTCTGCGTATGTTAGACGAATATTTGTCATAACACGCTTTGAATTCATTTCCAATACTGGATCGGCACCATGTCCGCCCTGAGGTGGGATGATGATTTCAATTTCTCCTCTTGCACTTCCACCAACGGTTGCCAAAGAAGACAATCCTGCGTTGGTGTAAAGATATCCATTCTTAAGAATTACATTACCATAAGTATATCCAGATCCAGCTGCATTTATTGATACTGCAGTGATTTGACCACCACCATTTGTTGTGATCTGAACTTTTCCGCCAGTTCCATCGCCTTGAATAGCAGCATATAGTGTGCTACTCGTTGGAAGACCAGATCCAGCATCCTTTAGAAGAGCAACTGAGATAGCACCAGCAACTGCTCCTGTTTGAACTGTTCCGTTTAGAACAATTGGCATGAAGTCAGTAGATAGGAATTTAATTACATCATCCGTTGGGATGGTGTACATATACTTCCAAATATATGTACCAGATGGTTCTGTATAAATGCCACTACTATAAGTTCCTTCCCCACTTACTGGTACTGTTCTTGGGGGATATGTGGCACTTTGACCACTCAAATTGGAAGGATTTGTTCCGTTAAATAAGCAAACAAAAACTTCATACTGATCATTCATTACAGCATACTTTGCAGTTGCCATTGAACTTTCGCCAGTAGCTGAAAGTTTTTGTGAACTATAATCAGGTCTCCACATATCAAATTTGGGGTTAGCGGAAAGATCCCAATTATAACGTCTAACTACGTGTCTAGCATAAGAAGATGTAATTCTCTTAAGAGCAATTAGATCATCATATATTTCATATTTCTCTTCTTGGTTATCAATGGGTGCAGTAGGAACATCTTCCGTTGCATAACGATAAACACCTGTCTTTGCGGTAGCAGTAGAACTATTGCCAGTTAAAGTTGATCCAGCAGCTGGAGTAGCACCAACAGTTGGTCCAATACCAGTTAAAAGTAAACTATTTGGATAAACTTCAGCAACAACACCACTGAATGTTGCAGCACCTAAAGATGCTCCAACATAGACACTTTCTCCCACCGAGAAATTTGTTGCGCTTACTCCATAAATTTCTAGATATGCTTTCCATCCTTGTGGTCTACCAACAAAGAAATACATTCTAGAACGATTTGTGTCAGCGTCGCCAGAACCTTCTGAAAGAGATTCCAGAAATTGTTTGGCATTAAAAATTCTGAACTTTTCAGAAATGATTGCGGGCATGTTTTTAGTCTCTCTAAAAGGATATTTTATTTATATTTATACAGGTCAAACGGAATATGGCATGATATTATTAGTACTGGAAACGATATTCGATCCCTTGTATAGTGTGCATCCAGTAAAACTGGTCGAAGTTTTTCCTGTATATTGAACCACACTATAGGTTGACCCATTACCAGTAAATAGGTAACCAGATGAAGGGAAATAAGTTGTATTTCCAGTTACATTAATTATATTGGAAACGGAAAGGTTAGTATTTCCATTCGCTAGAACTATTGAGTTTTGAATTGATGGATGTGATAAATTCCAGATATTTCTAGATTTTGTAAAAGAACTAAAATTGGAAACATCAAAATCTTCAATTGTCACGTAATTATAATTGATGCTAATATCATTAAAAGATAATTGAGATACAAATGCAGCACCAACATTCATGTTATACCAATAATTGTATCTCGATAGACTATTCGAAAGACTTAATTTAGTATATTGTGTTTTGTATGATGTTTGAGCATTAGCATTATTCACAACAACAATATTTCCATTTCTCTGAGAAATTTGATTAAATGGAGTATCTAATATTATTATAGTATTATTTCTTTGAATAACTTCATTTGTTAATAATACCGATTCTTCATAATAATCAGCAAATCCAGTACTATTTAATAAAGTAATTGAATTTACTAATTTTTGAACATTTACTACTGGAACATTTTCTACTTTGGATTCTACTTGTGTTGTTATAAATTGTGTTATCTTATTTTCTGTAAATTGTATACTTGCAGTAACTTGTAGAATTGAAGTATACTGATCATTAACTGCTCCAGAAGATGAAACATCTACAGATTTTTGAACAATTGTTGTTATTTGTTCACTAATATTTTGTACTTTAGGATCCGTAATTAATTGAGAAATCGTAGTGATGCTTGGGGCAACACTAGACATTGATGCATATTGAATATCGAGTTTAGCAATTGTGGAAATGTCATCAACACCAGCATCAATAATAGTTACATCGTCGCTATATTGCCTTACGAAAGCGCCAGCTGGATGCGTTTTTATTGTAGTTCCATCTACTCCTCTAACAACCCCCAAGAAACGATCAGATAGCTTGCTGGAATAAGAAACTATCTCATCTTCGACAAGTAGTTTGCCGAATGATTTGAATTTTTCAGTGGTTGGTACATAAATGATTTTGTCTGTGAGAGACAGAGAAGAATCCAAGTAAGCACCAGTTTCATGTAGAGACCTATATGCAAGAAGATAGTTCGCTTTTGCGAATGTTCTCACATATGAAGTTAATTCTCTTTCTGCTTTAATAATAGTTGCATTTTGGAATAAAGAAACCACCTCAATTGGTACTTGACCATTACTGAAGAAGAATTGAACACTAGTCGAAATAGAACTGACATTAGCATTTAGATTAAGTACACTTGTGTGTACGTTCAAACATTTTTGAACAGGTAATTTGACATTTTCACTTTTTTGAACAATTGAAGTTATTTTTCTATCAGTATCAAATGGAGTTACTGCGACAACAGAAGATATAGTAATAATTGGAGGTTGTGGACTATCATCAAAAGTTGCTCCAGAGGTGATATACAATGTCCCTGCATTTTCAATCTTAGGAGACATGCTGACAATAATTTGTGTTACATCAATACTTCTTTGTTTACGAATTACGTCATATCCTCTAGAGATGTAAACTTTTGGCGCTACAAGATAATCACTTCCTTGATCATATAATACTATGTCAATTACTTCTTCATCGTGAACGATTGCATATGCTTTTGCACCACCACCTTGAGCTGGTGCAATAATAGTTCCACCCTCATCTTTTTGTGCTTGAGCAACAAAAATTAATTGGGGTGCAGTTTCATACCCATATCCAGCTGCAACAGGATAAATTTGTTTTGTTACATAAGAATCCCAGTCTTTTTTATTCCAGGTCAGAGAAACTACTTTGCCGTTTTCTATGTTTGCAGAAACATCTAATCCCTCTCCATAACCAATACCATTATATGTACTAGTGCCTAGTTTTCCGTAGTAATTTGAATTAACGTCATCTACATCTCTATAACTAGTTTTAGTTACTATATCTGATTTTGATAAAATTGTTCTAAATTCTGATTCACCATCTATTTTTAATAAATCGCCAACATCAACAAAATCTTCTTTTCTAAAACGAGGACTATTTTTTAACAACCAACCAGGAATTGATTTTCTCAAAATGTCTTGTTGATCATCATTTTTTTCAAATGATTGTATCGATATTATTCTAGATGATTGAATTACTAAATTCTGTTTGGTTACTCCATTATATCCCACAATTTCCAAATTTTCTGATGAAATGAATCTTTTATTCTGAGAATCTATTGTTAGTTCAGTATTTGTGCCATTATAATATGATGTTCTAATAATACCTTGAGTAGTATTAGATTTAATTGTTGCTCCATCAATTTCAATTGGATAATCCGAAGAAAGATTTCCAGAAATTGTAATTATAAATCTATTGAAAAATAGTGAGGTCTCGTAATTAAATGCATTTAATGCCTTTTGATAATCTCTACCATAGGTATATAAAATATTAACTTTTTGACCCACTCTAATTGGTTCTCTAAAGATAATATTACTTCCATTAATACTATAATTTTTTAAACGCTGTTGGAATACTCCATCAACGAAAACTAAAACATTTCTGTCTTCATCAACGATTACAGTTTTGCCACTGACGGCAGAACGTAAAATAAATGGACCTGCATTAATTCCATTAATAAATCTAGAATCTATTAATAATCTTTCGTAACCAGAAACAGAAACTCCATAAAAAGATTGTTTTGTGGATTCAAAAGTTCTTGGTGGTTCTACAAAAACTATTTCATTTGGTGTTGTTGTTCTTCTAATATAATATGATCTATCGAGTGGAAGCAGAGGAGTGCTTCCTGCTTGCTGTAAAACACCATCAATTGCGACTAATAAATTTTCGTTAGAAGATAAAGTTACTGGTGAATTATCTTCGTAATATAATGGGAAAGAAGATGCAATACCATTAAATTGAGAAGATATATCTTTGATTTTTTTGAAATATTGATTATTTAATTCATTATTTTTAAATTGTATAATTCGAGCAACAATTTTTTGTGGTGGACTATCTACTCCTTCTCTATATGATGAAAGTGGTATTGGTTGACCACCAACACTTCTATACCCAAGAGGAGCTTCTGCAAATGTAATTTGTGTTCCTGAAATAGTAAATGCTTTTCCAGGTTCTTGTAAAATACCATCTAATGATAGAATTACATTATTGACATTAGAAACAGAATATGGAGTATTTGATCCCTTTAAAGTGATTGTGAAGGTTTTGTTACCGCTTCTGTTTCCATTTGAATCAAAATAACCACTAAAATCTGGAGTTAGTTTGATATCATAGGAAAGCATCTCTCCCGTATCAAATGTAGATGCAAATACAGATCCTCTTCCTCTAATTACATTTAAATTTGAAAGATTAAATGTACTTTGAGTTATTACTCTATGAGTATTTTCTATGGTTACTTTATTTTTTTCAGGATCCCATAATTGAATAAAACTTACATGATCAATTTTTGGTTGTACTGGTTTTATTTTGTTTTCTACTTCAGACTCTACAGAAACTTCTCCGAATACTTTAAATCCAGCTGGGTGTATTGTTTGGGTAACTAAACTTCTCCAAACATCAATCGGCGTTTTGGATTTGATTACATAAGAATAATCTTGATAGAAATACGAATCTGCAATTCTTTGTGAATCTGAACTAATCTTTGATCTGTCAGAAGCGTAGTAACCCAAGTTATCATAATATGATTTTATGTTATCAGATAACAATCCAACAAAGGATTTTACTACATAAGCAGTTTTATTTTTAATTTTGCCAACAATGGTTAAATTTTCTTTAAATTCTCCTTCTATTTTTTCAATTCTTAGTATATTTGTATTTTCTCTCCAACCATTTTTTGTTACAAATCCCTTAGCGATTAAAACACCACTATCGTATTGATTAATTTCTTCACCATCAATAAAGGCATTTTCTGGGAAATTATTTACCACTAAAATACGTGGGGTTGTGAATATCTTCCTTATGGTGGTATCTCTATTATAATTCTTTCCGTTTTCTATGATCGAGATGCTCTTAGGAACTCCAATAGATGCACTGGAAAAATATATCTTAACGTCAGTTTCGATAATTTTGATATCAGGCTGGCGATTATATCCAACACCCCTATTCTTAGTTACTATACCAGATATAGATCCGTTAGAATCCTTAATTATCTCAAATTCAGCAAATTTTCCATCAGTATTCAGTAAAATTGCCTTTGGTTTTGAATAATTTTTTCCAGAACTTATAATATTAATAGAAGAAATATTTTTCGCAATACTATTCCAATTAACAACAGCAACACATTCGTTTTCTGCTGCTGGTCTTACTCCATACACTCTAGGAATTTTTATAAATTCTTTACCTTGATTTTCTATTACAACACTATTAATTTGCCCGACAGAAGAAGCAGAATTTGTGTTATATGCGATAGTTCCCGATCCATCATATTTTGGATAGGAACTCATCTCATATACAATGCTATTGGGGGTTGTATATGTAACAATTTTCGATCCCTGTAGAGGATCTTCAATTAGTTTCAAATATGATTTATCTGAATCTATTATTCCTGCTTTGTCAAAATAGAAATAATTTACATATTTTGTACTAGTTTCTTTTGTAGTAGATAATACTCCATTATCATAATATGACCCAAATCCAAATTTAACTTTAATATTTGAACCAGGAGATCCAGGAAGAATAGTATTTCTTAAACTTTCCGTTGAAATAATATTAAAATTACCACTTGGAGAAAATTCCAAGAAACTGCCAGTCAAAGAATAATGTGATGTATCAAATTTATAAGTGTAATATTTTTGAACATCGATAATTGGATTTCTTGACCAATTAATATTATCATACGAAAATTCAAATTTATATGCTTGATTTTCGATATTATCTTTTACATATACTAGTTTTTTTGGAGTACTAGAATCAAAGAAACTAATTCCTGAGTATAAGGAATTTATGGATCCTAAAACTCTATCTACACCATAAACAACCACCAGTTCTTGAGAATTTTCATCGTAGGAAAGAACGTATCCATCTTTATCAGTATTACCAACATGAAAATCTACTGGGAGTGTATATTTTTCGTATGCACTCGAAACTAGTTCATTGTTGAAATGATTTACGACCGTCGTTTCCTTCTGCCCACGTAGTACATCTACATATAATCCATTGTTTGAAATTGCAGTTACTTTTACAATTTCTGATCCTAGTTGTAAATAATCATTATTTGAGATAGATTGAACATCATTTAGATATAATCTAGTATTTGTTGTCGAAAATCCTACATGCGTTACTTCTAAAATCAAAAATCTCGTTGAAGTTGTAGTAACTGATCTATCCAAAGAAGAATTTTGAACGGTTAACAAATCTCCTTGTTTGTATCCTTTACCTTTAGATGTTATCGTGATTGATGTGACAACACCATTAGTAACGGAAATTGTTGCTCTAGCATTGTTAGTATTGCCTGCTTTTCCTATAACAGCATCCGAACTATTACCAACTACTCTTCCTTCAATGTCTCTGCATTTTGTAATATCATTGAAAATTAATTCAACGTTAGTAAATGTTTGATTTCCTGATGTAGTTGATGCATAATCACCAGTTGTGACAAAATTAGAATTTGCGTATGCATAAAATCGAGTTAGTGTGGCAGTACCATTAGAAACTGCTCCAGAAGAATGTGAAGGTGGAACATTCCCAGTGATTCCAGAAGTTGTTACCTGATAAACTAAAGAATTATACGTTAAATACTCGCCAGAAGATACTGAAGTATTTGCAGTCCATGATTTACTGGTAATATTATAACTACCATTATTTAAAACTCGTTGACTTCCTAATCCAGTATCAACAATAGTTTTTGTGTAAGATGGTGAAGATAATTTTACTTTTTGATAAATTCTTCTTCGAGTGTAAATTGTAGTTTCGGTCGTAGACGAATTTGGAATAATATTAACGTCAACTATATCACCACGCGAAACTTTATGTTCTGTAGAGGTTTTCAGAATAGCAATTTTATCATTAATTGATATAGGTTTAATTTGACTACTTAAATTGATGATATTTACGATTGAACTGCCTACAGTATCAGATAAGGAGAAACTCTTTATGTAAAAATTATCATCTACAACAAAATTTCCTTGAATGACCTTAATTTTTAAATTATTTTTTAATTCTGAAGACTCTAGAATCAAACCTCTAGCTTTCTCACTAGTACATACAGATCCTGGAGTTAAATTATCTGTTAGTGTAATTAACGAACCTGTAGGAGATGAAGAGATTCTAAATGCTAGTGGTTCTGGATTTCTTACATAATAAATTTGGTTTGCAATTATTCCTGAAAAACTATTCGAAAATACAATTGGTTCACCTTCAGAAAAAATGTTAGAAGCAACTACTAGTTTATTTGAATTTACTTTAAGAATTACAGATTGTTTTCCATTCGTCAAAACAACATCTGAATTTGCTGTATAAGAAGAAGCATTATCTAAAATTAAATTAATTACGTTGATAGTGGATGATAACGTATTGGTAGCGTTAAATGTTCCTGATACATTCCTCAAAACCAATGTTTTATCATCAAAAACATCTCCAATTAACTGACCAGACGCACCTGTTGATTGTTGCGTTACAATATCACCACTGAAAAAATAACAAGAATTTTCTGTGGTTATTTTTACGGATTTTGTTTGTTGTGATTCGATTGATTCTACATTTTTTCCTTTGACTGACGAAACTTTGGCAATTAAACCAGAACCTTCGGTGTCGGTGTAGTCTACTTCTACAATGCTACCATTTCCAAACGTATTTGTTGAATAATCACATGTTGCTGATGTAACACTTCCAGACTTAATGGAATCTACATATGCAAATATTGATGATCCGTTTTCAGGAGTGCTCTGCGTCTTTAATCTACTTACTTTTTTGGGTAAATCTTTTTGAGAAATAGATTTATTATAATTTGAATCTACTGGGATAGAATAATAATTGGATCCTATAAAATATGGATACACTGGAGTATTACCAGCAGTAATTGTCAAGAAATATGCATAAGTTCCTTCTGGATATTCTGGAGTGATACAGAATCTACCATTATTTTGATCTAGATCTCCAGATCTATGAGAATATGAATAATCCTCTATGAAAGATCCCAATGGATAGTCTGATAAAGATGGACCTCCAGATCTGCTAATGTTTAACGAATAACTAGATCTCATTCTAGAAATAGAAGAAGATGCGTTTGTTGGATTTGAATATCCATATGGACCATAAATTGGATTTCCATCATATGCATATCCCAAGATAGGTGAATGCGATAAAGTTGATGGAACATTACCTAAACTATCTAAGTTATCATTTAATGATACTCTTAAACTTTTTGGATTCGCTAAGTAAGAATATCCATACCCCAAAGACGTATCATTATTTTGGAAAAAATAACCATAATTTGCATCTAAACTATTTTGCAGTTTAGCATACCTATTCTTTCTCCATGTTCTTACTTCGCTTATAGCAGTTGCTCCAGATCCAACTGGTTCTATAATTACTTGAACATTCTGTTGAGTATAAAACTTTCCTCTATCGTTTTGTACAAAACCAGTTATTTTACCATCTGTTGAAATTTCGGCAGTATAACTTGCGAATCTACCTCTTCCCAGAGAATCTTTAATAATAACTCTAGGTGGAGATGAGTAGTATTCGCCAGGATTAATAATATTCAATCCAGTAATCTGATCTCCAGTTACTACTGCTTCTACAACTGCATTTCTACCAGAAGTAATAGTTACTTTTGGTACTGGAGGGAAAAATCCAGATCCAGATGTAATAACATCAATTCTTTCTACGACTTCGCCCGACATAATTGCCTTAGCCGATGCAACTATGTTATCAGAACCATCTTGAACCAATACATATGGTGCTGTAGCATATCCACTACCTTGAGAAGTAACTATGATATTAGTGATTTCGCCAAAAATTACTTTTTCAGTATCTTTTGCTCCCCTAATAGTCACTCCGTTTACTAAAATACCAATATCTGTATATGGCGTTTCGTAAATCTCTGTGGTAATTGATGGATACTTTCGAATGAGTTTTAAATGCTTTTGATCTTGTAAAGTTTGAGACCAAGAGTTCAATCCAATGGCATGAGATGGGTATCCAGATGATGTGATATAATAATATTGCTCATCCTCATAAATTGCAGAAACTTCGGAGATGGTCTGCTGCAAATCTGATGATATTGACGTATTAGATGAAGTAGGAGCACTATATGTCTCATTAATTTTCCATCTTACGTCATTATTCGCATTATCAAAAATAATTCTATTTCTAGTCTCAAATCCTGATCTTGAATATTGTACTAAATCGTTTTCTTGTGAATATGGAACATTAGAATCAATGTTCAAAGAGTAAATTACACCAAAGACAAGTAATTTAACTTCTTGTGATGCACCAAAGGTATCAACGTAACTACCAGTAACCAAAGAAAAATCATAAACTGGTGTATTTACTGGATGTGATTGTGGTGAAGATCCTCTACTTTCGATAGTAAATTGATTTACATTTTTTGATTTGTAATTAACTACTTCATTTCCTATTAAAAGTTGTCCAGATAGAGAATTCCAACCAGTAGTGGAATAAACGTAAATATTTTTATTTGCTCCATCTGAACCAGATAAAAATTTGGTTAAGAATGTTTGAGAAGCAACGGAAAATTCTCCAACAACACTAGACTCTGATAAAATTAATTCGTAGAAACCATCACCAATATCTTTTACATTGTCTACAATGGCAAAAGCTGTTTTGATTGAAGAGTCAAAGGTATTTTCTGGTTGAGTAATTTTCTCCCCAATCAACTTTGTTACATCGCCAGAAATGACTCTTACTTTTAGTGAATAGTTGTCTATCCATTCACCAGATGATGATTTGAATGTACTTTCTCTTGGATAGTAAACACTGGGAACATCAGTAGGATCTTTAGCAATGATTGAATTGAATAAAAATCTAATTGATTGATCTGTTCCCTTTGACTGATAAAACTTCTTAATGTTCTTGATTAATAGAGTTTTATCTACTTCTGGTTTTAAATCTTTTTCTGGAAAATCACCAAGATACTGAGACTCGAAATTTTTGATTAATGAATATAAAAATAAATTACTGATATTGGATACAATTTTGCCACTCAGGTGCTCTGTTCCAGTTCCTAAGTCTGCATATTCTACATTTGTAATATCAGATTTGCTGTACAGATCACCAAGTTTTGTTGTGGCGTTTATATTTCTGTAGCAATCAACAAAAGAAGTTGCTGTCTTTGTTTTGTAAAATACTGCTTCATCTTCTATCAGAATATACCCATTGGTATCTGGAAAAGACGATGTATCGGCAACATTAATGGTTGTTGATGTCGCTGAAATATTAGAAGTTAACGTAGTATTCTGTTGAAGAATAGTTTTTTCGTAAGTATCAATATCATGATACTTCGTTAAATTATTAATAAGATCTATAGGTTGCCCAGGCAATTCAAGCTGCTCGTAATATTTCTGCATAAACGCAGAAAACTGAGGATATTCCGAAGAAATAAACTTTGGTAGTTGATCATCAACTAACGATGAGAGCTTTCTAACCTTGGTTGCCATTTATATTCTACTCTTGAATGAGGGTAAATGAACTATGATCAATATCAATATCTAAGAAGATTTCTCTCTTAGCAATAATGTCATTATATTCTGGTTTTACACGAATTTCGATTCTATTATCGGAGAAGGTTCCTTTAATAATATTTAAATCAAATACTTGAATTTCTCCAGTGACATAATTAATTATTCCTTGATTTTGATTCAGAACAATTTTTTCACCAGTCTGTGAGTCTAATCTGTATAGAACTATTTTTCCAGATCTATCTTCCAAATACACCGTATAAGAAGGATATTTCTGAACTACAAATCCAGTAGAAGACATGGCATTGGTAGTCGAATCATTCAAAAATGGATTATTAAAACACAATTCATAATATGCATTATTATTTAACGAAGGATAAAAATCCTTTCTCATGAGAATTGTAGTTAAGTTAGATTTTATAGATCTATCAGAACTATCAACTACACCCACTATTTTACTATATCTAAACTTCCCACCAAATTTCTCAGTATCACTACTTGCAATATATTTTGCGATATTTTCAATAATCTTTGTTTTTAAAGAATCTGCACTTAAATTAGTGACAGATTGGTTGTAGAAAATGTTGCTGTACAACTCAACGTAAATAATAGAAGCATCAACAATTTCTGGAATAACAGATGCTACCGAATATTTTCTTAATTCATCCAAAATAATTTTTTTGGTGTATGAAGAAATATATGCTGAATTGGTTGGTTTTATAGAAATTTTAACTTTACCATATTCGGGAGGATCTGCATTCTCTCCACCATAAGCAATAATATCTGCTATATTTGGATATACTCTTTTAACAATAGCAGAATAGTCTACAGCAGTTACGGCACGATTCTGTGCTCCATACATTGCTGGTGCATTGATTTTTATACTATCAATGCTTTCTATGCCACTGCCGCCAAATGCTTTTGCAATAGTAGTAATGTTGTTAACTTGAACTATGAAATTACTATTTCCACTAACATCACTAACTACACCAGAATAATTAAATATAGACGCTCCGTTGGTTGCATCTGCATTGGTAACTAAGTAACTTACTTCAACAACTTGCCCAGTGGTTAATTTTTTGCCAAATACGCCATCGCCAAAAATTAACTTGTAATTTTCATCTTCAATTTCATTGATGAAGAATACTGGAGATGATGGAGTAGTGTTTAAAATATTGTCGGAAAGAACATATCTTTCGTAGATAGATGCCGATGGAGAATCAAATACTCTAACTCTAATCGTGCTGACATCAATATTTGCGTTGTTTAATATTACATTAAACACTCCGCCGCCTACTGTGTAAGTATTGGTAACAAAAGTTCCTTCGTAAATTTTTAAATTATTGAATGATACTGTATTATCTGGCAATACATTTGCCTGCACATCATCCAAAATAACATATTGATATAATTTTTCATCTACGTTTGTTAGAAACGCATTTCCTCTTCTTAAGAATACTGTGCTTGGTAATGTTGTTCCTTGTAAAGTCAATGAACAAGATACAGCAGCAGATGAAGCAACAGATGATCTTGGTGTATATCCTAGTTGTTTCGCTATAGCAACTACATTATCACGAAGAGTAGCAGAATCTAAAAATGTCTCATTAACAACCATGTTGGCGTTAAAAGACGTATAATAGGTATTATATGCTAATACGTCCAGTAATTGCCCTAATGTAGAACCCTCAAAATCATAATCAGTAAAATCCGAATTCGCTCTCAAATAATCTCTGAGAGCAACTTTAATATCAAAATAATCTAAATTTGTTAACTGATTGTATGGCATTTCTTTATGCTCTGGTTCTTTCTAGAAATAACTCGATTGTCTGGTATTGTTCTGGCAACCCAACCACTTGATATTCTATTTCAATGTCATATCCATTAGCATCATAATTTTCTTCAGCAATTATATTTTTTAACCTTACTCTCGGCTCGAATGCATTGATAGTATATTCAATTTCACTCTTTACAGCATCGGCATTAATAAAGTCTAATGGTTCAAATAACAAATCAGTGATCCTGCTACCAATGTTTGGATTGAAAAATCTCTCTCCAGGAGCAGTTGTGATTAAATTTTGAATAGATTGTTTAATAGCAGTAAAATTTTTAGTCACCAATAAATCATCAGTGACTGGATGTTTTGCAAACGTAATACTGATGTCTTTAAACGACCTACTTACAGGCATAAAAATACCATATTTATAGTATTATTTATACCTGTATGGGTAATGTCTGTCGGAGATTTACACCATCCATTCGACATAATCATCAAAACCATCCTTACCACCACAGAATTTTGACATTCTATCTTCTGGAGGATCATTTTTTTTCTTCTCTGTCGGAGTCACGCGCTTTTCATAACCATAATCAGTAATTAATCGCGTAGTTCCCCACATTTCGCGCATGTAATTAACGTCTCTATCTGGATTTGGAGTGTTTGCCATCTGTTTTTCCTCAAAATTTGATTAAAACAGAACTTTTTACGGGGTTGCTATCCCGAAAAAAAGCGGTATTTCACCAAAAATAGGCAAAATACCGCAAAAATTATCTGTATTCCTTCGAAATTTTCACGAACCCTGCCCGCGATAACGCTTTTTGCGTCCATTTCGACTCGTTGCAGCAAGATTTGTATTCTTTGAGCGCCCTTGACTAGTAAGCTTGGGCTTTCCAGGCACGTAATTCGTCTTATTCAAACCAACTTTTGCTTTTGCCATAACTTTTACCTCACTTTGCTTTAGTTTTTAATCCAATAAACACTTGATCTTCAGTAAATGGACCGAGAATAATCGGTCTTTCTGTCCCCTCTATCACCGTAACATCTCCTGATATTACAGGTTGCAACTTACTAATGAATACATTAGGATTTGACTTGGCAATATATGTCCTAACACCACTGGTTAAACACGGAAGAATTGGAATAATCGGTTCGCCAATCACTGGTACTGGCAAAAGTTTATGTTCAGCAAATCTAAATGGTTTTTTACCAGAAAATACATTAGGAGCAGCGATTTCAGTTCCTAATGGGGAAGGTTGAAATCTACAATTGATACCCCCAACGGAAATGGTATCGATTGATGCACTGAATGCAATGTTGGACATTATTGGTCGAAATTACTTTCGATCCTATTTATTCTAGCATACAGATCGTCCAGTGTCAAATTTAATTTTTCATAGTCCTCCTTATGCGGCGGACGATAATAAATCACAAACGGATCTGGTAATTTACTTAAACGTAACTCTATTTTACTTAGAGTTCTTTCTAGATTCTTTAGTTGAATCTCCAAATCCTTTACCTGCTGTTCTAGTGTCACCATAGAGATCTCGCAGGTTGTCTTCGAGACTTTCGGTAGACTCGATGTTGCTTCCAAAGGATGAGGAGTCTTCATAAATTACATTTCCAGTTTCATCAAAAGTTGAAATATTTACTTTGTCATCAGTGCTGTATATACCCTGATACCACTTGTCTGCTAACTCTAGCATGTGATCAGCTAACTTATCATAATCAGTGAAAGTTTGATCGTCAACCACTTCACCTTCCTTGTTAACAATTTGATAATTAATCTTCTTCTCGGTCATTTGCAAATTCCTCGTCAACTCGTTCAACTAAAATAGTGCCATCTTTGTTCACACTCCATTCTAGCACATCGCCCTCTTCCCATCCAACACTTTCTAATAGGTCTTCGGGGAGTGTTACGAAATACTCCTGAAAGTCATCATTGTATTCTACCGTTGTTTCGTATACTTTATGCATTATCATTCATATAATCTTTTTTATATATCACACTTTTGAAAGAATACGCCCATGCGGTAACCATTTCTCACACTTTGAAATCCCATAAAGAAATTCATCATATTTTTTATATGTTATTGTTACCTGTCTTCCATTGGTGCTGAAAGCATGAATCTCCATGGAACTTTGGTCTATTATAACATAACTTATCTCTTCCACAACATACTCCAAAGTTCTTTCAGTACTATGTAGATATACCCAAACTCTTCCATTCTAGTCGTCTTGGTGGACCTCGGATTGCATAGAGTAATTCCAGATTGCCATGGGCGAACGTTTTGAGGTTTTTGAGTCATTTTTATTTGGGAAAAATTTTTTTTATAAACGTGTAATCGATCGAGCGTTTTCAAAGTTTTGTAGGTTAATAGTATCTATGACTTTTCGCTCGGCCGCGCCGCCATAACGATAACGTTATAATATAACTGCTGCTCTGCCCCCTCAGGGGAGGGCAGCGAGTGCCTTCCTGATCACGGCGGACATGCCAGGGGAGATGGTGCTGCGCCCCTTGCTGCCATGCGTCGGCAGGATGATGTCAGTCTGCCAGGCGGGGTGATTCCAGATCTGATGCGATGCTGTCGTTCGCTTGAGCACGGCGCCGCTCGCTTTCAGATCTCGCTCCGCTTGCTTCCACTTGAGAGGTGAGGGCATGGTGTGATAGGATGATGGGTCGGGTCAGTCTTCAAATGTGGGGAGTTTGGCGATCGCCTCATCATGATGGGTCTCGGCATACTGGGCGGCGAGGACAGAGGCAGGCAGTCCCCAATGGATGAACTGAGAGGGGCGACTGCCGTTGTTCAGTTGATCGTGGCGGGAGATCCACCGAATCTGGCGGGTGGCGAGGTCAGAGCACTGGGCGAGGGGGAAGCGCATTGGTTGGTTGCTGATGTGGTTAGTCTACAGGGTCAGCGCCTCAGCGCCCATCCCAGCAGGCAGTCTGCCAACCGTCCCGCTCCATACGGCGGCGGTCGAAGTCGTCAGCATCCCAGCGATCGTCGAAGTCCATGTCGAAGATCTCGCCAGGGGCATCTTGGATCTCGGTGAAGCAGGTGTCGAATTCCATGGTTCGTTTCGTTTGATTGATCTTAGTCTACAGGGTCGGGGTCAGTCCAGCGAGGCGATCTGTGCCACCTTCTCTGCTGTCACAGCGTCAAGGGTCTGGGCAGTCTGCAGGATGGCGCCAGCGGTCTGAGAGAACATCAGCAGCAGAGCAGCAGCGAGGGCGAGGCGAAGGGTGTTTGCCATGCTAGGATCAGCGATCGAACTGAGCGAGGGAGGAAGGGGCGATGTGAGAGGGAGAACCACAGGAGCGGTAGAAGTCTACCATACGCTCTGCCTCTGCCAGGGTGGGGAACCACTGCGACCGCCACTCACAGGCATTGTAGGGGGTCTGGTAGCGAACTTCGATTCTCATGGTCGTCTCGTTTGGTTGACTCTGTTAGTCTAGAGGATGATCAGTTGCACCAGGCGGCGAGGTGTGCCAGTTCGCCTGCCGTCTCCTGCAGGTTGGATTCGGTCAGACCAGCGAGGCAGGATTCGAGATCATCGGGGTCGATGGCGTCGATGTCCCCATTGATCTCCCATGCCTGTGCCTCAGCGAGGGCGAGGCAGCGATCACGAAGCGAGAGGGTGAAGGTCTTTTCTTTCATGCTGTTAGTCTAGATGGAGATGGTCTCGTGACGCTGCAGCAGGGTGCGGTTTGCCCACTGTCCCAGCGAGGTGCCAGGCATCATCAGGCGCAGCATGTCACGGCGGCGGCAGTCGTGACCGCTGACGCTGCCAGAGTGCCATTGCACGATGGCGCGACGGGTCAGGGGCGACAGGATCACACGCTCACAGGCGCTGCTAGGGCGTTGCACGTTGATGAACACAGGCAGGTGATCGATGGCGAAGTTCAGCATGGGTTGGGTTGTTTGGTTGACTCTGTTAGTCTAGAGGGTCGGCGGTCGATGCTGGGGGCAGCGTGTGCCACCCCCTCAGGTGTCCTAATAGTCGCTGAACACAGCAACCTGACGATACTTCACTTCACAGCAGGTGAAATCGTAACGCAGGGAGGAATCGTAGGTTGCCTGCCAATCTACAACCAAAGCACAGGGAACATCGTGCAGATCGCTATAGTATTCTTCAGCGAAGTCTGCCTCAGATTCATACCAACCACGGAAGCGATCATCACATCCTTCGATGTCAGAAACGCAACCCATTTCACCAATCAAAGCATCAACGGCATCATATCCGATCGCTTCACCACAGCGGCAATACTCTTCATAATAGGAGACAAAATCGTTCTCATTGTAGGTGTCGATGAACTCCAGCATATCATCCAGAGCATAGTTCTCATCGATCAATTCATCGATCTTCTCAACAGCAGCAGCGGAGAGAACTTCTTTGTAGTTTGCAGTCAAGGTGATGCTCATGTCGTTTGTTTGGTTGACTCTGTTAGTATGGCAGGGATTGGGGAGGAAGTCAAGAGGTCTGTGCCACTTGTTGGATTGTCACATCCCGTTCAGGAAGTCTGCCATCGCCTCCTGATACTCATCATAGGTTTTGAAGCGGTCAGCGAAGCGAGCGGGCACCTTGCCATCGAACTTAGCAGGGGCGGGCAGGTCGCGCCCCTTGGCGAGGATCTGCTGTTCATAGACGTTGGGGTTGAAGCGGGTCATTCGGTCTCGTTTGTTTGGTATGCTTTAGTCTACAGGGTCAGGCGGGGGATCTGGTCCCCCTTGTGCCACCTTGCCAACTGGTCAGGGCAGCACCGCCAGACGCTCAGCGAGTCGCGCCTTCGCTTGAATCTCCTCAAGCGAGGGGATCTGTTCAATCCAACGCATCTCACACTTAGAGTAATCGTATCCCTGAACTTCCAATTCTTTCATGTATGCCACAGCGGCGGAGTGATAATCGAACAGACGCAGGGAAGAGAAGTCTTCACCTTCATAATCCCATCCGCCGATGACAGCGTAGGCGCGAGGCGTTTCCATTTGATCTCCGTTTCGTTTGGTATGCTTTAGTATTGCACCGATCGGGGGGCATCGCAAGGGGGTCTGTGCCACCTGTGCTAGTGTCCACTGCCCCCTAGACAGACGCCCCCTAGGCGACTAACCTAGAGGGCGGGAGGGGAGGGAAGGGGGCAGCGAAGCGGCCGCCCAGTTTGTTATACTTCCAGTAGTTCAGGATAGTATTGCTGAACCTCTTCATTCAGTTCTTCATCGTTATACTTATCGTATCCCTCCATGAGATAATCGTAGCAGAGACACATCATAGTTTTGAGATCCATGTCATCCAACATTTGCTGGACAAGTTGATCCTGAAGTTCTTTGCGATCCATCATTTGTTCAGGGGAGAATTGTAGAAAGATTTGAACACCGAAATCACAATGATAGCGGTGGAGATGACACCAACGAACCCGAGGTAAGTTACAGCGTCACCAGTGAAATTGTAAGATTCAGGCATCGGATTTGTTTGACTCTGTTAGTATTGCATCAAATGTGGGCAGATGGTGATACCCTGTGCCACTTGTTGAACTGGCACAGGGTCACTTGACAATGATATCAGAACTCGATAGTCTCAAGGGTAGGAGAATTCTGATACTCATCTGCCGAATCTTCGGTCAGAGTATCAAGAACTGCCATCAGTTCGTTACCATCAGCGGCACGATTGAGCAGGGAAAGCATTACTTCTTTGGTCATGATGTTGTTGGGGGTAAGGTATACTATAGAGATTGAATATGATTAGACATCATATTCAATTGTCATCGTATCTTCGATGATATAATCATCGATGATATAACCATCTTCATCTAGAAAGATATCAGCCACCTCTTGTTCTACAATTTCTTGATACATTTCAGAAATGGTCATTAGTTAACTCCTTGAGGATTAATTAAATTTATAACTTTAAAGTTATAAATTTTAAATTTCTTAAAATTCAAAGATTCTGAGGTTTCTGAGAATTTTAAGTTTTCAAGGTTTCTGAGAATTCAAAGTTTGTTAAAATTCTCAGAAACCTCAGAATCTTCAGTTCAGGCGCATTCCAGAAAAGAAAGGAATTGCACCGCCTTCCTGACTCACAAACCACTCAAATTTCTTCTGAAACACACGCTCACCAGGGATACCATGCTCACAGAGAATAGCATTCAGGCGAGACTTGGTGGTGTTAGATTGCCAACCACCATCAAAAAGAGTAACAAAGCACTCGCCAATCTCAGCGATTTTGTTACCATGCAGGAAGACTTCGCTCACACCATCATTGGTGACAACTTTGGTGTTATCTTTCTGCCAATCTTTGCCGTTGGTGATAGCGGCGTTCATTTGGCGTTCGATGAGGCGCATGGGTCGTTTGCTGTTGACTTGGTTAGTATGGAGCCGATCAGGGCAAAAGTCAACCCCCCTAACCATCACCTTTGCTTATGGGTTCGATCAGGGGGGCTTATCGTTGAGTTTTCCACAGGGTTGTGGAAAACTATTGAAAGTTTTCCACAGGTTTTAGTATATCTGTGGAAAACTATTTACTTACCATTCAATATTATCTCCATCAAACTTAATTCTTTTCTGCTTCTTAGGAGTGCGTCCGAGATTCTTAATCTTAACGCCATACGTATTCTCTACTACTTGTTCATCAAACTCGTCGAAATCTTGATAGAAATCGTTTTTGTTGGAGTTCTTACTACGTGCCATTTGTTTGTTCTAAGGTGTCTACAATCGTCTGTAAGGGATATTGACAACCAAATTGGTGCAATCACCCCTTGACAAACATATTTATTGTGTGCTAGGGTCAGTCAACCAGCAGTTTCAGAGTGCCTTCGTTGACACTCTGGTTGATGAATCGACCCACCGAGATATCCTCAGAGTCGAATTCAGCAAGCAACTGACTATCAAATCCGACAGCATCTTCAGTGCTGTAAGTATAAGATTTGTCGGAATTGCTATTATACTGAATAGAAACCGTGTTCTTTTCAGTATCAATAACAATGTTTTTGATAGCAGAACTAGGAACTTCTTGGTAGTTTTTAACAGACATTCGATTGATTTGATCGATTACTTAGTAATAATACTATGGTCTTCTGAGTTTGTCAAGGGTTTTTTGATTAGTTTAACTTATATAACAATAGTATTATATTATAATATGTTATTATAATTATAATGTTTCTCAAAATTCTCAGAAATCTCAAAAACTTAAAAAACTTAAATATTAAGATTTCTAAAAAACTCGAAAACCCTTGGAAATACAGAATTCTCGGTTTTGACGCTTTTGAGATTTCCGAGATTTTTGAAATTTCTGAGATTTTTGGGTTTCCACACAAAGCTTGACAACTCGTTAGGTCGCGTGCTAAGACTACAACAACTCAGAGCATTTCGTAGCATATACGAAGGTTTCTGAGTTCATTATACTATTTCTACACACTATAACACTATCGTTATACATCACCAAACTATATTTAATTAAACCTTTCTTAATCTAATAGTTTTCCACAGGTTTTTCCACAACCTGACTATACCAGCACCTAGACAACTCAATAAAACGTAGACTGTAACTTAAATGTTTCATTCCGCAACCTTTGTATATCACTCAGACTATACTCTTCATCTACTACTACATTATACTCTAATGATCGTTTCATTGGTATGATTTGCATCATTGGTGTACCCACTGGTATAAGAGTAACACCATCAAGTACATGCCAAAAGAATTGTACATTAAGAGATGATGATTCTTGAGGATCAAGGATACCAGTTGTATGAGTAAACCTCACTTCATTATTATAGTGTACATGAGTAATAAGAAATACAATATCTTTAGGTGCTTGTACTCTCCATCCAAAATCAAATTTAAATATGGATGATAATGATGAGTGAGGTGTTGAGTGATATTGAGAAAATAATTCTGGTGGATGTAGGGAGAATTGTATAGGAGAATCTGTTGCTGCTATATTAACGATTGGCGACTGATGATTAGAGTCAGTGACGACACGAATATCTGTAGGTGTAGGTAATATCCATCCTGTATTCATCATTGAGCGAATACCAGGGCACTTAGCAATATTACCTATACGTTGAGTGAATGGGCATTTTTTAGTATGAAGATCTTTTGTCAGTTGTTTATACTGCTGATGTGGTTGTTGTAACCAAGATCTTTGAATTGATTGTGCTGATACGATTGGATAGTTTGCTGCGACACCATCAATGATATTATAGAATCGAATATTACGTTTCATAATACTTATTGTATGTTTCTTTTAGAAGAGTTAGAGCATCATGATATGGTGTGATATCAGTATCATATTCATCACCAAAATTCCATTCATTAAGTTGTTGAATAGCAGCAGTTGTTGCATTCATGAGAGTCAGTAAACCTTCACGATCTACAACAAGTGTTACCAGTGGTTCTTGATCAATTTTACTTGAGATTTCCATGATAGGGTATGAAGAGAACGTTTTGTTTAGAATCTGAGTGTCTAGCAGCAAACCAATCAAAGAACTCTTCTTCTAGTGCTTGTGCATTGATTCGATGTTTAGTTTTAAGTTGTGGTGTTTTACATGCACGAGAACGACTGAGTAGGTAATCGATACGAATACCCGCCCAATCGATGAGTTCATTGTAGTGTTGCTCTTTATTCATTGATAGTAAGAATCATTGAGAAATGATCATAAGATTGCATTGATTGATTTGCTGGTAGGAGTTCTTCAACAGATTTAACCCATTCAGCAGGGAATTTATCACGCTTTCGTAGTAGTTTAACAAAATCATCATACTCTAGATCAGATTGATCAATAACAACTTTGTATTGAGTTTCGTTGAGAGGAGCAAGAGTAATCATGAGTCGTAAGGATTATTTGAATGTAAAGCATAGTTAAACACTAAAGCAATCAATGCTAGAGCAAACCATGCTGCAAAAAATGTCATCATTGTGGTAATGGTTTTAAACGGCGAGAGACACAATCTTGGAATTGTTGCCATTCTTTTTCTGTGAAGTTGTCGGAAGCATAAGGTATGCCAACATAAGCAGCACAATAGCGAGCAACATTTTCTGGAACAGCATAAGGATCAGTGGCAGCAATCAGAGTAGACAGAGCAAGTTCAATCATGATTTGTAAACTCTTTCATTAACTCATTTAGTCGTTGATTAGATCGATAGTTTTGAATGATGTCAACGACACAATAACCAAAGGCAAATCCTGCCATGATAGTAGTAATAATCATAATAGTTTTTAGCGAGCGTAAAGATAAGAACCTGCCCAATCGGCATTAGCAAACAGATATTCGCGGTCAGAGATCAAACGAAGATCATAACGTACACCTTTGGCAGGTGCTTTAAGGCTAGCGGGTTTGTACACTTCACCAGTCTTTTTATCAATGAAAGCATGAATACTATCACGCTTACCATCGATACACATAAAGATCTTGTGATACTTACGACCAGAAGAATTCAGTTCGTAACCATAACCATCAGGTGCAACGTGAGTGAGAGCATCACACAACATCATACCATACTTAACAACATTCAGATACAGAGTGTTGCGAGCATCTTGCTCTGCTTGGAAGTCAGCGAAGGTGGCAGTCATTTGTTCTGTGCTGTTGTATGTATGATACCAAGGATGCCAGGACATGTCAAGGTATGGGGGCATTAGCAATCCTTATCGAACCATCGAGATTAAATACAGATCCACAATCAGGGCAATTCCACGAGTGAATTCTATCAGTTTCCCAGCTTGACACAGCGATTACAGTAGAGTAAAAGTATGGCGGGGAATGATTTTCATGATACTCAGGAGGAATTGGAAGTGTATGCCACAACGAATTACATACTGGACAATGAGAAATCTTATCCATTAAGTAAACTCCGCAATATAATAATCAACAGTCACCTCATTCTCCGCAGCAAGACGCTCAAGATCTTCTACATAATAGTCAATCAATTCCTTCTCACGATATTCTTCAATATTGAGAAGAATTTCAGACATGTCTTGTTCTTCAGTCATTTCGCGTAAATGCAATTAGGATTGTGAGGTTGCTGAGCACATGCTTTATCATATGCTTTCATCAATTCTTGATCACGTTTGATCAACATGCCATTCCACATCAGAACAGCAATCACACCAAGAAAAATGTAAGTGATGTTTTTGGATTTCATCAGCAAGCACCGTAGAAAGGATTACCGAGTTGGGGAAGATTAGAATTGTCGCGGGTCTGAACATAACCATATGCTTGACGCTCACGAATATCAAGCATCATCTCCACACGATTCAGAAACTTTTTAGATACTTGACCATGAGGAGCAAAGGTAACAGCACGAAGAAACCACTGCTGCGAAATATCACCATAAGGAGTTTTGACAGGGTAGAAGTCAACAATCATGTTGCCATCCTTGCTAGTCAGTTGGGGCGTTTGCAGAGTCTGCATCGGTCTGTCTCGATTACCTTAGTAGTATAAGGGATCAGGGGTCCAGTGTCAAGCGTCCCTTTGATTTGCTTTTCTTATGGGTCGCTGGGGTGGTCGATTTGGATTGCTTTTCTTTTGTGATTTTTTGCTGTTTTCTAATGTACTCTACTGCCTTGTCAGCGGTCGCAACATCTGCAATCTGCTGCCCATTGTAAAGTATAACGTATCTAGTGCCATGCCACGGCACTGCTGCATATCCATCTTTAGTAATCATCGCTTAACAATTAAAATTTCATGTGATTCTTTTGCTACATCCTGTGCTGGTGTTAGAATGCCACGATCCATTTTATTCTTACCAATTCTCTTCTCTCCTAGAGCATATGAGTAATGCCACTCTGGATAGTACAATTCAAAGTCTTTGTAATACTCTCGAATCGTTTCGCAGTTATTGTAAGATAGAATGAATGTACCTTTGTGATTGTGCAACAGATCACGCAGCTTTTCGTGATCAAATCCAGTGTGATGTACGTCGATGTTGCAGTTAGGATACATGCCTTTCAGCATTTTATTGTCGCTGTCCTTCTCTAGGTAGTAGGGCGGGTCCAGGTAAATGAAATCACGAGAAAATTCAGGAATGACATCCACGAAGTTACCTTGTGCCACTGATAATAGTGGATTGCGATAACTACGAATGTTGTCTACCATTTTATGCCACTTCTTCTCGTCCTGATAGATCTTACTGATCCATCCCAAATACATTGGACCATAGGACAAATTATGATTGAAATAGTAGTATGCTGCAGCAGTCACTGCTGACAACTGAATTGGATCACGCTTATAATAGTCTGTGCGCCAATCCTTGAGCAACTCCTGTGTATTCTCCCACTGAATCAAAATCTCTTTGATCTCAGCATACCTTTCCTTGGTAGGAGTCAGTGTCATCATCTCATCTGCTAATTCTTGTGGAGAATTCAGTAGTACATTCCAGAAGTTGACTAGAACATCGAAAATATCGAATCCCAGAACGGGCACACCATACTCTGATGCCCAACGCGACTCAAGACTGCCACCACCAACAAATGGTGAAATAATACGCTCAGGTTTGGTCTCGATGTAACCCGTAATGATATTATACGCTTTAGATTTACCACCAGCGTAGCGAATAGGTGTCTTCATAGATTCAACTGCTCTTAGATGTACGATCAATCTTGTATTGACCAAATGCTTCGTGAATGTTGCTGGGAAGCGAAACGCCAGTCTCCTGATAGTTCCACTTGGGATAGCAATCTTCAATGATATTATACTGCGAAAGGCAATTTTCTTCAATACCCTTTGCGCTCACAGGAACAACCACTTGATTAGACTTGAACAACCCAGGCACCTCAACTACAATGGGTTCCATGTAAATCATATACACTTCGACTTTATTACCTTTGTCGAGTTCTTCACGCATGAACCAGTTAATAGCAAATCGATTGATACCAGGGTCATCTTGACCAGCATTCAAATAAAAATTCATGCAACCTTGAATGCCACTCTTAGTGGAAGACTGACCAATTTTATATATCTCCTCGTTGACACACAGAATATACACCAGCGAAACGTGTTTTGTCTTCAGTTTCTTGGGGAAATTACTATCGTAATTCAGTGTCAGTTTAGTTTTGTGAAATACATGTTTAGGACCAGAATAAATTTCGGTTCCGTGTACAATTTCTCCTACTCGAATTGCAGTGGGAACATCAATAATTTTCATGGTTGGTTGGTTGGTATCTTGGTATTATAAGGGAATGGGGGGCGCTTGTCAACCCCCCTTGACACTCATGCAATAATGCTGGTGGGCGGCACCCCCTTCACAAAGATAGCATCAACAACTGCCTGCAGACGTTTCTGAATCTGAGCACCATAATTGCCGTAGATGGGTACAGTTACGAAACCAAAAGGTTTGCGATAGTTACCCAGATCACCAGCGGTAATCTTACCTTCCGCAATGTCACGCGCATCATCAGCATTCATGCGGATCACACGACCAATGGTTTGCGCCATCTCTACGATGTTAAGGTTACGAAGCAGCACACAATGCGTCAGACCAGGCACATTCATACCCTCAGACAGGATAGAATAGTGAAACACAACAAACTTACGATTGGGATCTTTGCCCCACGCAGTCAACGTGTCAAAGAATACCTCACGATTTACTTTGGTCTTGTTGATATATGCACCATGCTTAGCAGTGATGTGCATCACATCATAACCACGCTCAGTGAGATCCTGCAGCATAGAAGTTGCAGCAACCATTCCCCAAATAATCTTGCTGCTAGGTGCTGCTACGAGGATTTTCTGCCCAGCATCAGCATCAAGATTATCAATGATGTCAAGCACAGTATTGCTATCGCAATCAGCAGCGTTAGACTTGGTGCGAGCAACTGCAGGTTGCTCATGAACAACAATCTGGGGAGGAATGATGCTGCCAGACTCAATCAATTCCTGAGCAGGAACGATGTGAAGAGTCTTACCGAACACCAGAGAGTTGTTCATACCACGACCCATAGGATTCTTCGACTGACGAGGAGTTGCAGTGAAGAAGTAGCAGGCATTTGCCATCTGAGAAACCATAGCAGTTTTAGGAAAGAACTGCCTGCTGGTAGCATTGTGTGCTTCATCGAAGTAAGCAACATCAATATCTACACCTGCCTCAACAATCTTGTGCAGAGAGTTGTAGGTAGTGAAGATCAAGCAAGACTCACCAGCAGCGCGGGCAGTGTTGTTAAACAGACCAATCTTATCAGATTTGGTGCTGCTGAAGTGATGAGTATCACCAGAGTGAACATGAAGAATGTGAACATTCTTGGTGTCAATTACTTGCAGGTATTCTTCACACAACTGGTTGACCAGCAGCAGGCGGGGGCAGACCACAACCGCCGTCAGACCACGCTGAGAGGCGCTCAGACGGCGCTGGAGGTCCATGATGGCAATCAGAGTCTTGCCGCCGCCAGTGGGCACCAGAACGCTGCCGTGGGACGCTTGGAGCATGGCATCGAGAGCAGTCTGCTGGTGGGGGCGAAGTTTCATGGCGAATTGATTTGTATGAGACTATAATACAGGCAAAGGCAGGAGTCGTCAAGACCCCTGCCCATTAGCGTTGCTTATGATAGCAATAAAGTTTACTTATTCATCTGAAGTGTGGGCACAGGCATACCACCTTCGGTAGGCACATAGATGGTTACGTTACCATTTTTGCTACCATCTTCCAGACCAGTGATATACAAATACTGAAGATATTCACGATTATCTTTCAGACTATCACCGATGATTTGGTTTGCTTTGGCAACACCAGTAGCACGAATGATCTCAGCATCAGCAAGTTGTTGTGCCGAATCTTTCTTTGCTTGTGCTTCCAGAACTGCTACCTGACGAGTATATTCTGCCTTTTGCAGTTCTGCTTTACCAGCAAGAGATTGTTGCCACACATTGTAGAGTGGTCCACCAAAGAATAGCAGAGCAACGACAACTACAAACCCACCACCAATAACAATGGCAACAGGGGTATTAGGATCATTGTAACGAGTCATAATTTACCTCAAAAATTAAACAGCAAGGGCGCCAGAAGGAATTTCTACAACTTCAGGCAGTTTACTATCATCAAACTGATTCATATTATAGCACACCCACTCACGACCACGGAAGATATATGCAAACTCTTCGCTGTTATCAGGCAGAAGATATTCACACAGGTTAGCATCAAGACGAGGGGGGCAGTTATCACCACGAGCAGAATAATACTCGGGTTGATAGTTGCCATTCTCACCAGTCCAGCAAGTGCTCATGTCACCACCATCAATCAGTTCAGCGACTTTATCTTTGGTGTTGTAGTGAGTGTTAAGAATACGTCCCAACCATTCGGGATAACCATCCCAATGATGATAGGCAGACAGAATGCTGCCATCTTTCAGTTCAATACCAATGCGAGAACGAGTTGCCATGTCAGTTAATAAAATAGGAATCAGGTTGGTTCAGAACTTTACATTAACGCCAACAACTTTTGCCTTAGGATTGCGAGCGAGAGCAGTCTCACGAGCATTTTGAGGATTAGTAGCAATCACTTCTTCATCCCAAGTTTTACCACCAACATAAAGTTTGACGAGATAAGTCATGGGTGTCTCTCGATTACCTATGTAATATAGGGCATTCGGGGGCAGGAGTCAAGGGGTCGAACCATCAGGGTTTCTTATACATCGCTTTCAGTGTAGCGATTTCTGCTTTTAGTTCTAACATATCCTGCCTCAGATAGTCATAATCATTCTTCAAATATCCATTTTGTAGTGCTTCATCAACAAACTTACCACGATAGATGTTAAGTTCATCATCTGTCTCTACAAATAGATTCTGAAGTTCTTCATATTTGATTTTGAGTTCTTCAAAGTTACGACGCCAAGAATCACGCTCATCTCGCATAGCGTTATATTCCATTTGCATCAGTTCTTCGTCACTATACTGGTTCATCGCAGACATTTTGAATTGCTTCCATGAGCATAGCAGTGATCTGTTCTTCTGTCAAGTGATTGAACATTGCATACGCTGGATCATTTTTATCCCATGAAATAGTCAACGAACCATCTTCATTTTCTGTTATGCTCAATGAATCAGTAGACATCGTTAGTTACCTCAAACATAGTATAATTAATCAGAGCATCAATTTGTGCTTGTAGTCTATTTTCCAACTCGTAGAGTGCATTGGTAGTTTCTACATTTTCTTGTTCTAAAATATTCACTTTTTCTTCGAGAAATCTGACACGTTCCTCTAAACTATCGTTTTTCATGTGAAATCGCATTTCCTTTTCCTTGTAGTGATTTAGCAAGAAGATGACTATAATAATCTAGGTATTGAGGATCAAATGATGCTACAGAACCAGCATTTTTGATATGGTCGCGCATCTCGGTGAGTTGCTGCCATTCTTCGTCTGTCATGGTTTTTTTAGCGTTTGTCATAGTATATTATCAGGAAATGCTGATAAATCAAGGTTTCTTTATATTGTCTTTTTATTGTTGTAACAATTTGTTACAATACACCAACTTCTCTAAGATACTCACGATATCTAGCAAATCTACCAAGGTGTGGTTGACGTGGAATCTCCAACTGATGGCAAATTTCACAATAACATAACCATTCATACCATGGTGTAGTTGGATCTAACTCATGGTATGGATAGTAATCAGGTTTTTTTTCTCTTGTTTTAGAGTTTTCCACCTACTTCACCTTCATATGTTTTGGAAGTAGTCCAGCCTTCTTGGCATCCTTTAAGGTAAAATCTGGTTGCTGTAATACAAGTGTCTCTGTGTAATGACATGATGAGTCCTCTCCCATCTTTGTGAAAACTTTTCCAAGTTTTCCAGCGAGTTTCTTCAACACGGAATGTATCATCAATCCAATCTACCTCAGCAATTTCAGGGTGTTCGTTTGGGTGGTTCATTCAAATTCTCGAATACGATTTTTGATTGTTGCTGTGTGATATACGTTCTCAACTCTGGTGTCTCCTGCCATTCCCAGATTGTTCCATCTTTCTGCGTATGAGTCTTTGTTACTAGTTGTATTTTCATGGATCTCAATGAGTATTTGTGTTTCGTCATTCCAATGCCTCAAAACACCTGCTACAATGAAGCAGTTAGTGATAAGATATGTAGCGAAGATAATAGTGCGAATGATAGCAACCTTATCTGCTTCGTGATCTTTGTTGCTTGCTTTTTGCCCCAGTGCTTTCGCCCACCAGCGCCACATCATTCGTTGTTGCTTCATAGTCAGTTACTTTGTATCGTGTGATATGTTTAATGTAGTGGTCGTAGCATTGAAACCAGCAGGTTTTCTTGTCGTTGCCGTCTTTGTATTCTAAACGAATAGGGAATCCAGGATGAGGAAACTTAGCGGGGTCATTGCTGAGTTTAAGACTACATTCCTGTTGGGTAGGTGTAGGGATCTTTGTATCCTTCTTCTGTTTTGTCAGTTTGCCCCAGTTTTGATCCGTTTCCGCTTTGGCGGTAGCGCGGGTGTTCTTGGCAGACTTCGTAGCAGGCATCGTAGAAACTTTTTTCGGCATAACCACATCCTAACATGAAAGATTTAAAAATGTCAAGCAACTCGTGTGCATTGAGGTCGTCACACTTTGTTGAGATTGTCAGTGTCTTGGATGGGTAGCGTTCACCCATACACACCAGTTCATCGTTTTTGTAAGTGAAGGTTGTTGTACTCATCGTCCTGTTATGTCCTCATAGTCTTGTAGTTTACCATATTTGAAGTGCAATTTCAAGCGGGGCCAGTCCTCCCATGCTCCCTGCCAATTAGCAGGATACACTTCGATATACCTTGTGATATAACATGGTTGATATTTGCCATGCACACCAGTAGGAACCCATTCATGATTAAAAAACTTCTTGTCTGGATTATACTTAGGATGACCTTCTTCGTATATCTCCAGTGTGCTGCATCCAATATAACTTGGATACCACAATAGACCACTGGGATCTAACCAGTAGTCTGTCATGGTGCCACCAATACCATCTTCAATATCTTTGGTTTGGCACACCACATTTGTAAACTGCTCGCCCAAATCATATGATGAGCGGAAATAGTCGAACATACCCATAATTTTATCCGATTACTCTATAACATATGGTAGCATTACCACGACTGGGAGAAGAGATACGAGAGAATGCTGCGTAACTCAAATCTAAATCAGCATGGCTATATGGTCCCCTATCATTTATACGAACAATAACTTGCTTCATATTGTCTTGATTGGTGACACGAATTCTGCTACCCATTTTAAGATATGGGTGTGCTGCGGTTAATTGATAAGCACTGAAACGTTCACCATTAGCAGTTCTTTGTCCATGGAAACCATCACCAACACCATAGAAAGTAGCAATTCCACACATTAGACCAGCAATAATCATTCTGATTGCTCCCAAAGTTTGTTGTGTATTATTTCAATACATTGATTCCATTTATAAGAGTTTGTGTCATGCTCTTTTGGCAACCATTCTTCAACAGCATCCACAATCTCGTCACATATATCAATAGAGAAACCAAGTTTGTTTCTCATCACACTCCACAATGATTCAGTCATAGGGCACCTGCACATCCTTCTTCCATACATCAGTAAAGCACAACCATGGCTCCTCTTTGTGTGACATTTCTGCCATCCAATGCTGACCATTCTCATCAATCGCATCCAAGTAATGAATGCGAGTCTTAGGGTCAATCGTGCGAGTCACATACACAAACTTTACTTTATTCATTTCCTATCACCCCATAGTTGCTCAAAATGCTTACCATCTCTACCACAATACATCTCAAAATCTCTGGCATTTTCACAACTTTGACTTTTTTTGTCTCCAGTTATAAAATCACCAGTTACGATGGGATTATAGCACCGATCAAGTGAGTTATTCCCAAAAAGATGACCTAACCAACTTTTCCTATAGTAGAGACAATCTTTACATAGTTTTCGTTGTTCAGAAGTCATACTTCACCTCTGTTTCTTTCATACGAAGCAGGAAACTATCGTCACCAATGTCACCACTGTAGAGATAATCAATATGCTTCATAATCTCTGCCATCTTACGCAGTTTGGGGATTTGCTCCTGTAAAACATCAATCACATCAGGGTCGTGGTTGGGATACCATTCACAACCATAAGTGCGATCTTCATTCCTTTCCTTACCATTATTCTCAATCTCTACTTCCAACTCATCAGCAAATTGTGAGACCTTGTAATAGTCGTAATCTCCAAAGTGTCCGCCGCTCATTTCATTTCCTCGTATTCGTCAATCTTTTCGTTGATAAATCCAGTCATATCAATGGTGTATGGATTTGTGCCCTCAATCTCACAATCAAGGAGAAACTCCATAACAGCACCAAGGATCAGACATGCTTTACGCTTATCATCCATTGGTTGAGCAATGTAGTGAACAATGTGGTCGTAGAGTTCATCGTAAGTCATTGGTAGTCCTCATCATCAAAAGTAAAGTATTCGTAGATAGCAGACATCACAGCTTCGTCAATCCTTTCCATAACGGCACTTGGCAAAGGATTCTCTACATGTTTGTGTGCAAGATGCCAACCACGACGCACACCTTCTTCAATCGCCATCTCTAAGATGACACGAGTTTTAGCTTTCATTCTTCATCCTCCACAACTGCCCAACGATTTAGTGCCTCACGGATAGTTTTCCTAACTTCAGGATAAAGATTGTAATACCCTCCAATCTCATCCCAAAGTTCATCAATTTGTTTATCAGTGGGAATGTTAGTCATTCGATTACCTCTTTGATTTCAGAAATGATTTCCCAGTGTGCATCAGATTTGTCACCGAAACGATTAGTTCCAGTGCGAGTGCTGACCCACATAAAGTATTTGCGATTCTCTGATGCTAAGAATAACTCACCACCAGTATCCTGTTCTACAATACAAACAGGATTGCCCTCCATGATGTTAGCAAAACGATTCTTTGCCTTGCTGCTTTTGGGTTTTACGATAACCTTTCTCATTTTGCAACAAGCAACAGAATAGCAATAACGACAAAAGCAAGAATAAGAGTAATCCACAAGGGAGACAATACCCACACCCAAGGCCAGGAAATGACTCCAGCAAGTTTCAAACCAATAAACAGAATGGTGAGCATACCAGTGAAACCAATACCACCACCAGAAGAAGAGTTGTTGTTAGCCATGTAGATGCTTAAGCAGTTCGGGGAAGTTTGCTTTACCATGTAATAATACCCCACCCACCACGCACATGTCAAGTAGGAAGAGTATTAGTAAAAATAATGTGATGTATAACTTATCCTTATCAGACGGGTTCATGGATACCTGCCGACAATCTCAATAGTATATCTTATCTGTCCACCAAATCCAGTAAATGAGTTATCTACTTGTGCCGAAATAGATGATACACATGCTTTTCCGTTTGCCACATCATTTATCACCTTGCACATTTGCTTTTCCATTTCTGTGACTTGTGGCAACCGAAATGTGTTTGGATTAACAGATGATGTAGTTTTGCCGTTACTAATCAGTGCATCGGGTTTGAAATAGCTGCCATCCATACTGATAGCACCATTGTTTATAGTGGCGGCAGGAATGACAAATGCACCACTATCCATGATTTCTGACCCACCATTGATAGTTAATGATGGTTTTGGTGGATTTACATTGATAATATCATCTGCCATACTTCCAAGCAGTCCAGATGATGTGTATCTTTCCTTCATCTCTTTGATGGATAGAGGCGGCTTTTTTTCTTCTACGACTTCTTCTTTCTTCTCACCGTAGATTTCTTCAAATTTTTGAATAAGCGGGTTTGTCATTGATATGATTCTCCATAACGATGATATCTTTCAAAGTTGCGTGGTGCTGATGTCAGAAAATCACAGCGAATCTCAAACCACTTCCAGCGGAATGAGAATCCTGTGAGTGATCTACTACCGAAGCTAATCAGCAGCATAGGGAATATTTCTGTAGCAGGATAATCATCCCACTGAATGACAACATCCATCAATGCGAAATGTGGATACCATCCAAGCAGTTGAAAATACCATTCGTGCCCAAAGTCTTCGTAGTGGTAGTAGTTGAAGAGTTTCATTCTGCTAACCTCAGTTTGCGCTCGGGTGAAGGGATATGTATACGATATGCATCATCATACGGATAGACATATTCATAATACCAACCTACATTGATGGTCTCCCAGAACTCTTTCATTCCCCAGTAATCACCAGCATTATAGGCTTCAAGGGCACTGCAGATATAGCGGAATCCTTCAATGAAGTCTTCCCATTTGCTTTCTTTAAACCTCATGGCGTTTCATCACTCCAATAATATCTCAGTTGGTCTCCAGTGATATTCAAATGATAAATCTTACCATCTTGTCCATAAACACCAATCCACAGTGCTCGTTCGTTCATACTTTCCAGGTGAAACAACTTCACCTCTTCCAGTACAATTTCATCAGGGTTTTCAGTCCAATTTACTAATTTAGTCATGAGTAATTAACGTGTAGATGTGATTGCCATGTGAATGCAGGTTGATCACATCGATGTACTTGAACTTTTACATGATTTGGTATCAGTTCAGCATACTTTTCCATGAACTCTTCTTCAGTCAGTTCATCGCAACCACGCAAGTAATGATCATCAGGTACAAACTTTGCGAATCGTTCATACTCACGGTCTCGATCAATTAATTGATAGTTACGGCAAATTTGTAGCCAATACGATCTACCCTCACCAGTGGCAAAATAATCAATCGCAAAGAAACGATAGAATGGTTTGTCAGTCATAAGTGGAAAATAGAAATACTTTAATTGTTTGTCCGTCATCTTGAAGACTTACCTGAACATTAGAGCATTCATATCGGACAAACTCTCTGCCATTATCAGTAATAACTTCAACACGGGTAACATCTGGATAATTCTTCAGAAAGTCTCCATTTGGTTGTTGTATGTCTTCAGTCATTCAGTTTTGCCTCCAGTTTCTCAATCCTATTCATAAGTTCTGTGATAATGTGTATCAAAGAACGATAATCAATTGATTCCGTATCATCACCATTCTCCATATCAATATAATTTGAATAGAGAAGTTCTTGTGTAAGGTTTCGTTCAGTCATTGTTTTGTCTCACTCGTTCAAGAAACTTGGTTGCTTGATTGTCTAATTGTTCGATCAGATCTTCAATATCACTGATAGAAATATGAGTGTATTCATCATTCAGATATTCACAACGCAGGGCATCAATCATGGATTGAAGAGTAATCATTTGTGTGTGCTCTGGTGTAATGGGTGTGCCGTGAGGCAATCCAGCACATTCCATATTGTAGTAATCATTATATCGTTGTAGAACACGATTACTTTTTTCTCTACGTTCTGCCTCTTCAAGCATTTCTTCGTGTTTCATAGCTCACCTCAAAACATACTGAATTAAATTTACCTTTAATGCCTCTAAGTTCTATTTTAGTATGCTGAGAGTGAACATGCACATGCTCAACATAGTATTTGTCACCAACTATTAGAATACCAGTGGGGTCGGTATTATTTCCCCACTGAACTTGTTCTCTACTACAACCAAGAAACTTTACTGTGTTTCCTACTCTGATTTTATCCATTAATGCCCACCCAAGATTAGGCCAAGTATCTCTATATATTTGATTGAGACGCTCGTTGCCGTAATCGATCATCTTGGTTGTTCTTTTGTTTGCGTATACGCACAATCATACAATTCGTTAAGTATTTCATTACACTCATGGTATTGTTTACTATCATGAATACATTTATCAATTTGATAACGACGGACAGAAGTAAAAATTAATTTATATTGTTCAGGTGTGAAGTTCATAAGTAGGCGGATGATATTTTAGATATTCATAAAATGTAAGTTTCATTTCTTTCTTTGACATGCCACAATGCTTTGCTGCTGCTGGTAATGTCATTTTGGCATGAAACAATGCTTCGTTTGCTTCTTTAACATTTTGTGGAGTTGTCTTAACTGGAATATCTACCAAAGATAATAGTGGCATTATTAAAAAAACCAAATTTGAATAAGTTTTACTGCTTCTACAATAGCAAAAAAGGCACGAATTGTCAAGATATCCCACATTCTCATTTTCTGAAAATGTGGCCAAGACATTGCATTACCTATCATTCTACAATAGATACCAACTTCAACATTCGTAAATAGAATAACAATATATCCCACCACAAACATCATATTACCAACTACTCTCAACCAACTAAGAATAGGATAGTTGGGATCTATAAATCTATATTGATTCAATCAGTTGCCCTCCATTGTGCAACTTTTGTGCGAACAGATTGAAACTCTTCAACATGCTGAAGAATACGATGTGCTGCTTCTTTTGCAGTTTCTTGGTCATCTTCATTCCAACTGGAAACTTCAGTCCAAACGTAATAGATTTCATCGATAATGGAATCTACGAGTTTATCATAATGAGTCATTTAATTACCTCCAGTTGACGCTTGAGCGCCTGTTTACGAGCTTTTGCCTGACGCAGCATCTGAGGTTTCAGAGTACGTTTTGCTTCTTTTTTAGAATGATGCTGCCAGTTGGGCGTGGTCATTGTTCTATCCTTTTATGATTATATAGGACTATTGAAAAGTAGGACAAGTGAAGTAAGAAACTTCATCACCTTCTTCTGCAGTTCCCCACTCATGAAACTCTTGGCACAGAGCGAAGATATCAGCGTCACGTCCACCCATCTTGTCAAGGATTTCGAAACGTGCCTCTACATATTCAATAATATTTTCAACAACTTTTTCAACGTCGTCAGATTCGATCATAGGAACAACGCCGTCGTCGCCGTAGTCGATGATGCCTTTCATGAGAGGGGTCTTTTTGAGTACAGAGTCAGTGTAGCACCCCCGTCAACCCCTGTCAAGCCCCCTCGGCAGGTTCCTCGTCTGGCGGGAATAGTCTTTCGTTTTCAAATACACTATTACCATTTTCATCAAAAATGTGAACATAAACATAATATTCATCATCCATTTCACCTTTAAATGGGAACCACTCTTCAGCTTTCTGAATAGCAGCCATGGCATTGTTGACAAAAATATAATTATGTAGAGATCCTTTTACACCTGCAAAAATTTCTGGAGGTAATACATTATTATAATGAGTCCAAACCTCGTTAATTTTATCTACATCTTTAGATTGATCAAGACCAACTGGTTTGAAATAAAGTAAAGCTTTTCCAGCATTTCTTGCTGCTTGTTCTAAAAGATCAATGAATGAAAATACTTCGTGCATTATTGTAACCCCTCGTAATTACCAAATTGTCTTTTAAGTTGAAATTTAAGATTTAAAATGCCTTCATATACTTCTGGCATTTCCGTTAGCAATCTGTCATTGTATTTATCCCACAGAACATGCAATTCCGAATGCATATTTCTGATGACTGCATTTTGAATGGAAGATTCAATCCAAAACACTATAACTTTTCTCGAACCTTTGGTGACTTCATTAACTTTATGTCTTAATCCAGTTGGATAAACAATTAATTTACCCGCTTCTGGTTTAAATTTGAGTTCTTGATTACCTACCATAATACATAATTCTCCACCTTCATATTCATCTGGAGAAGATAGAAAACAAGTAGCACTATAATCTGTTCTAGTTCCCGACATCAAATAGTGATCATTATGAAATCCATAATGCATACCTTCATCATATTTCAAAAAATAGATTGAACCAAACTTTCTTACACTGAGTAGATCACTCAAATACATATCATCACAAAGACATTTCAAAAACAAACCAGAAGCTGCTTGGTAGTGTTCATCAACCACCATTTGCTTGTTGTTTTTGACATTCTTGGATCTAGGTCCAGAGAACTTTCCATCTTGAAAGTTTGAAAACTCATAAAAATTCAAAAAATGACGTACTTTAGTGTCATTTAAAAAATCAAGTTCATAAATCATATAATTTTATTCAGTAGGAGGGGTTTCTGCGTCTTGGTGATATTGTTGGAATTCTGATAGTTCTTTATCAATCATAGCATCCAGAGCAACAGGATTTGTGTTTACAAATGGTACTAGATTTTGAGCAGGCAATTCATAAGTCATATCAATCTTCTTCATTGCATTGTCAAGAAGTTTTCTTGCATTTTCATAATTAAGATCTTCAACATTTCCAATGCCTTCGAGGATAGATGGTAGACCAAGATGCTCAAGGAATCTAATCAATTTGAGTTTTGCTTGAACAACTGCTTTACTTTCAAACTGATCTGGTGTTGACAAATATTCTGGTCTTGTTTCCGAATCTGGGAAGTAAATAAAATATTCTTTTGGTCCCATAGGAAACTCCACCTTCAAGGTGTTAGTTTCCCAATCTGGATGATCACTCATATCTCTAAGATATTGGCGATACTTGAACCACATTTCCTTTTCACCTTCATTCTTGAAAGTTACATCAGGAAGAACTGCCCAATCGCTAGCAGCAAGATACTGATTACGCATGTTAAGAACATTTTGCTGATAAACAGTATTTGCTTCTTCTGCTTGCTGTTTTACTTCCTCAAGGATTCTTCTATAATCACTAATTTTTATATTTTCATACGCTCTCATACATGCAGAGAAAGCATGTCTTGCATCCTCTGGTGTTGCTTCCACGAAAGTATATACTCTTTCTACACTTTCTCTAATTCTATAGTCATATACTTGCTTTTTCTTTTCACAGAGAAAAGATCCATCGTTATAGTATTCAAATAAAATTATAGCATCTTTATCAGAATGCCAAAATTCTCCAAGATCTTCGTAAAGATCATTTAGATCTTTCTCGTTAATCTTAATTGCTTTACCACCATAGTAAATAATGCTTTCGGAAAGCAATAACTGCAACAATAGAGTCTTTTCTTCCATTTTTTTTGCTTATCCTCTAGGAACTTTGATGTACCAACCCGTCAAAACATATTTATCTTCAGAATAAACTGTTAATCCTCTATGAACATGGGTCATACCTGCTGGCCAAACAACACAGGTTCCAGCCTTTGGTTGTATTCTTGTTTTTTGATATAAGAATTCTGTTTCGCCTTCATTTTCTGGAAGATCATTTAGGTAGATCATCCAAACCAATTCTCTTTGAGCATGATGATACGATCCTGCTTCATAATGCCAAACGTGATACCCACCGCAGGGAGGAGTTCTTTGCATTTTGATATCAGTAGATACCATAGGAACACCAGCCAATTGACCATATTGTTCAATATAATGCAAAAAACATGCTTGAAGGTATTGATTAACTTCAGATGATAATTGATCGTTATGATAGTTTAAAAGAATACTAGTGTCCTTTCTACCAAGATTTTTTGTGGAAAATTGCTGTTTTCCATCCATTAAAGTATCTAAAACACTAGGTCCATCACTTTGTTGATGAATAGAATTTGTAGACGCATCAGTATCAACTACTGCGTTAAAATATTTGATTAATTTTTCACAAACAAATTTAGGAACATGATTTTCCCAAACCCCGATAAAATCCTGAAAGTCGCCTTTCATCAATTCAATAGGTTTAATAGGCACAATTGACATAAATTACTCCAAAAAAATTATATGGCTTTGATGAGATATTTATTCCTGTGATAAGGTTGCATCATAGGCAAAGTTTCGGCACTTGTCAAGTTCATCGAAAGTCTAGAATCAAATAATGTTCTAGAACTAGAAGACATAACAAAAGATCCTTGATTCATTTCCATTCCCGCTTGAGAAAGTGGAATAATTTTAGTTACTGTGTTATCCAAATCAGTTGCAGCATTGGCACCTGGAGAATAGGAAGCAGATTGTGCTCCAAGATTGCCACCAAATTCATCATGCCCCCATGTAGCAGAGTTTGGTCCAACAATGCTAAGTTTATGTGTATGTTTTCTTAGCGGTTGACTAACTCCTGGATTAGTAAATGTAACAGATGGAGCAGAAGTATATCCAGCACCAGCAAAAGTGATGGTGACAGAAGTTACCGAACCACCGCTGATATTAACCGAAGCAATAGGACTAGACCCACCCGCTGGAGGATCACTAAAAATAATGGAAGGAGCAATAGTGTATCCAGATCCTCCACTATTAACAGTAACACTGCCAACTCCTCCACCAGATAGATTAGCGGTTCCAGTAGCAACAGACGTACCAGCTGCTCCCTGAACAACCCTATTGTATGTCACAATAGTTTGATCGTTCAACGCCTGCCATACTGGAATTTTATCATTTACTGGACCTGGACCACCATCAGCTGTACTACCAGCAGTAGCACTATTAACTCTTCTACAATGTGTCAAAGAGTGTGTATGTGGTGGGGCTTGATAAACACCAGCTTGTTTTAGTGGTCCAAGTACCTGAGTGATATTACCACTAATATTTGCAGTAACATCAGCAATTGCCGTATCAAATCCAGAAGTTCTGTATGTTCCGATATCAAAAGTATCGTCTTGGGTTGGATTGAGCTGTCTTAAACTATCAATTACATATTGACCACCCCTAGATCCTGGTATGTTAATACTGGCAGTAGATCCTCCACCTGGAGCGGTTGATGGCGATAATCCTGGACTAGATGTTGAGTTGCCATCAACTACACCAGTTCCACATACATACCTACCTCTATAATTCGGTAGATTGAATGTTCCAACATAATTTGGATAAGATCCAGTAACAGTACCACCATAACTGGTTCCTATTACTTGATACAATGCATAGTATTGATTTGGATTTAATGCAGATCCATCACATTCCAAATACCCAGGATATCTTGACGAAATCTGCCAATCATCACTACCACTAGACCACCCAGATGGTTTAGCTATACAAATTACTGTGCCTATTGCAGCACCACTCTTCTGAATCTGTTGTGAGTAATACTTTGGCATGGTTAGTACTTGATTAGATATTCTACTAAAATGAATGGAGGTTGAAGATCGTTCATGACTTCGGTATTATCAATTCTTAACGTAACATTGGTAACTATGTTTTCGGCACTTATATTAAAAGTTGGTATGTTGCCATTAATTGATCTACTAGGATTACCTCTTTCAATAACATGATCATGAGCCGTATCATTTAAAGTTAGTCCAGTTGACGGAACAATACTAGTAGCGGCTTCTACACCCCAAATATCTTTTTGTGAATATCCACCACCAGTATCAGCATCACCACTAACAATTTTACTGGTGGGATCTTCAATACTAGCAGTATTAGAGAAGTGAGCATGTGGAAGAAAAGTATCATTTGGAACTGTGTTGCTACTAGTAGCAGAGTTAATTGTTATACTAAAATTACCACTAAATGCAACTGCTCTTCCTGGAGCAATAAAAAATCCAGTAGAACCAGCGGTATTTCCCTGGTAACTCATTTGGGCAGTTACAGTATTTCCTGTTCCTAAATTAGAACTTAATTCCGTAGCAATACCAACTCTTCTATTTTGTGTGCCGACAGTATTGTTGTTAAAAACAGCAGAATAAGTACCACTTTGAGCACCAGCTCGAACATATTTTGACCCCAGATCAGGTAATTGGAATTGTCCTCCAGTTCCATCCTCATTTGCTTCCTGCAAGGTAATATATGGTTTTCTGTAAATACTATCAGCACCAACACCAAGAACAGCTTTTAAATCTGGATATAAATCTCCATTCACAACACTACCATCACACCTCAGATAACCAGCTGGTATTTTACTTGTCCAACTCGAAGAAGCGGGATCTTTTCCATTTAATTCGACAGGAAATGGATAGATCGTACCAACTGCTCCACCAAATTTTCCTTTTTCGAAAGAATAGTTTCTCATTTTAGTATGCCTTTATAATATATGTTGTTGTTACCGAAGCAGTTTCAACATCAGCATTATAAGAAAGAACACTTTGATTATTTGCATTTGCTGGAGTTACATTTCCAGTTTGAATATCAGAAATTGTTACAGCAGTTGGAGATCTGAATCCTCCCATGTTAATACTATAGTTAATATCGGCATGACTATGCCCAGTTAACTGAGTAGTACCAGCATTCACCCCACCCCAATTATAAAAAGTTCCACTTAAAGTAGTTGGCCAATTATAAGGATCTGTTTGCAACACAGTATCATCACTACTACCCAACCAGTTTTTTGGAGCTGCATTAATACGTGGAGGACTATTTGTATTAACTGGACCACTAGCATTGAACGAACGTTCATTACCACTTCCACCTAATGGAAAACCACCAAGCAAAGAGTTTTTATATAATGCGTTCACATTATTAGATGTCCAATTCAATTCACATGCATATGTTGTAATAGTAGCACAGCAGTCAGCCCAACCAAAAGGTCCACAACCATTGAAAGGACCATTAACAGCACCATTTTGACAAGACTCAATTTGAGGAGAGTTTTGTTTAGATACCGAACTATATCCACCACTATGACTATGACTTGCTGTGTGCATGTCACCCAATTTTCTTTCGGCAATAATTACAGATTCAAAAATTGCTGGTGGATTCGGCGTGACATCAGAAATGACTCCACTATATCCAGCAGTAGAAGAAATATTATTATCAATAGCACCAACTAAATCAATTGTAGAAGTATAATTAGTGTTATTTGCATTTGCGCTATCATTACCAACTAAAGCGGTGAAAACTGAAGATGTTCCAGCTGGAATGTATGCAGTATCATTTTTAAAATCTACAAGCGCCTTAGCACCAATATCTGGCAATCTAAATGTTCCCGTACCAGACCCATATGTAGTACCAATAGTAGAATAAAGTAACGGAAATTCAGTATTATTTTTGTAAGTTCCATCACAAAGTAACCATCCTTTAGGAATCTGAGTTAATGCACCAGACCAGGGGATGATAGTACCTATTGCCATCCCCTTCATCGATTTAATTCTATTATAATTAACCGACATATTAGATCTCCATTAACCACCAACCTTGAGCATCAGTATCAATTGCTACACCACCGCCGTCAGTTGCACCAAAGTAAATTAAACCAAATGAAGCGTTAGGTGTTTGAACCAACAATTCACCACCTGTCCAAGCAGAACCTAACCCACCAGCTGTAGAACCAGTTGCATCCCCTTGAACTTTGATTCCAGTAGGAGCTCTGAGTATTAAAGTACACTGATAAGAGAGATTTCCACCAATGTCAACGAATCTAATCATATCACCTGTTTGAGCTGTTGAAGGTAGTTTGAGAATTAATGTAGTGTTAGTTCCAGCAGGTCTGATAATGTATCCCTGATTTACTCCTAAGGTAGGAGCGGTAGAATCAGTGTTTGATCCAGTAGCAAACCAATTCCATCTCGATCCACCGCTAGATGTTCTGTAATTTGTAATACCGAAAGCATCAATACTTGCATCTTGTTTAAATTTATATGGTTTGGCGTTGCTAACACCAAGTCCATTAATTAGTAGAGAAACATTAGCAGAAGAAGGAGTAGCGGTAGAAACTCCTGTAACTGTTAAGTATCTGCCAACTATAGTATCACCAGTTGAAGCATCAACCGTAAACTTATTAGTATTTATAGCAAGGTTTCCGAGGAAAGATGTATTGCCATTTGCAGTATCAACCTGGAATGTTGTAGTTCCAGCGCCATTTGTAATTGTTAGATACTGGGTAGAAGCAGTAGAACTTCCATTTAAAGTAATTGTATTTTCTACTGTTAATGTACCAGCAATATTAGTATTTCCATCAGCAGTTCTGATTGTAAATGTTTCTGCTGTAGATCCATTAGTTACTACTAATTTTTGTGCGGTTGAATCAGTTGCAGAATTACCAGAAAGAGTTAGCGTATCATAAACAAGTAAAGTTCCAGTGCCATTTCCAGTGGTTCCTGTAGGATTTCCTATGATCGTGTTACCAGTGGTTGAATCAACTTCAAATACTGTTTTTGGAGATACCGTTCCACCATCAGTGATCGTCAACTTCTGAGGAGACGATGCGTTGATGGAAGTAATTATCATAAATTCATTATCAATCTTGAGAATATCATTCGTCTTGAAAGATCCACCAAATTCTGCCAGATTAATTACAGAACCATTTACTGTGTATGCAGCGCCACCAGAAGTACCACCGATATCAACAACATTAATTACTGGATATGTTTCGGATAACTGGAAGATTTGATCGCTTCCAGAAGTAGAAACATTTACAATATAATAACGAAGAGCAGTAGTAGTTATTCCAGTGATAGATCCAACACTGGTAAATGTGACTCTATATCCATTCTCTAAGTTGCTACCAGCAGATGTCAAGAAGTTTGTGCTTGCATTAATGCTGCTAACTGTTTTGTTTAGTGCAGAAGCTGGGATTGGACCTGGATCAACGTAAGTTGCACCAGTTACCTTATTCAATTTGTAGATAATAGTATCATCTAGATGAGCAGCAGCGGTAGTTCCATCAACTGCTCTACTTACCGTCATGGTAAATGGCGAAGTAGATGTTGGTGGAGTTGTAACTCTTACAATTTCCTGATCAATCAAGAGATAATCAAATTGACTGATACCAGCAGCATTCTTAACTGGTAGTGTTGTATCAGATGAAGACCAAGGAACGCCACCAGTGGTATCAATTTGAGTATACTTGAGAGTTGCGGATCCGCCTACTGTTCCACTAGTTGTTATGGTAACAGCAGATCCGCCAAGAATAGTAGATACCTGGAAACTATTAGAAGTTCTATTAATTACATAATAATCAACACCAGCAGTAACTCCAGTGAAATTAGAAATATTTGCAAATCTAATTATATCATTATTATAGAACTTATTATCAATTACAGAGAATGTATTGCTCGTGATTGAAGTGATATTTGTAGCGCCATCAATATCATCAATATACTCATAGTAAGTAACATTGAGATTAGCAAGAGAACCAATGGTATGTGCTGCAGCAGTTGTATTGAGAGATGCTCTAGTTACGCTTACCGAAGAATTTCTAAGACCACCGATGATAGTTAAATCACCATAATCGGTGATATTTCCATTAACGATTAGAGAGTTTCTGATAGTAGTATTACCAGCAACCGCACCCATATTGATGACAGCGGCAAAATTACCGATGTTAAGTACGTTTGCTGTTCCTGGGTTGTTGAGGAAGTTAAAGGTAGTAGCACTAGTCTTGATAGAACCACCATTAACTTCAAGATCTCCATCTAATTGTACGTTCTTATTTCTAATTGTTAGTCTGGATCCAGATGAATTATTAAATGCGCCACCAATAGTGATGTTGGATACAGCAGTTAGAGAAGAAGAAGCATTGCCAATATTAATAGTCGATGTTGTAGCGCCAGTGTGTAGATTTAGTGTAGCAGTAGTAGCAGCAGTGCCAATCGAAAGACTTTGCGTTGTAGCAGAATTGCCAATATTTAAAGTTTGAGCACTAGTTGCACTATTGAATAGATTTGCAGTAGTTGCAAACCCAGCAAAATTCAAGGTTGTAGCAGTACCAGTAGTATTCAATAGATTGAATGTTGTGGCAGTTGTGGTTAGATCGCCACCATTAACTGCTAAATCATCTTCGAAAGTTAGTGAACCAGTAAATCTTGATGTTCCAACAACAACAAAGTTGCGATCAAGTTGAGCATGAGTAGCATTAATACCTACTCTACCATTTGTTAATCCATTCGGAGTGGTAGCAACTCTTAAGGTTGAAATATTAGAAGGTGTTGCACTATCACCACCAACTAAGAAAGCATAATCCTGATTTGTCTCAGTTTTGGTAGTAGAAGATTCAGTGGAATAAGATAAAATTTTCTTACCACTAATAAATGCATTACCAACTAGATCTAAGTTAGCTCTTGGAGTTGTCTCAGTAGAAACAAATGCAGTTTTGTAAGCAGTGTGTGCAGATCTAGCAACTGTATTAATACCTAATTTATAATCACCAATGCTAGTAGTTTCTGTTCTTAGTGCTTCTGCACCAATTACACCCACTTCTTTAAATGCAGTTTGAGATCTTGCAATATTGATAGATGGTTGTGCTACTTGATCAACAGGATATCCATTATTTGGTGTTGGAATTGCAGTGTAAATTGGTAAATTAGCATTAGTTAAGATATTAACATATGCGTTACCACTAGCAAATGGATCCAATACACTTGAATATACAGGCCATACACCATTAACTCCCTGTAGACTTCCAGTTGCACCAGTGATTCTAATTTGAGTTGAAGATGTAATACCAAGTGTATTGTTAGTAACACCTGTATTCCAATTCAATCTAATAACAGTTCCAGTAGAGTTTCCTTGAATTCCTAGAATTTGTGGATTTACTCCAACCGATGACTGATTATCAATAGTAATATAATCGTTCGCATATACCCAAGCGAGAGAACCAGTAAATAAGGTCTGTGCTCCCTTGAACAATACATCACCAGATGCGAGTGGCGCTAAAGTATTGAAGTATGCGTTTGCTGGTTGATCTGCACCATATAATGAAGTTGTGTTTGGTGTTACATTAGAAATAGCACCTCTAAATGTGTATCTCTGTGTACCGCGTGGATGCATATTCCAAACGGCAGAAGAAATAGTATTCTGATGTAGGGTGATATCTCCTGTTTTTTGACCAGCAATATTTGTCTCTAGTCTTTGATCATAATTTCCATCAGCAAATGGTTTTCCACTTGTATCGGTATAAATTGTCAATGCATTGCTGTTCAATACAGCTCCAAGCATTGTTGGACTTTGAATAGCAACTGGGCAGAAGAATGTGCTTGTCTTGGTTCCCTCTAATCCAGATACTGTAATGATATCATTGAACGTAACTGGAGTATCAAATGTTGTTACAAGAGTTCCAATATCTTCCGTTTCGTCAGCAGATTCAACCAAGATTGCCTGCTCTAGGAATGTCTCTTCGCCTGTAATAGCATTGATCTTACGATTACCGATATAAAGGTCGCCATTAGAGTTTAGACCCGTGTAGAAGACGATACCAGCGTCCTCACGCTTCGCTTGAGCATAGAAGTCTTGCGTGTCCGTTAGAACGACTTCCTGACGCGCTGGGAAACCAGTAGAGTAGTTACCAGGACCGAAACCTAGGTATTCAAAGGTGTGGTTACCAGAACGAGCAATAGATGGACGACGAAGTTCTACATAAAGTTTCTTCTCCAGTGGATATGGCGAATCTCCACAGATAGAAATTTTTCTTGCTTCAGAACCAGCAGATGCTGATCCTGGTTGTGCTTGAATTACATTTGATCCAGTAAATGTATTGAGTTTGGTTCCAGAATCACTGATTAAATCATAAACAACTTCTTTGGTAAGAGATCCTTTAGAATCGTTAACTGTCACCAATCCATGAACATAGTTGTCGGCAGCAGATATCGTAGCTGGAGGATCTAGTAAAGTAGCAGAACCTGTGTCTATACCCTTGTACCACTCAGGATCATTTTTATAGAATTCTGGGTAAATTTTTGATACTGGTTGCGAGAATCTAAAGTTTCTAAAGTTTTCCCCAACACCAGATCCAGTAGGATAAGGTCTGATGTCACCACGGAGACAAGTCAAGTAATAAACACCATCTTGTTGTCCGAAAATTCTTCTGCGAATTGTATTAATATCAAAAATATAATAAGTATTCTCAAAATCATCTACGTCTTCTACATCAGCGATAGTGTACGAAACTCCATTATCATCATTAAGTGTATCACCAGGAGTCATCGTGTAAACGTTAGCACCCTCAATAACATACAAGAAATTAGCAATATCAGATCTTCCTGAGTTTGCATCTTCTAGAAGAGTAGCAGTAACTTTTGTAGATCCAGTTCCCTGACTGAAAGTAGTGGTTACGTTATTATTGTAATCAATACTAGAATTACCAGCAAAATCTTTCAAGATCATGTAATAGTTATTTTGATATGCAAAATAAGCATGTACATAAGCAGTTCCAGAAGAATTTCCAGACCACGTAACTTTATTTGTGTTATTTGAATTAGGAATACTACCGATAAAGTTACCCGATCCACCTTGAGGAGCAGAAATTTTTACGGTTGTGAATAGTTTTGTCTTGTAATCATTATTATCAACACCAATATCAAATACAGTTAATTCTAGATAATTTTGATTAGAGATTTGTCTCTTTCTAGCAGACTGAATGGTGAATGAAATTTTAGAATTAGTTTCTACACGCTTAGGATTACCAGCTGGTGAAGAGTCATAAGTACTGATGTAATTAGGATTTAAAACTAATTGTTCTGCAGTGGTTAGTCCCAACTTTTCGCCAGTTACTGGTGCTACAAAGTTAGCAACACTAGAACCAGTTGATGTTGGTTTTAGAAGAATTTTTTGAGGTAGTAGTCTTCTCTTTTCATCAGTTCTAATCTTAAGAACAAATCCATTTAAAGGATCTCTTACTGTCTTGAGATTTTTAGGAATTACATAACGTAATCTATAAACTCTATCTTCCTTAGATCTGGTATCAACCACTCTTTCATAATAGGTATCAGTTGTTGGAGCAATTCTTCCTTCAAAAATTGATTCCTTCATCTTAGGAATAATTTCATTTCCAGATACTAAAGTATTGATATACCAAGATCCATTGTTATTTGAAGCAGTGGTTCCAACCACTGGATCAAATTTCATTGGGCTTCTCTTCTTGCTCGCAAAAGTATAGAACTTAGCAGTGCTACCTGTTTGGAACGTTACTGGAGAAGATAAAACAAGATTGCCACCACTATCTACTGTTGCAGACTCGTGAATAGTAAATCTTGTGCTACTGACATAATTTACATAATATTCTACTTTACTGGATAGGGTTGTTCCGCCAAAAGAAGAAGATAATGTTGGAAGAGCACTTCCAGAAATATCACTACCTACTCTAAAGAATACTCTCTGTAAAGTAGTATTTGGTGTTGGTTTATCGAAAATATGTGGTCTGTCAGTCTCAAATTCTGTGCTACTTCCAGATGCTAATCCAGTTTGATATTGATGTAGATCGTATTTGATATCTAGAACATACTGATAAACATCAATCTCAACCTGAGAGTCAACCGCATCAGTTTCGGAAGAATAAATGTAAATACCAGCAGCAGCATTTTCTTCGCTTGTTGCAAGCATTAGATTTTGTTGGTTGGATCCATTAAATCCAATCGAAGTAGCATAATTAAATGGATCAGTTCTTCTACCTGGAGCAATTACATAGTATAGTGTGTTGGTATCAAATCCCTTTGGAAGACGTATAACTCTTTTATCTGGATTTGTTCCTGCTTTAGCTCTAGGAACCAATCTAACTGGTGTTCCTGTTTCTAAATCATGTGGGTTTGTTGTAGCAGCACCATTGCTATCATACTCAGTTAACGTGAACAATGTTGATCTTTGAGCAAGTGTTCCCGTATTTAAAGTAGAAGCAACTCTAGGTACAGTTCCAACACCAGAATTAATGATGGTGCTAATTGTCTGGAAGTAATTTGTAATAGATAAAGCAGTTGAAGCACATTCTCCACCAGGAGCACCAGTTGATGGGTCTCCAGCAGCAAGGTAGTTATAATCTTGAATAACTGCGGAATCTGTAATTGGATCGAGTGCTGTGCTCCAAAGACCAGATGTTAGTTCAACATATAGTTTTACCGTTGTTGAAGAAGCAGTTGCATTTACGGTAGTACCGCTATTAAATCTACTTCCTTGTGTTCCAAGTTCAATTTGATTGCTGGTTAATCCGTTGGTTCCATCACCAATTTTTTTGATGTATGCGGTGCTAGGAATAGTTGATGTGAAATTAACTACCGAAGAAGAAGAGGTAGGAATTGCATCAACACTTCTTACTCTCATACCAATAGAGAGTCCAACTGTGCTGGAAAGTGTAACAATTGCAGATCCAGAAGTTGTTGTTGCGTTATTAATGTAAGTATTGTGATTTCTCATCGAAGAAATCGCCAAGTTTCTTACATAATTGTAAGCATCAATAGTTTCTGGTCTTTCATTTTCAATATAATCTAGAGTAAATCCATCTTGATTACCATCAGTGGTATCTGTATTCAGAGGAATGGCAGTATAGTATGCTTCTGCTGCATTAATAGTATTTTCGTTACCACCTAATCTTAAGTCAGAAGTTACTGCTTCAATGATATATCCAATATCACGCTTACACTTACTTGCTTCACTAATTTGTGACCACTGACCTGGATTTTCAGTTGGTAGTCCGTTTAAATTACCATTAGCAAGAGAAGTATTGATAATAGTAACTAATGTATCAATTGTGTTTCTAACATTAGCACAATCCCAATCACCATTATCAACCGCAGGAAGATTGGTTAGAGTTCCAGCAGTAATTACACCAGTAACAATAGCAAATAAGTTGTCAACTGTTGTTCTAACGTCTGCACAAGAACTTGCAGAAGTATTAGCAATGTTTCCACCACCGCCACCAGCAACTGAAGGACCAGCAGAAATAGTTAGATTCTTAACCGTAAGTTGGTTTGTGATTGCCTGCTTTACAAGATTTCTAGCAGCATTGAAAGCAAATACAGATTGTGTTTCTTCACCTACTAGTCCACCAGAAAGAGGAGTTCCAGAAAGAGTAAAATATTCTCTTACAGCACCAACTGTAAATTCATTACCACCCCAGAATAAATCCTGTGCAACTGAATCTACAATATAACCAATATCTCGCTTACACTTGGTATCATTACCCCCAGGAACGACAAAGGTTGGGAATGCCGCCTGCATCTGAGAGAATGCAGTATCAATAATTTCGGTTCTGTTGCTATTGATTAGAGCATAAGAATCCTTAAATCTACCTACACTAGGATCATCGTTAACTGGATCAATAGTGATATTAGAAACATAATACGCACCAGTTGCAGGAGAAACTGAAGGAGCAACAGCAGCAGTATATCTGAACTGAGTTGCTGTTAATCCAGCAGAAAGAACTGCATATTTGCCATTATATTCAGTTTGAGTTGCACCACCAATGGTAACAAATGTTCCAGAGGTGAGGTTATGTGGGGTGCTGCAAGTAACGGTGATTGTAGTACCACTACTTGTGATTGAAGTAACAGATAAAAGTGATTTATTTGTTAATAGGTTAGAAATTGCTTTTTTACACCAATCTTTTGCTCTATTGAAAGCAAAGATTGATTGTGTTTCTTCACCAGCAAGTCCATTGCTAAGAGGGGCACCAGCATTAGTAAAGTATGCTCTGGTTGCGGCAATCATGTTTGCATTACCGCCATCATAAAGATCAGCAGCAATAGCATCTACAATATATCCAATATCTCTCTTACACTTATCATTCTGCGAACCAGGAACGGTAAATGATGGGAACGCAGTTTGCATCTGAGCAAACGCATAATCAATAATTTCAGTTCTGTTTGCGAGAATAAGATTTCTAGCGTCTCTATAACGACCAGTTTCAGATGTAATATTTGGATTTACATATGGTCTATTTTGTAGGTATGGATATTTCTCTAGAATATATCCAAATGCTTCAGATTGAATGAATGTTTTATTTGCATCAATTAGGTTGGCAGCATCTTGTGCTTTGTTATATGCTGCATCAAATACAGTACCACCAGTTGGATTTAATGTGCTTACAGCAGCAGTCCATTTTTTAAATCCAGATGGAGATAGTTCAGCTGATTTAACGTTAGTATTATCTAATTTAACATAGATTTTTTCATTTCTTCTAGCACCAATTCTATATCCATTTACAGTAGATGCTGGGCGATCTTCTGGATTTCTTGTCGTCTCGGATCCAAGATATAGTTTATTGGTGTTACTAGAAGATCTAGTGTAAGGGAAATCAAGAACATAATATTGTTGCTTTGATTTATTCAACGAAGAAAGAGTTTTTGGAGGAATAATATCAGTAATATATCCACCCTTGTCTTGGTTGAATGCAAATCCTTTATAACCCTTCGAGTGCATCGAAGTGTTACCGAAGTTTGAGTTCGAGTTGGTGATTGACATGTCACCGCCAGACTCAAGTAGGAAGTGATCAGCAAAACCTACAGCAAAGATCGAAACGTTCTGAATGAATGAGTCATCCGAAGCACGAACGTGGAAGTTTCTCCAATCATCCTTCCAATATGCATCACCCTTGATGTGATAAGGAGTGGTAGCAAACGCATCAGTTAGAGGTGCCTGATTCCATGTGTTGCTGAACTCATCGTAACGAATGAACGCTCTATCGTCTTTCTGTAGTGAAACACCCGTATACTGGGCGATAACCATCGATTTGAAACCAGTTGCCTTGCGACCATCAGCCCAGATACCACAAATACCCCAAGTTGAACGAATCGAAACGTTGAAGACGTATGGAGATGCCGATTCTACGCTGTCTACTTCCGCCTGTACGGTGGCATTAGTATCAAGTGCTGGAGAAGATACAGCAGTGTATGTGGCGCCGCTTAGAAGACCTAAACCAGTGGCAGTGGTTTGAACTCTGTAGGTAAATTCTTTTGGATCAGTTTGACTGATAGAATATACTTTGAATACTCCATTCAACGAGGTATTCAATCCATTATTTGTAATGGCAACATATTGCCCTGGGAAAAATCCGTGATTGATTTTAGTTCTAACTTTTACACTAAGTATACCAGCTGGAGAAGAATCTGTAACTGATACTTCATCTAATCTAACAGCATCAGAAAGTGGTCCAACAATTCTGTTTTCTTGTACTCTATAATCAAATTCTCTACCACGGATTACCAACAGAGACCATTTAGTATCATCTGTTCCTGGTATAACATTCGTTGAAGATGCACTGGCAATATATGCCTTTCCATTGTAGATAACTCTATCACTAATTTGATATGTGGCGCTCGATAACCAAGCATCAGTTACTGGAGTGGTAGAACCTTCTACATATACGTCATCAATCGCTGGTTGATAGTCACTGAATACACGAGCAATCTTTCTATAAAGAAGACCTAGATCCTCTCTATCCGCAAAGACAAAGTTTGTCATTTTGTGGTGAGAGAATTCAGGAATCGCTAAATTGGTAGTGCTGCCAGGTTGAGTATATACTTTACCAATACCAACTGGACTACCAACATTATAAAGTGGTGAACTTGATTCTAGATCACCATCAAGAATGGTGAATTGCCAGAAGTAACAACCGCCAGTTACGTTGAAAAGAGCGGTACGAGGAACATCTTTGTCTGCAGGATCTGGAACATATAGAGCACGAACCTGAGTTCTACGAAGGTCTGTACCTACGAGAGAAGTACCTCTAGGAATCGTTGCACCACCATCACGACCATTAAATTTGTAGAGAATATTATTAGGATCGCTTAAATTGAAACTAACATTAGTGTTAGATTCCCACTCATTGGTTGCTTGATTGAATTGAAATACGGGTAACTCTTCTACATCAGTAACTCCTGGTCTGTTATCAATGTAGTGATTACCAGGCGCCAGCATAATAGTAAACTGGTCAAATCTGTCATTATCTACATCTGGAAGATATGAGAATCTAGCCGCTTCTAGAAATGCCCTTTGAATGGTTACAAATGGTCTTAGAGGTGAATTTCCCCTATTATCTAAGGCATCTGTAGCATTAAAGTCGTCAGGTGAAACATAAAGATATTTACCAGTCTTACTAGAAATAAGATTATCTAATCTTGTTAATGGCATCTTCTCAGTAACCCGTAGTATGGAGATTTCTTCTGAGTTATTTATACAAAAAAACCTGAGGGCATCCTCAGGCTTAATTGACTTCCTTCACACGGAGAGCCCCCGATCTGATTCGAACAGACGACCAGCGGTTTACAAAACCGCTGCTCTACCACTGAGCTACAAGGGCGATTTGACAAACTGGAATTGCCCGTTAAAGGAACCCCATATGTGTTTGTCGGTATTTATATCGTATCCCTTATCAATTACATGATAGTAATTGTTTCCGAGAATACTTTCGGTTTGAAGATAGGTTTGGTTCCCAGCCCAAGTAACAAAACATTCTTTACACAGATTTTTGCCGTGGAACTCATCGCCTATCGATTCAAATAGTATATCACACCCTGGCAGGTATGTCAACCCCCCATCTTCTTTGTAGTTTTTCACAAGAATGTTAGTATCTTGAGCAATAACCTCGATTACTGCTCTTCGATATTCTTGTTTATCGACGTAGTAACGCTGAATACACCGAAACTTATTATCATCGAGTTTTTCATGGATTAACTCGATCATAGCAAACTTTGTCGGATAAGACATTGCTTGCATTTTGTTGTCGAACGTTCCTTCAAAATATTCACAAAATTTGTCAATCATCTTTAGGTAACAACTCAGGATTTTCTACTTCAATATCATACATCAAAGGGTGCATTTCTTCCATTATCAAATAATTTGATATCCTGTATAAATCTTCATCATCATAATCTCTATAAGAGAGTGCTTCTGTTTGAACAGAAGGATGATCTTGAATTATTTGAGGTAACTCATCAAATGTGTATGGAAGATCTTGTATGAAATACATACGCACAACCTCACCCATATAAAAACAATATGCTTGAGATAATGTGTATTTCATAACATTTTCCACTACAAAATATTTAGTGGAAATAGGAGCAGGGAGACTTGAACTCCCACAGGCAATGCCCGACAGATTTTAAGTCTGGTGTGTCTACCGATTCCACCATGCTCCCAAGAAAGTCACCTTACGGTGACGTTTTCAACCTTTAGCAACTTTTTACACTCATTCATCAGATTAATCATTTCTGTAACTGATGAACACCTAAACACCACTATCGAACCATCGCTTCCTCTCGTGATGACCTTATTATTATACAGGTCAACCGAGATTTTGTCAAGCATGTGTTCCTTTGAATCCATAATGACTCTGAAGCGACGACACTGCTGATTCTACCAGTATATAGGGGGTCTGTCAAGCTCGACTTTTTTGAGCAAAAATATGCCGAGATTTTTTTAGCGACCTTTTGGTAATTGGAGGTCGATTTTGAAATGACCTTAGTTTAAATAAATTCCTGAGATATTTTTGATCTCTAAGGTAACTGAATTGATGTCAATTGATTTATCAACTGGTTTCGGTGATGGAGCACCAGATGGTGTAACAGACATAACTGTTTGTACAGTACTGAAAACATCAACTCTAGTTGCTTTTGACCCAACATAAACACCTGGCAACTTAGCGGTAAGTGCTGTAGCTTTAGGAGCATATTTATCAGTTGGTGCTTTCTTTAAGATAGAACCCAAAACACCTAGTTCACTATGCATCAAAATATTTCCAGACAGAGTTGACATGTCTATGTCTCCTGCCAGTGCTCTAACACGCAAACCACCAACCAAAGGATTTTGAATTTTTGTACCAGAGTTAATACTTAATACTGGATAAATTGTTCCTTCGACTCCTGGCAATCCTTCTGCGTGAGTTGGGATTCCAACACCAACTGGTTTGAATGTTGGTCCAGTTGTGATAACATATCCAGATTGTTGTCCAGCTAATAAAGCATCTCCTAATGCAGGCAAAGATGCTCCCATGTTTGCCATGACTTCAGTTTTCTTTCTGCCACCAATGATTTCATACATATCACCAGTAACTTTGATTTCCATAGATCCAGCAGAGGTAATTCCAAAGTTACCAGCTGGATTTGTCATAGCAAATACGACTTCTCCGTTGATTTTTTTGTAATCAGATTCAACTAAGGTTTGTTCAGAAGATTTATCAATTTCTAACTTACCTGTCTTCATGGTGATCGTTCCACCATAACTTTTATCAGTTGCTCCCGCACCTGTTTTGGGTCCAGCACCTGCTAAAATTTCTACTTGTTCTGCAGATTTAAGAGTTAGTTTTTTACCAGCACTCAACTCAATATTTCCCTCAGTTTTTACACTGAGATCGCCAGTATTTTCGATTCTTACATCGCCAATAACATATAGAGAAAATGCAGTTCCAGTTGACTCGGATGATAAAGGATTTTCACCAGAATTTATTTTATTCTGATTCCTTACATCAATCACCATGCACTCACCAACTCTATAAACTGTAGGACCAGCAGAGTTTACCCAAAATGCACCACCCTTATGATTATTCTTGGGAGATTTAGCAGCAGAGAATACAAAACTACCATCAGTATCTTTAGCCCAGTGAGACTCATCACCCCAAGTAGTTCCACAATAACTACCACCAAATTGATTATTTCCTCTTACAGTAGAAGAATCGTCAGCAGCATGAGATTCTGTAGTTGCGGTGTCATCGTCAATGTCTGCAACTGTCGAAGCAGTAGCATCGGCAGCAGTAGTTTGATTAGCAAGATCATTTAACGGCGGAATCCACGCTCCAATGTCAGTGAGAACACTCATGACATCAGAGCCGAAAGCATCGATTGCTGCTTGAGTTTCTGCTAAAGCATCGTTGACTGCAGAAAGGTCTAATCCATCAATATCAATTTCGTTTGATTGATCAGTAACACTAGTAACACCACAACCAAAATTAGAAGTGGGTGTGAGAAATGTTGCCCCAGAATTTTTTATCGCATCTACTAATTCTAAGTAATTACTAGCCATTTTTATTCCTATGGACAATCAACAACTGAATCAACGCCAGAAGGTGCAACCTCACTGACATACTTATTATATGTAGGAGTATCTGTGCAATTGAAAGTAGGCATAATAATTGCCCCAGCACCATTACCAACCACTCTAACCTTGGGGAAACTATTATAAATTTTTGTTTTATCGATGACTTCTAAACCGACAACAAATCCGTTATCAATTTTTGCTCTGACGATATTCGAATCACCATCAATAAAAATCTTAGGTTCTTCAGTGTATCCAATTCCTGGTTTTATCAAATTAAATCCATCGATATAACAATTAGTATTTTTTCTAGATGGAGTATATCCTCTTCCAGACCTCTCAACTTTCACCTTTCTTATGAATCCATCACCATCAAGAACGGCGCTAGCAAATGCACCTATGCCATCTCCATAGATATTAATAATTGGTGGATAAAGATAACGATCGCCAGGATCTAAAATAGGAATATCTATAATTTGCCCATTGTTATCTACTTCTGGAGTACCCAAGACAGGAGCTTTAAATGTCGGAATTGTTGTTGGAGTTGTTGGAATTGTTGGAGAAGGATTAACGATAGAGAATGTCACTGATCTATAGTTGACACTGAATAAAACATCTGCTACACTACTAACACTAGTGGTATCGGAAATAGTAATAGTTTTTGAAGCAACATTATTAGTCATCGTCATGTCACCTGTCAAAGTTCCATCAGAAAAATCACTAGGTAAAATCAATCCGAACATAGTATAATTAAATTTCGTACCATTAGGCACGATGCCATTTGATGCAGTGAGAGTAAATGTTATGCTTTGACCAGGAGTAACTGATGTTTTGTTGGAAGTTAATGTATAGGATATTGCAGTGCTAATCGGTGTTGGATTTAAATCAATTTCATAAGAAGTGATTAAATTATTTCCCTCAAATTTTACATATCCATTCACAGAAAAATTATATGTGTCAATAGATTGCACATTAATCTCATTGTTAGAAGATCCTTTTAATTTAATTGAAGATTCTGAAAGAAGAGTTTCATTTACTGGAATAGTTATGGCAGAAGAAGTTTCATCATCTTCATTTGTTAATTCTACTTCTGCACTAACTGATTGATAATTTGTGTCAGTTGAAGAAGCAACTAATAAAACTCTATACAATTGATTGCCATCTGCTACACTATCATCCACACCAGTAGCAGTAATAACTTGATCAGTGTACCAATTTGATGGAGTAAATATCAAAGAAGAAGGTGATGCAGTACCTTCTGAAGCACCAGCTACTGATACATCAATATTAACATTTGCGGTTGGTGCATATGTTAATCTAACATTAAAGGTAGCAGTTCCTCCACTCTCTGTTGTATTTGATGAAGGTGATCCTGTTTGTATACCAGCAAGTATTGATCCCATGAAAGGTGGGGTCGTTGGTATTGGTGTTGTTGGTGATGATCCAGTATAAGAAATTGGATTCGGCACTCCACCAGTTACATTTGCAGTCGTTAATGGTGGGCAAGGCAGTGACGTTGTTCCTGGACAACCAGATTGCAATACTACCCCACCATCATCAGCTGATAATTGAGATATTAATCTATCTAATGTATCAAAATCATCTTGCCCTGGTTTTTTCTTGGAGTTCTTACAAAATTGCGTGGTTTCTGGTGAAGTACAATTCTTTGGACCAGCACATTGTAGACCAATTAAATTGAATATGTACTGCAATGCTTTTGAAAGTAAATTCAAAGGAGATGCTATAATATCCAACAATGCTTGAAGTGGTCCCAGTATAGTATTAATAATACCTGTCAATAGTGCTTCGATTTCGGACAGCACTTCACTGATTAAAGATTCTAGAGCACAGGTTGTTGCATTTATTGTGTTGAGAATAAAATTATAAATCAAATCCGTCAATAGATTTAATAGAGCCAGTTCTAGATCAGCAAATGTACAATTAATTAAACTAAGTTGTTCATTTAAAAAATTAATAACCTGACCAAACAATCCGATTTTAGTTTTTTTACCAGTAGTCGGATCAACACTGACTCCCATAATACTTTGTAGTAACTGGGAGACTCCCTTTTTTACCCAACTTAATAGGTCTCCCTTCAATGATGTTATCCATGCTTTTGCTACACCAAAGCACCTTTCTACATATCCTTGTGCCGTAGCAGCATAATCCAACAACACTCCACTATAAGGACTTAATATATTTGCTCCTAAATTCCCACCACTTTGTTGTATATCTCGCATCGCTTCGCTGAGAATCTGCTCAAATCTAGATTGAACAGTTCCATTATCTGTTTCACATGGTTTTGCGGACACGTTAGCACAACCATATCTACCCGCCATGTTATTATTACTATTCTCCTTCGCCCCAGCGCCGTTCAATGGAGAGTTAGTAGGATTTTTATCGGTGTTTGTTGTATCTGGTGAAGATGGTTGTGTACCAGTAGAAGTAGCGTTATTTGGAATCTGTCTATATGGATTTTTTACATTGACTACTCTTTGATACGGAATGCAAGTATCTTCAGTATTAGTTGTTGGTCCCGTGTTGGCATTTGCCTTTGTTGTTTGGGGTATTTGACCCATGATCACTGGTTGCTGCCCTCTGGCACCATCCATAAAGAATCCAATTACCCAATCTCCACCTTGTAATTTTATAGAAGTAAAATTATTATTTCCAGCAGGAATAGGATGCGTTACTGGCATCATCACAACTGCCCATGGCAAATCAGCCGTAGCAATCGCGCTACAACTCTTTACATGCTGACCAATAATTCTTACTTTGTATCTGTTGCCAATGGACTTATCTTTGGGATCAGTGTAATTTTGTACCTGACCAATCCACCAATAAAAACCATCTCTACCAGCTACACTTATGGGTAAATTTAATTCAGGTATCATACGTCAAAAATTTTACATTCATGTGCATTTGGATTAGTATCACAAAATAATTCTAATGGGGTTGGGTCGTGATCATCATTAGGATGATTAACAAGATATTGTTCCAAGGCATCTAATTCCTCTTCAACATGTCTTCTTGACTGAGATGATGTCATTGGATCATCTAGTATTTTCTTATCTTTGTTAATATGATCATATATGTTGTCCATTATTTACTCCCGAAATTATCTCTTATAATTTGTACGTTAGATACTGCAACGCCACCTCTGTCACTATAAAATTCGTATGAGATGGATTTAATCAAATAAGTTCCACTAAATTGTTCATCATATGCACCTTTAGATGCGGTAAGTGAAGTTACTACTTGATTTCTTAATAGAATATCAATTTTATCTCCAGCTCGCAAATCTAAATTACATGGTATATTGATATTTAGAACTTGATTTTCTAATATTGCATTTCTAGATATTGATTGCGCTAATGTGTATGCCCTATAATCTTTGAACTGACTATTAGTTGTACCATTATCTGCTCCATTATAATATGTTTCCTGATCAATCATTTGCACCAAGATTCTAGATGGAGATTGTGCCAATGACTTGATGTTGTCTGGAATCTTTTCTTCCTTTCCTAAGTGTTTTTGATTAGAATAATCTTGATCAAGCACAAATAATTTCTCTGTGTATTCTAGTGTTGATGGATTGAAAGTTTGTAACAAAGATGAATAAACTCCGTGACGCATCTTCTTCAAAATATTAATTTCAGAACCAAATGAATAGTTCAGAATTTTAAATGCATTAGATTTTGCATTTGATTGCTCGTCCTGTGCAAGGGCTTGAGCATATGTTTTGTGCTTAACTGGTGCTGATATCAACGAATCGATTGATTTGAAAACATATCCATCATACGTTTCGAAAAAATAGTAACCAGCACTACCAGTGATGGTAGAATCATATCCTGTGTCTGTCTTTCCTTCTTTTGGTTTAGAAGATTTCGGTGTGTTTGAAGAGAGAGGTTGTTGTTGAGGATTAGTTGTAGCAGATATACACTCTGGTAGAATTTGTGTTATAACTTCAAAGGGTCTCTTCAAAGAAGGAATAAGTTTCATTGGAAACTTACAAGCTTCAAAGTTTGTGGATGTATCTTTCTTTGTCTGTAAGTATTCACTCAGAACTCGCTTAGCAATAACGTCTCCACTACCAGCAAAAGTTTTACCAACTCTAACTGTTTCATTTGTTAATGCCTCTTCAGAAAAAAGATCTAATGTATATTGTTGATAGTTTTTTGAGGAAGCTCGTGCTCTAATTCCGTAGATGATAAAATTATATTCATATATTTTGTCAGAAATATTAGGCGTCTTTATTTTTATAGTAACTTGTTCTGAACCTACTAAAGGAACAGAACTGATTAGATTGATTGCTGTGTCAATCACTATCATTTCTGCCATTAATGTAGTTGACTCAACGCTTTCATATATTTTAAATGAAGATACTTGTGCTTCTGGACTAGTTCCAGAAAGCATATGCTTTACTCCCTTTGTATCAGTTAAACTAATCTCAATAGCCTGAAAATTTAAATCTAACATTATCCCACCCCCGATGTAGATAAGCAAAGATATGCCGCCAAACCATCAGAGGTTGAACTGCCAAAATAATTCATATCATCTGATTCATTAGAAACATTTATAGGAGATGCTGCTCCACCACCAGCACTTATCATATTGAATACAAACATGCCATCAGATACATCACTAGTTTCTGATGTTGCTGATGGTGCTGATACTGCTGGCGCTGCCTTAGGTAATTTGGGTTTAGGCATCTCTTTATTTGCTGTATCAACAGCAGGAGATAAAGAATTAATTGAAGTATTATTTACTTCCCCCAATATATCTTTAAGAGAAGTGAATATAATACCCTGCATTAAATCTGTAAATGCATCGATACCATTTGTATTTGTTTGCTCAACACCATACAATTTATGAGAACCACCTTTAGCGTAACCAAGTTCTTTCATCATCTCTCTTTGTTTTGCAATTCTAGAAAGAGGACTATTTTTATCAGCATAATCAGTTGACTTGGTATTTCTGTGAGTGTCTACAATATTACCGAAGAAATCCCACCAAGGTCTTTGAACTTGTTTACCACCCTGTTCATATGATTTAATAGTTCCTCCTTGTTCTTTACCACTTGCTGCGCGTGCTTTTTTTGCATCCTTGGATTGTTCTGGAGAAAGATATTTAACTTGTGCTCCTCTACCAGGAGCATGTTTTTCATACGCTTCAACAACTATTTTGTGTGATCTTCGTAATAAAGCCTCGTTGAGACCTCCTGGTTTTGGATTAGATAAATCAACAGGTTGATCAATTCCCAAAAATCCAGCACCTGTTTTAAATACTTCATAGTCACCATTAGTATAATTTAATAGCACTTTGTAGTTTTGGTTATCTCCCTTATGAACAAAAGGAAAAACTCCTTGTTTAACATTAGTCGCCGTAAGATTTGGTTTTTCTGCTGATGTTCTTCCATGGTCTGCTCCGCTAGTAACGTCTTCATACTTACCATCCATTGGTTTATTTTTACCATCGGGTTGAGCAGCATTTTGTTGTCTCTGTGAAACTGACCCTGTATCTGGATTAGTTGGATTAGATTGCGTCTTTTGCTCTTGGGTTGTCTGTGGTGTAGTTTTAGGTGCGACTGGTTTTTCCTTTGTTTTTGCTCCCAAAGATTTCAATGAACCAGATATTAAATCTTGTAAAAAGTTTTTTCTATCTTTCTGATTGTCTTTAGACGCTGGAAATTTTCCACCCCCAATATTAAGATTGGGAAGCACATTAGACATTCCAAAATCTCTTGCAAGATTTTGAATATCAGGACCAAGTGCTTGTGATACAGGTGAACCCAGTGGACCCAATGCTTTTATAAAAGTATCTGTCATAGCAAGCATTGATCCACCAACTGCTTTCATTGAAGCATCTGATGCTAAATTATTGCCTTTGGCATCTGAAGAATTTAAATCAACAACAGCTTCTTTACCTGCCTCACCAATCATCGCCCCGCCTTCAGCGAGTTTACCTTCTTTACCATAAAGACCTAGAGTACCCCACGATCCTTTAGTACCACCACCACCTTCTATAACTTGTCTAAAGTTTTCACGAATGTTTGCATCAGCAGATGCCATGATCTCATTTGATTTATTAATATCACCACCACTCAACACAAATTCTAAAACTGCTCGGAATGGAGCACCTATAGTTTCTCCTAATCCAGATTGTAAATCAAGAACTCTTGCAATAGGATCTTCAGTCGCTTCTAATAACTGATCTGGTATCAATCCAGTCTGTGCTGCTATGCCTATAGGAGTCAATGGAGGAATCATTAACACCGTGCTCAACAGAGGATTTTTTAATACATCTTTTTTCTCTTTACTATCTAAATCTCTCCACGTATCTCCCCAGTTACGCATAGCTTGACCAGCATAGCTGGCACCCAGACCAACCCCAGTGACGGCAGCAGCACTCGCCGCTATAGTTCCAGCTCCGACGCCTCCAGCAGCGCCAGCGGCGCCCGTAGACCCCGTTGCAGCGGCAGCAGCGGGAGTAGCAGCGCCGCCGCCGATACCAAGCATAGAACCTATCCTAGCAAGGGCACCGCCGCCACTCAGGAAGTTCCATGCAGTCTGTGCTGCATTCCATAAACCTTTTATTGATCCTAAAATATCACCCTCACCTGATACCTTAGAGGATTCACCTCCGTATAAAGTTTTGCTTTGATCTAATAGATTTTCTTGAGCCTGATATTCAAATGATTCTATCTGATCTACTTGTAATTGCGTTTGAGCATTTAATGCTGCAGCAATAGATTGAACACCCGAAGATGTAGCGTTTTGAGCTTGGTTCTGAGAATTTAAAAAGAATGCTAATTTAGATAGACCACCCTGTATTGCCGAACTATCAGTAAGTAATGATCCAAAACCAACCTTCAGAATTTTTTCTAATCCAGATGCCTTGCTTTCACCCCTTGGTTTACTAGATTTTTTTTCCTTAGGATCCTTGGTCGGAAGTTTGTGTGTAAAATTATCTCCAAAATTTTTCTTACCAGAAAAGGTACTACCACCTAAGTTGTGGAATAGTGCTTTTGCAAAAAGATTTTTTTTATCTCTGTCTTTTACTTCGCCGCCTTTCTTTTCTACGCCTTCTTGTCTCTTTTGCTCTTTCTTAGCATCTGAACGAGACTGAACTATTTTATCGTATATAATTCCACCAAGGCTTTGACCCTCTCCTGCTGATTGTGCTGCCTCAGTACCGTACATTGATAGTATTTACCTTTTAGAAATATTTATTTGGTATTTCGTAAACGTTTCTCATTCCTATGTTTTAATGGATCATAAAAGACCCTAACAATGGAAGAAGTCACTGATTGTATAGTCTGAATAACTGGTTGTGCCTGAGATTTCTGACCAAAGTTATTCACAACTACTTTTGGATTTGTGGAAGTTGATGCTGGAACTTTATTCAAATTTTTTGATCCAGAAAGTATTAATTGTTTTTCATTCTTTTCTCTTTCTGGCAATCCTCTGTCTACATTAGCCGCAACGGCATTCATATCACCTCTATTTAATGCAGCATACATTTTAGGAGCACCAGTTCCTAATAAATGGGCTGGTTGATTGTAACCATATGCAAGTAGTCCACCTTGTTGTTTGGCAGACATTTTATTCCAATATTTTTTGTACCATTTTTCCCCCTTCAATGTAGTCACGTAGTTATTCACTAATCCCGTCAATAAAGAATCTGCTTTTGCTTTTGTTACAACATCTCCTGGTTTAACTGCTTTTGTGCCAGCAGTGATAGAATCATAATATGTCATGCCCCATCCAATGGTAGTTCTGTCACCAGAAACTCCAGTTTCATAAGCATGTACGGGAGTCGATGCAGATATTTTTGACCATGGCACTGAAGAAATAACACTAGGTCCACGATTAACAATGTAATCGTTCTTTCCCCTAGAAAGTGAAGATAGTGCTTCATCATGTTTGATTGCTTTAACTCCTTCCGAAACTCCACCAGAAGCAAATGAAGTTGTTGTTGTGCTAGATCCATGTGCAATTTCTTTCCACCTTTGAATAACACCAAATGGATCTTCCGAAAAATCATATTGTCTATTTCGAACAGGGAAAACTTGGAATCCATTTGCTGATGGAACAATAATTTCTTCTCCGTGCAAAGTAACTGGTATTCCTTGAATAGTAGTATCGAAACCAGATTCTGGTCCAGAAATTAAATATGGAGATAATGGATTTGTATTGTTTCCTTCTTTACCACCTCGCGCAAAAGATTTCTGTTTGACTTTTTGCACTGCACCCTGAAACTCTTCCCATGTCGCATGTGCTTTATTTCTATATGCACCAGAATCTTGATATGTTTGTCCAGCAGAATTTGCAGGGAGTCCTCTCCACTCTGCGGCAAGATTCTTCATGAACACATCGTCATTTATCTTTCTTTTTTTCCAATCATTACCTTGTCTTTTATTTTCAATGATCCATACTGCCATCTTATCTTGATTGGCAGGACTAAACTTGTCTGTATCTGGATTCAACCCAGCATCTTTTGCTTGGGCAATAGGAGACATGAATTGATATTGCCCCAGAGCACCAGAAGAATCTGGATACTTTTGATGATATAGTTGAGCAGCTGCATCTGCTTCTCGTATTGTCATCTCAGTCAATCCATCAATAAATCCTGGTCCACTACCATAGTTAACCGCATTATATTTGTGAGTTACTGCTTCAACTTTTTTAATAAGGTCTAGTATTGGTTGCCACTCACCAGTATACGGATCATCATCTTCAGTTTGTCTCAATATTTCTGGATCAATAAACATACTAAGAAATTTTTCATCATTTAAAAACATCCCCCAAGTTTTAGAAAACTCAACAAGTAAAGCATCTTTTTTATCTTTGGAAACATCGAGTGGAGATCCCAACAATCTATCAAGATCATCATTTGTTACTCCAAAAGAACTAGCATAAGGATATATCGTGTCCTTTATCATTGGTTCGGCAAATGCTGATACTGCTCCAGCAGATTTTATAAGATCGGATAAAATTCCAATCGCAGCAAGAGAAGATGCACGTAATGGCATCGACATAACTTCATGAAATGGTAGCGATTTATAACTTGGTTCTGTTTTTCCAGGTACAACACCACCCTCTGCTAATTTTGTCTGAGCAGCACCCTTTCCCCTACTAGCAACCGCCTTAAAAAGTTTACCACCAGCTTTCTTTAATAAATTTGCCTTCTTTCCCTGTGGTTTGTTTGGTTCTTCAGTTGATGTTGGTTCAGTAGCAACTTCAGTTACTTGAGGTGTTGGAGTAGACTTTTTCTCTAGCAAAGAACCTGATTGTATCTGATTAAAAGATTGCTGCAGAACATTTCTTTGGGTTAGTAATCCAGATAATATTTGAACCTCTTTAACTATATCCTTTTCTACCTCTAACCTTTCAGAAACAATTTTATTCTGTATTGTTATAGATTTTCTAATCTCCTTAAAGGAGAATGAAAAGTTATCAAATGCTTTTTTTAATTGTGATTCTATATCTTGCTTTTCTTTTTTCTCATCTTGTTTACGTGATTCTTGTCTAGACTTTTTCATCTCCTGAAAGATGAGTTTGCCTATGCTCTGCCCTTCTCCAGCTGCGATGGATGATTCAGTTCCGTACATTATCTAATCCTCCTCATTTGATCTATGCTTTCTACATATTGAGTGCTCATAGGAAGATCTACCACGTTAATTTTTGGTGATGGTGTGGAAGATATTTGTGGTTGAGATTGTGCTGGAATATTTACATTATATACTTTTGGTCCTTTATATCCTGGTGCATTATAGTAAGCATTAGGACCAGATATCTGATCAAACGATGAGGTTGGTGCTGGATCTATTGCGTCGCCAATGACAGGAAGGTTCAGCACACCAATAAATCTACCACCAAATTTCAGTATTCCTGTTTTAAATGCTTGAGCCATAGTTGGAGTGGCTTTATTCAACAGAGGAAGGAGAGATTGTGCTTTTGGTCCAGTATATTTTCCAGACAAAATACCTTCAGCGATTCTCAATCCTCTGTTTGCTTGTCGTTCCGAAACAACTGTTGCACCCCTGAAAGTTTTAGACGCTTGAGGAACTAACAAATCTAATCGTGGTCCTTGCCCAGGTATAATACCTTTCCATGCGCCCGCCCCACGATAAGTATCAGCAACCCATCCCTTAGTGCTTCCATACACACCCTTACCAATCATACCAGATTGACCACGGAATCCAGTTGCTCGTATTAAATCAGGAACTCCTTGTTTGGTTCCATGCATAATTCTTTTTAATGGAACGTGTGATAATCCTGAAGGTTTTTTTAGAATCTTAGATGCGAAATCAGTAATAATTTTAATCCATCCACCCGATGCTAAACTTGGTTTGTTTTCATGTGTCCATTCAACAGGATCTATTTGACCACCATTTTGACTGGTTCTAACCTCCCAGTGCAAGTGAGGACCAGTTGAACGTCCAGTGCTGCCCAGTGTTCCAATAACTTCACCTGCTTTTACTTTGGTGCCAATATTCAACTGATTAGCTACGTCCTGTAAGTGACCATAAAAAGTGAATATCTTTGGATTATCATGTTGAATACCAACTAAGTTACCATATCCACCCCCATTATCTTGAGGCCAGTTTCTATTGATATCAAAGACAGTTCCTGCAAAAGGAGAAATGATTTTTATACCACGATCACCATCTAAATCGATACCGCTGTGTTGTCTACCCCATCTCCAACCAAATCCAGAAACATATCCTATTTTACCACTATCTGATTTTGAAAATGGTATCCATGCTGGTGCTTTTCCTACATTAGTTCCACCCTTGAAACGAAGCCCTTCTCCTTCGGAACCAATTGTTAAAATATCTTCTGCTATTTCTCCAGAAGTAAGTCCACCACCAGTAATACCACCAGCACCAAAAAAACCAAGATTATTATCATCTAGAAACGTTTTCCATTGTTTATAGAATGATTTTTTATCTTCTTCATTATCTTCAACACCAGCATATGCTTTACCACCAAGCAAAGAAGTAACTATAGAATCGGTTACCCCCATCAATCCAGATAGAGGACCGATTAAACCACGAATACCAGCATTAAAAAATCCTGCTAGTGGTCCAAGCGCAGTTAAAAATTCTCCTATCTTTGCAACAACCGCACCCAGCATTGCAGATGCTGGTTTGATCATCAACTGAGCAAGTGAATTACTATACCTTTCTATATCTTTGGACCCAAATATATCTTTTCCGTAGTTCCTATTGAGAGGAATGACTGCGGTTCCTGGTTTTAAATTTCCTGTTGTTGGTTTATCGTATATACCAGGCTCCAAATAATCAGCAGAACTTCCCAAGTCCCCAGTTACTATACCACCTTTTGCTAGCTTAACTTGAGAATTTGATTGTGATATTGTATCTACATTTTCATCGGTTACCGATTCAATTATATTTTCAGTGACCTGCGATTCTCTGTCATCAAAAAATTCTTTATATGTTTGAATTTGATTTCCTAAAATCTGATTGACTGACTTAAACTGTGTCAGTATCTTTTTAGATTTTAATAATTGTGCATTGTATTCGGTAGTCTGATTATTTAAAGTTTTTACAATGCCATCAAGAGATTTTTTATACTTATCAAATACTAATATAGTTTCAGTAGAAAGTTTATTCGGTACTGATATGCGTTTAGATTTCTTTTGTTTTTCTTCTTCTGATTTTACCTTAGGTGGTTCTGCAGCTGCAACAGATTGTTGCAACTCTTCTGGTGCTGCTGGTGGTAACATTGGAGGTGTTTTGCCAGCATCATATGATTGCTGCACCACTTTCAAATGTTGTATCAGTGGTTTGGATGGAACACTATAACTCCCAGACCAAGGATCAACTATTTTTTGCTGTGGTTGTATATCATTTTGCTTTGGTTTATTCAAAGAAGAAGCAATCTTCTTTTTATTTTCCTGTATTTCTTTTACTCTTGCTTCAACTTCAGCCGCTTCTATCTTATCATTCGTTTGCTTACGAAATGGTTTCTCAAGGTATTCCTCTACCAACCACTCCTGATATTTTTGTAGATTTTCATACTCTTTAGCACCGCCAGTATTATTAAACTGAGGATATCCTCTTGGATCTTTTTTTAAATTTTCTATTAACCTATTAGCATCCGCTTCAGTTAAGTTGACAAAAGATGAATAATGAGTTCCATCATCCATCTTTCTACCAGTCAACCTAGCTTTAAGAAGTTTCCAAGTTCTCTCACCAACCTTGGCGGTATACCAAGGTATTTTAGGATCTAATACTCCTTCTGGTGGTTGAGGTAAACTCATTTATTTTTTCTGTTATACTCTTCTATGTAAGCATTTAACATAGCAATGTATGCCTGTCTTTCCCATGGCATCATATTATCTAGTTCAGTTAACGTAAATTTATGATGATACATCAAATTAAAATTTGATTGGTAATGATTCAATAATGATTCATGAAACAGGCTTATGCGAAAAAATTTACTAGTCCTTCAATCGTATATTCAGATTCAACTTCTGTATTGGGATTGGTTATCTTAAATGAATGGGATAACTTAGGCATTGTAGCAAAGAACTCTTGTATCTTAGCAAATTGCTTTGATGTTAGACCTTCTAGATATGCTTCAATGTCTTTTTTGTTGGTAGTTTTTGCTTCAAAAACTTCGTCTCCAGTGAAAACTTGATCAACAGAATTAACAACGATATCAAATACTTCTTCAGCTGATAGAGTTTTCATCATGATCTGTGTATCAATAAAGGAATTAACTCCAGGATATTTCATCACCACACCACTATCATCATTCAACATGATTTTATTTGTGTGACCTTCTTGTTTAATAACTTGAATGTCTTCAACGTTGATGACGTAATTAACTTGTGTCTCATCATCATCTCTACAAGTAATCTTTAGTTGAATTTCTTCTCCTGCAGATTTACCTCTGATATTTAAAAAGATGTATTCAATATCAAAACTTGGCAACTCTTCTATCTTGATACCACGAGTCTGAATACAATTTTTTAAAAGATCAACGACAGCATTTTTGATTTGCTTTTCATCTTGTGACTCCATAGCCACGAGAAGAATTTTTTCTTCCTTGACTAAGAATGGTCTGTATTTAATTGTTTTCCCTGTGGATGGTAATTGCAACTCATAAGAGGGAACGGGTGGACTTGGTAAAGGCATAATTACTCCAAAAAGAAATTATAATTTATGTTGATATTTAGTTACGACGTTGAGCTTCTTTCAACTCCTGCTTAATAAGTTTCCATTTGCGATAGTAGAAGTTAACAGTTAATTTTACCAACTGGGAACTACCATATGACAATGGTATTTGATCGATAGAATATGGCCATATCTTATCAAACTCATATTGTAAAGAATATTTGCCACCATCAGTAAGAGCACTTTTCTCAGTTTTTCTAACTGACATAGTAGCTTGATATGTATTTGGATAACGAAGACTTATAGATTGATTGGAATCTTCTGATCTAAAAATGTATTCCATCCAATCGTTTATTTTTTTGATTGGTGTCATGTTCGCATCACACATAAATGATAATTGTATATCATTATACATTCTACCTGTTGGATAATACCAAATACCAGAACCAGGAAGAACATTAGTAAGTTGTCCTGTAGTTGCTTGAATTCCTGGTAAAGAGACTTCATCACAAAACAACATCATTCTTTCTTCGTCATTGGAAGCTCTAGCATCATTAGTATTTAAATTACCCCATCTAGATCCAACAACAGAACTAACGCCAGATGGAAATACAAATTCCAAAGCATAATTATTACTGGTTGCCATGCCACCGCCTGCAGCAATGTTAGCCAGTAAAGCAGAGATGCCCATCTACTAAATACCTTGAGAAGTTATATTTATATTTATGGCGTACTCGGGATTTTATCGCCCAACAAATCCCAGCAAATACAGAGGAAATCCGATGAACATTGTTTATCGTTCTCTCTGGGAAAGAAAGTTTATGGTTTTTTGTGATCGTAATGCTAACATAATTGAGTGGGGCAGTGAGGAAGTTGTGATACCTTATCGTTCTCCTTTGGATGGTAGAGTACATCGTTATTATGTTGACTTCTATATTAAGGTTCGTACTAAAACAAATGAAATTAAAAAGTATCTCATTGAAATCAAACCAAAGCAACAGACAACTCCTCCACCACCATCAAAGAAACAGACAAAAGTATATAAAGATAAAGTATTAACATTCCTGAAGAACCAAGCGAAATGGGAAGCCGCAAGTGACTGGTGTGAGGATAGGCAAATGGAGTTTCTTATTCTCACCGAAGATCACTTGGGGATAAAATAAATGGCAAAGGGATTCAAAAAAGAAGATAAACAAAAAACAAAAGGTTATAATACTCTGTTCGAAAGAGTAAAAGAAAAATCAGGAAACGAAGAACAGACTTGGCAGTGGTATAGAAAGACTGTTCGAACAATGGCGTTGGAATATAAACAACAACCAGACAAAACATTAAGAGATGAACGCAGAGATAAATCAGACGACGAAGAAAATAAAGATGCAAATCAATTAAGAAGATACGCTAGGGTCGGTAGGTTATTTCTCTTTGAATACAAAGCAAAGATGAAGTATCTACCATACTACGATACATTTCCTCTGGTATATGTGATTAAAGCAAATGCAGATCATTTCTTTGGTGCTAATTTGCATTATCTAGAACCGAGAAAAAGAGTTCTTGCAATAGAGAAACTAAAAAATGATCGTATTGACTTACCTCGCTCATGTTTTCATAAATATATTCTAGACCATGTAGATGGATTCCTATTAGATCTTGCTCTCGATGAATGGGATACTGCTATTGCATTGCCAGTGGAACACTTTGTTAAGGAAAGAGGCAATACATTAGTTCCATACAAATCATCTGATGTGTGGAAAGAAACCAACGAAAAATATAGTGATCGAATAAAAGCAAAAAGAATCATTAGAGGTTATGGTAGACCAGAGGACATCGAGGTAGTAAGACAATGAGTATTTTAAAATATCCCAAAGATATATCATCAGAATATTATATAAAATTTCAATTTTATACTTACGAACCAGCATATAGTGCTAAGGCTTCAGTAACTGCCCAGGGTTCCACAACTAATGTAACTCAAGGATATAATGCTTCTCTAGACATAGCAAAAAAGAAATCTGATCTTCCAGACATTTATTTACCTATGCCAGCAGAAATAGGTTCTCAGTATGTTGGTCAGTGGGGAGGTCAAAATATGAGTTCGTTAGCATCCACAGCATTAACTGCAGTATCAAAAGCAGCTGGGATGTCTGGTGCAGCCGCACCAAAAGCAATAATGGACGCATTAAAAAATCCAAACAACAACGCTGCAACAGGAGCTGGTATAGCACTAGAACAAGCTTTTAAAACAGCGAAAGATTTTTTAAACAATACTCCCTTAATAGGAGCAAATTTAACCACAGATCAATTATTAGCATTAGGAACCAATTCTATTTTAAATCCCAACACAGAACTTTTATATGGTGGAACTGATTTGAGAACTCATGGATATAAATTTAAATTAGTGCCAAACAGCGATAGCGAAGCAAGAAATATAAAACAGATCGTAACCATATTCAAACAAGCAGCTTTACCAAAAAGAGAATCTTCTGTTTTTGGGTTATCAGCAAGAAACTTTATTGGAATACCTGATCTATGCAAAGTAGAATTCATCAAAAGAGGTGGAGGAGACAACAAAAATCTACCAAAGTATAAACTTTCAGCTATCTCAAATGTAGATGTAAATTATATAACTGATGGTCAATACATAGAATATGATGATGGGTTTCCACTAGGAATAGAACTAACGTTAGCATTCAAAGAACTCAAACTATTGTTCTCTGAAGAAATTGGCGAAGGTAATACGGATTATAGGTAACACTCATGGCATTTTTCAACAGACTTCCAGACGTAGAGTACGATTTAAAACCATTAGTGTTTCCTTTTTCGGAACAACAATATACTCTTGCAAAAAATTTCTTCAGAAGATACAAACTATCTGAAGGATCATTCAATTACACCACGTTGTTCACCGAATACGTGATGACAGATAATGATAGACCAGATACTATATCAAATAAATTCTACAAGACACCAGAATATGATTGGGTAGTATTAATTACTAATAATATTATCAATACTTATTTTGATTTGCCTGTAAAAGAATCATATCTATATGATATGGTAAACGAAGCGTATAAAAACACTCCAGGATCTCAACAATATCCAGCAGATAGAATTCATCATTACGAAACATACGAAATTAAAAATTCATCTGGCAAGGTAGTTCTACAAAAAAATATAAAAGTAGAAAAATCTTTTTATGATTCACCATTTAAGTATTACGATAATGGTTCAATAGTTACGATACCTGGGAACCAAGTGTCAACCCCAGTAACAAACTACGAATACGAAAAAAATCTAAATGACGAAAAAAGAAAAATTTATGTATTGAAACCTGAGTTTGTGCAAGAATTTATTTCTCAATATGAAACTGGTATGGTGTACTCAAGATCTAATTCTTACATAGATAGAAAAACAAAGCGATCTGGAATCTGAAAACCTTTTAGGCAAAAAAATTGGGCGGATTTTTTTTCCGCCCAAATGGTTTTCGTTATGTGATTTTGAAAATCAGTCTTCCTCAGCGAGTCGAGCGAAGTAACTGAGAGCATCATCCTCTTCATCGTCAGCAGGAACGGTAGCAGCAACCTTAGGCAGTGCAGGTTCACGACGAGGAGCAGGGGCAGCGAACTCTTCATCCTCTTCCTCATCCATCACACGAGTCACCTGAGCAGCGCGAGCGGCGGCAGGAGTCTTGGTGATACCAAGCACCAGATTCAGGCGCTCTTCCAGTTCTTCATAGGACTTGAAGTTATCAGGAGCGACAAACGCTTGAAGGGAATGCGCCTGCTTCCATACTTTTTCAAGCACAGAATCATCGGCGTTGAGTGCAGAGGGAGCAGCAAACTCAGACTTATCGTAGTTCCAGTAACCAGCAACGTTAGTGATCTTCAGTTTGAAGTTAGCACCTTCCCACAGATCGAAAGGATTGATGGGAGTTTCATCTTCAAACTCAGGTTGCATAGCGGCAGTGATCTTGTCAAAGATCTTCTTGCCAAACTTATACAGGAACACTTTGCCTTCATTCTCGGGATTTGCTTTGTCGCTCACCACATAGATGTTGGCGTAGTAAGTCAGTTTACGCTTCTGCTTACGAGCAGTTTCTTTATCAGCATCACGACCACTATTCCACAGGCGGCGATTCACTTCACCCACAGGGTCTTTACCACCCAGAGTAGTCAAAGAGTTTTCGATATACCAACCACCATCACCTTGGAAGGCATGGGAATAGAGTTTCACGAACGGAATTTCCTCACCATCAGGCGCAGGGAGGAAACGGATCACGGCAAATCCATTACCAGCGGCGTCAACGCTGGGCTTCCAGAAACGATCGTCGCCACTAGAAGTAGAGTTTGCTTTCTCCAGTTCCTTAGTCAGGGAAGAGAAAGAGTTTTGGGATTTACGCTTGAGATCAGCAAAAGACATAGGATTACCTCGGATTGTTTTAGATTTGGTCTTTGTGACGCCTGCCACTTAGTCATAATAGCACGGCGGGGAGGGGGCGTCAACCCTCGTCCGCCAGTATTTCCTTCTCGAATTCAGCGAGCTTGTCGAGCATCTCACGCATCAGCGTGAAGACATCCTCTGTGCCCCACCACCCGTAGAGCATACGGGCACCCTGTTCAATGCTCTCGCACATCTCAACCGCACGGGGGTCATCGGATAGTTTCAATCGCATGTAGAAAATCTGTTGTTTCTCTACCAGATTGCGAACTGTATTAATGTAATTAAGTTGTTCTACTTTATCACCTTTAGTTAAGGGACCAGCGAGAGTAAGTTCCATCGCTTCCATTTGAAGGCGTTCCATTTCTCGTGCTTCTTCACGGACAATATCAGAATCAAAAAAATCGCTCATACTAGCATCAATTTTGCACGGGATGTTTTCTTCATGTAATTGAGTTGCTGAGCTTCATGCTTCAACTTCTCTTTCAGTGGTTTAGAAATCAGTTTAGGAACTGTTTCTAATTCAATTTCATTAGTATCGCAATAATGAATAATAGCATCAATGTAACTCATCGAATCACTATTCACAAGCGTCTCTACCTCAGCAGAGAATCTCGCAACGGTCATAAATTTATCCTCAAATATATTATCCTCCATATTTTTCCTCG